ACACGATACAGAAAGACTACCCTACACCTTCGGGAAGAACCTATGGATGTGTCATGGCGGTCAATGCCGCAGCTTTTTTGGGAGTTTTTTTCAAGGTTTTTCCGGCTAACTTTACCCGTCATATCCCCTTGATTATCAACACTCATCATCAGTTCCCTTTCACTTCCTCTTTATGTAATCAGTTCCTCACACCACTAGCACGTTCCTGTCGGTATCAAACCACTCTGCTTTGGGCGACCACATCGACAGATCATCACCGCAGAATCTTCCACCATCGACGCAAATCAAACGTCCCCCCTGTTCTTCACCACTCGCTCCATCAGATGAGCCGCACTCCTTAGCCACCCCTATCCATAGACCCCCATTGTTGGCAGTCATGTGCGTGTGACTCCTCTGAACCAACTCTATCCACTCCTCAAGAGGCCACGACACCGATATCACTGTTCGGTTCGAGAATGCCCCAGGATCAACGATCTCCATCGCACGTGACTCTTCATCCACGGATGCACCTACAATCCACACAGGCGGGCAGTCAGGCTCTCTATCCACCGCCTCAAGCATCGTCTTCCATAGGTCAGGTGTACTAAATTCGTTTCTCCTTGTCCTCTCAACAGGCTGAATCGTCATAAACGCCTGGCCTGTCAGTTCTTTTCCCGCCAATCGCATATCGACATAGGCCTTGGCATCCAATGAGGTCTGCAGTTCTATCTGGACAGGCTTCCATGGGATATCTTCCTCCCACCCCAATTCGTAGAGCATCTGTGCGCCCGGATATCCGACCTTGCACCCATAGGGCCACCGTACGGCTCCCCCTAGGCTAGACTCCTGCATGTGCTGTCGGTAGGGGACCACTGAGGGCTGCTCCTGGCCATCCCACCCCATGAAGGCCGCGATCTGAGATTTCATCTCCTGATCAAGCACTTCTCGATTGGTCATCTTCCATAGATTCAGACCACTACACTCCCATAATGTCTCTGCATTCGGATATTCAGGGTCATAGACCACTGAGAGGTTGTCAGTACCCACCTTCACCGCCACCCTCTGCATTATCCCTATCTCGATGATCAAATCCCCTAGCCCCATGCGTCGGGCATCCTCCGTGTCCTGATAGGGATAGCTCGACGCCCCATATTCTGCATGGAGATCAGCACACACCATATCCCTGATCGTTATCCTCGACTGTACGAGAAACCGCTTTCTCGCAATGAGGGCTTTCCGGCGCAAGATCTCATTGCTGCTCTCACAGGCTTGGATTATCCCATAGGCTTGATGGATCAATGGCATCATCCCATCATCAGGAATGGTCCCAGGGAAAACCCCTGTCCTCTCCGTGGTGAAGAAGTCAGTAATGAATTTCTCATGCCTTCCACGGGTAACGATCTCCACACTACCGTGCTTCCTCACATCCATGATGATCCGACTAGGCAGATCGTAGGTGATGCGGGATCTCTCCTCTTCCTCGCTGAATGCCATTCTGGTCATACTTCCACCCCATTGACCTTTGATTGAAACAGCTTCATCGCTTCTTTGTTTCTTCCCAAGTCTTCTGCCACTAGCGGCGTGAATTCAAGATCCGCCAGTTGGGTCGGCGTCAATATGCAATCCTCAAATACCTCGCTGCTGAAAACGAAGTTCCCCCCCAACGATCCGCATCATCCCATCTGCTTGTGGCTTGATCGGTGTACCATGGTCAGATACTGTCAACGTACATGCATACACTTTCGTTATGTCTCCCATCACTCACCCCTCTCTATATTTTGCGCTTCTATTTGATCCCTTACCCGGCGTTTCTCGTTACTCATCCCTGCAAACCAAGTGTTATGTCCAAAACAGATGTATAGGCCAAATCTATATCTAGGATAACCGTAGTGCTCTCCATGACCGCCAAACAATTCCCGCCCAATGTATGCCCCATATCTCTTGTCGATGTGGCTTGCGGTACATCCTCTTCTGAACATCCATCGCCTATCCATCACTCACCCCTCCCTGGTTTCGTTTAATATATCCGAACTGCTTGCATGGTTTCGGCCACGTGAACCTGTTTGTTTGGTCCATATAAGTGTCCATCATCCTGCACCCAATCCTCTCCATCATTCGACATGAACATATCGCCTTTCACCATCTTCACCACCTTTGGCTCTGATATATCATGCAGGGTGCAAAACTCATCAGCCATAGCCACCACAGGCAATCTCTGATCCATCGTTTTCAGCTTTTCGATTAGTTCCCATACCTTCATCACTTACCCCTTCCTGTCGGTGGGTATGAATATCGGCACCCTCTCTTATGGAGTGTCTCTTCCTCCATCGGTTCTCGTGGCCATGGGTGTTCTCGCTCGATCCCTCCATAGATCTTGCTATGGATATCCCCGACATTCAGCCCTGGCTGAAACATTACTGGTGGTGGTGGTACGTTGATTCCCATCTATCTATCCTCCTGCCTCAAATCGAGATCCGGTAGCAGATCTGCATTCCTCACGATGTAATCGAATAGGCCGGGATAATCCTTCTTGCACCACTCCTGACCATACAGCCACACCAAATACCAGTCGGGTAGATCCCTGAGATATCGCCCTTTGAACTTTCCGAAGGGGATTGTGTCCTGATCAGTTATCCTCGGGGTCGGCATCATCTTCTGTTCCTCTCATTATCATCATGCAGCTTCCCTGAGATGATCAGGGGCCACATGACCACCATGATCACACAGGTCACCACCCTCTCGACACACCACAAGAGCATCTTTGTCCCTCTCTCATTCATGTCGGAACACCGTCACCCGGTCATCATCCTTGGTGCCGATCATCTCTCTAGCAAATGTATATCCTGCATCCTTCAACAATAGAGAGATGTCGGCTCTCAGCTTCTCCTCCACCAGATGATCTGGCCTAGGTTCAATGGATATCTTGAACGACGGATTGCCCATGTCTCTCCATTACCAATAGACCGGCATGAAATCGCTTCGTTCCTTCACCGACAATCCAGACTGACCGACCCGGTTCAATCCCGTTATCGCCACATCAAACCGATGCCCACTCTTCGGCTCCCACCCTTCCAACAGACCTTGGAAGCCTTTGGTGAATACATGACGAGTGTGCAACCGACAATGCGCGGGATGCCACTCAGCACTTGCCTGATAAAACTTGCCTTGCAATTCGGAGATCCATGTAATCGACGCAATGGGCTCTTTGCTGATATTCGGAGTGGATGGCCATACTCGACTCTCTGGGCTATCTCCCCTGAATTCATAGGTCAGATTGTCACCATTCAGATTCATATGGGCAAGGGGGACCGTGACCGCCCAATCCATCACCAATAGATCACCCTCCACCTTGCTGATCTCCTTACCCTCCCACGGGTATGGCCCCTCCTTCGGCTTCTGATCATTCTTATCCTTTCCACGCAATTTGTCGATCAGACGTTGTGCAGACTTGATCCATTCCGGTGTCTTGATGCTATTCATGTCTTTTCTCCTCTGATGTTATCGACATATCTGCCGAGCGTTCCCATGTGAGTCATATTGATAGTGGTGGCATAATCCTCAGACTGCTGGGCGATCTCTTCCAATACCTCAGATGGCCCTTGAGGGAAGTCCATCCGATCCCACCATACATCGTGAAACAGCATCACCCCTCCTGCCGCCAGATGGCCCTGTGTAGCCTCCCATGCAGATCGTGTCCCGACATATCCATGATCTCCATCAAGGAAGATGATGTGGAAGGGGGAAGGATCGAGTGCTAGTAGAACACTTCCGATGTTTTCTGTATTTGGATTGAACGTGAAGTGGCACACCCATTCATCATCAATGAATCCTTCCGGGATAGCAGATCCACTCCCTCCCTCTGGATAACACTCCCCGACCTGTTGGTGGGGCATCTCCATCGGATGCTCTCCGACATCGACTGTCCACACCTGACCACCTAACGGCCCGACGACTTCGGCAATCCTGGTGGTGGTGATTCCTTGATTGGTCCCGATCTCTAGCACTCTTGGACACTCAAACCCCATTGCGAGGGTGGTGGTGATATCAAGCTCGGCTTTGTCCGTGTATGGACTGATCGGATATTGTCTGAAATTGGAGGGGACTTCTACGGTGGGGATGACTGTGTTTCTCATAATGTTCCTCTATATTGTGCGGTCTAACCATCTCTGCACTCTTGCGGCCTCTTCTGCCCAATTAAATAGCACCTTGGCGACCTTATAGCATCTGTCGCACATCTCCTCCATCGCCGCCCAATCTGCGGTGACTTCCCTAATCTGATTCACGGCAGAGGCAGAGTCATAATCTACCTCGATGCACGTTGTCCCTGGGATCAGATACCTTCCGGCTGTCCGGTACTTGTAAAACCTCTTTTCCACGATTACTGGACGCCCACACGCTATGCTCTGCAACATCGAATGGCCCCACCCATCAAACCCCTTCACATGCCAGGTTAACGCTCCCTCGTCATAAATGGCGGGCATATCGCATTCCCTGAGATTCACTCCACCACATAGATCATCATTGCTATGCCCATAGACGGCAAACCGATGCGTGTCCCTCAGCACATCACCAGTTTGTCGCCATAGGTCCCAAAGATTCACATGGTCACTAGGACTATGCCTCTCCCCACAATGCGGGCAACCCGTTCCCCAATCATTCGCAGACCATCGATGTGCCGACTCCTGACCTCTGATGTTATTGATGAAGCAATTGATGGTGATCAACTCTCTCTGTAGCGGGAAACGGAAATTCCTCCCGTAGTGAGATCCGAGTTCTTGACCTACGAGGAGTTTATGCGTCCATGGTGGGCTGTTCCTCATGGTATCCATGTCTGACGACAACAGATGGGACACCTTCCCCCATTCATATTGCATATTCTCATTACCAGATTGACCCATCCAAACAGTGTTGGCCGTGTTCGGGTGATCGAGGTTCCTGATCAACTCCTGTGACTCGGTACGGGTGAACAGGATGATGTCCCATGCGGTATCCATGAATTCTTCATAGGATACCGTCCCTCCGAATCTCTCCCACTCGGTAGGATCAATTCCGCCCATGGTCTTGGGATAGGTATCATCCATTCGGCCCCATGTAGAACCGACAGGATCGACCTTTTCGGCCATTGATACAGAAGGGAATTTGATGGAGTGGTGCAGCCTCTTACCCCAGAGATAAAACATGGAGCGAGCGAGACCGCCGTGATGATAGTCGCAAAAGATCTTCATCGTATTTTCGTTTTCGTTAAATCCTCACTGGCCCCGAAGGGCCAATGAGGTTGTGACAACGAGGTGCCTGCCATCCTGTCACGTGCAAAGCGAATCTAACATCGCACCCCACTTCTTTACAACCTTTTTCTCGTCAAAGTGTTTCTTGGCTGCATTCACCGACAGGCCGTGCAACCCGGCACGATTCAGATCATCATCCATCGCTAACTTGATTGCGGCTACTGCTTCCTGCAATGTCTTCACAGTATGTAGGCCAAGATTCTCATCACCTAGCCCGCACCCACTATCCCAGGCAATGATCGGTGTGCCACTGGCTGCTGCTTCCATCATCGTCAGTGTATATTGCGCAGGTACGGTCCCCGGCACGAATGCCACGTATGCTTGACGGAATAGATCTTTCAGTTCTTTATCCGATACCAGACCGAGGCCACCGACCTCTTCTGTCTCATGCCCCACTAGCTTCACATTGATCCCTGACTGCCTCAACATGGCGACGATAGGCCACCCGCAAGCATCTCCTCTCTTATGGATGCTGTTACACGCTACAAGGCAACTATGGTCTACTCCTGACCATGGCCCGAACTCGGTCAATCTCTTCCCGAACCGAATGAAGTGAACTTTGTCATTGGTCGAGCATCCGAGCTTTTTATAGATATTCACGGCTGTCTCAGAATACGCACAGAGAAATGTGTTGGGTATATCCTTGAGGACTGTCGCCATCTTTGCATGGCTATCATTCCCCCCCTGGCCGAATGCCATCGTGATTACTGGCTTTCCGTACTTGGTCGCATAATCGGCTGATCTCTCAGGGAAGTCCTCACTCTGGTGCAACAGGTAGAGGTCTGCATTCCCCGCCTTCCCATTCTTATCTGTGATGCCCTTGATCTTCGGCTTCTGCTCGCTCCCGATATCAAAGATCCCCGACACCTCATGGCCCATATCTGTGAGCATTCTCGCCTGATCATATTCCAACCCCGCATGGCAACTGTGAATAAATATCTTCATTCTCTTCCTCTCCTTTTCGTTATGTTCCTTCGTTTGTGCAATTCCATTTGTACAGCATCCCTGGTGAATATGCTGATAGCCCTTGGCTTGTTCCTGCATTGACACCGAGAGTCCACGGGCAACTTAGCGGGATCAGATCCAATGGATCAGACAATGCTGCTCCTGCATAAGCCGCATAAAGATATGTGTGGGTAGCCGCCACATCTTCTGTCCATGCCTTTTCCAGATACATCTCCCCCTCTGTCCACCCCTTTGCATCGAGATCATTATATATGGGCGTGTTGGCCGGATCAATCACACTGAATGCAAACCATCTCGGGATCAGGTATACCTCCACGACCCTCCCCAGAGCACTCGCTTGCACTACCGACTCCCATGTGGTTCTTGTCCTCTGCTCATGGTAATAGAGATCATTGCTCGGACTGAACCCGGCGCCATACACCGTCACTTCAAACCCGATCACTGCTGTCCCATAGTTTTGTGGCCTACTGAACTGATCGGTTGCGCCTAACCCATCATTGCTCCACGATGCAGAGCCGAAATCAGAAACAGCTGATGCCCGTGCTGCCGCACAATCGGTGGTGGCTATTTGAGTTGAGCCATACTTTCTCTCGGTCAACTTGACGATATCCCCGGCTGTGTGCGGGCGGGTTGATGTTGTCGGTACTACTCCCCTATGCCGAACCCATTTCAATGCAGAGAAGGCATTGATTAGATCCTCATAAATCCACGTCCCAAAAACGTCACCCGCTTCTGCATTCCCAAATGAATAGATCGGTGTGCTTTCTCCATCCCACTCCTCCACCCTTCGGAAGCCACTGGCATTCATTCCGGCAATCGTCCTGAATTGGGCAAGGCTTGTGATGGGAGTGAATCCCGAATCTCCTGCCGGGTCAATGGTTGGATCTATCCACACCCATTCGGAAGCATCAGGATCTGCATTGACAACTGTTGTCTCGATCCAATCCTGCATATCATTCCAGGTGGCAATTTCATGTGCATCATCACCGACGACAAAGGGGACCACATCATTGGTTTCTTGGATGATCTCTTTTCTCTCTCCCCAGGCAATTCTGATCTGATTGGCTGTGTCGAGATCGAAAGGATCAAATCCATCAACATTGGGATCTGTGAAAGGTGTGCTCATTACTCCTCAGTAGCGTGGAACCTTACCCAATCAAAACCAACCGTGCGAATGGATGTGTCGCCACTGACGGCGGTGATCTGGTAGACTTGATAGAGCAACGCCCCGGCAGGATCGACATCACTCCCGCCCCCTCCGATCGTAACTATGCCCTCGGAATTCCTTACGGTGAGATTGGCTGTCGCCTCAACTTGAACATCGACCACCGCCCTGTTCTGCAATTCGATCAAAGCATTAAACACTAGACGGATCTGCGACAGCTTTATGATCAGCGGTGCAGCAATGGCTTTAGGGATTATGTTTCTCCATTGTGCCATCAGGAAGATGTCCATTCATAAAGAGCTACATTGAGCAACATCAATTGGATGGTTGTACCATTCTCCACCCATCGACACCGATGATCGGCTATGTTCTCCGGGTCTAGCTTCTCCGGGGCTGGTAGATTCCAATCTGACATCGCTACTCCATTGGCGGCAAGACTTACCTTCACTGTGTCTGTATCGACCACCCGTGCTGTCATACGGATCAGGAATGCGTCTTCCTCTGTAGCCCTCCCACTATCCCAGGATTCCATCGGCACACCATTGTAAGACACTGTGACGACTCCTGCAGCCCACCCCAACGCGACATTGGATGGCAGATCGAAGTCCCAGGTTCCTTGCCTCTCCCTCTCATACACGGTAGAGAACATCATTGCCGATGGTCCGATGTTGCTGGGATTGATCTGATTCATCCTCCACCCTTCACCATACTGGATCGGAGAATCTTTCCCGACAAAGATTTGTAGCTGTCCTGTCTCTCCCCTCAATGAGTTAGCCACATCTGGGGCGACTCCCTTGAGGCAAGCCACTCGGCGGATCACTGTTTCATTCCTGACCGTCCCTATCAATTCGCGGACATCATCTGTCCCATACACGCCACCCTGCGGATCATCAATGAACTGCTTTCCCCCTTCATTAAATCCACCGATCATTGCTCCTGTGTATCCACTCATACTGCTTCGCTCCAGATAAGCCCTTTCATCCCTAGCATGGTGGTGAGGATAGTTTTCAATGTGAGTTCATTCGCAACGCCTTTGAACTCCGGGATGTTTACATTCAACTCGCCACCATTTAAATTGAAGCCTTGATCATTCAGATACTCCTGCCATTTTGCTTCGGTGTGTTCCTCTTTAAATTCTTTCCGCTTCTCGCCGAACCATTTCCATATCTTCATCATGGCTTTCAATGCAGCAACTAGCACGTTGACTTGCAATGTCATGCCACTCATCAGAGTTTTAAACAACGGTTTTGCTTGCTCCCATAATCTGAACGCTTCCGGCCATACTTCCTCAGACATCACACGGCCCATCTCTATCCATACGGCTTTGGTCAGATCCCACGCCGAGAATAATTCAGCCCAAGTATCTTCTGCTTTCTTTTTCCAATCATCCCACATGATCGCCCAGGCAGCGAAAAACTCTGCTGCTTTTTTATCACCGAGCAATCCACGCATAAACTCATGGAAGGCAACGGTGATTGCCTTCCATACAAAATCGGCGGCCGTCTTCAACTTATCCCATAGACCTGGCCCCTTCTTGCCGAAATATTCTTTGGCTTCTTTGAACCATTGCACCACTTTCTTGGTTGCCTTGCGTAATGCTTTCCCGAATTCAAACCAAACATCTTTCCAGAGTTCCTTCCAGTCGATGGCCTTAAATTTCTTGGTGACGGCATCTATCCATGGCTTTAGTGCGCGAAATATTGTATTCAGCACTTTCCAGAAAGCGAATTTCATCTGATTCCATGCACCCTGCCAATCGATTTTCTTGATTCGCTTCATCATGGCTCGTATGAATCCTCTGCCGAGTACCCTGATCACTTTCCATGTATTGATGAAGGTATCGAGCAATGGCTTCCACCATCCTTTTTTGAATACATCCCGAACGGCATCGAAAGCTATGCCAGCTACGTCTGCAAGATCCTTCCATAGTCCGGCCCAATTTATATTGGTGAACACTTTACCGATTTGCTTTGTCCATGAAATGAGATTCTGTAACACCTGTAACATTACCATCGATGCTGCGAACTTCAATTGGTTCCATGCACCCTGCCAATCGATATCGACCAGGATCGACCATAATTGTCCTAGCAGATCCTTCCCGACTCGGATGATCTCATCCCATACATCAACAAACGTATCGAGCAATGGCTCCCACCAATCTCCCGTAAAGGTGTCTTTGATCTCATCGAAAGCTATGCTCGCAGTTTCTGCCAGAGCATCCATCAGGTTTGTCCAAAAATCTCCCCGAAAGAAATCTTGGATATCAGCAAATGCCTGTACTCCTGCATCTTTGAAATTGCTCCATAGATCTCCGGCATCTAATTCAAGGAATTCATTGAACCGATCCACCAGATCCACCAGATCCACGCCTAGTTTAAAGAATGCTTCGCCTGGATCTGCTGCGAGGTATGCCAAGAAATCTCCCAGACCAGATGCCATGTCTGCCAGTGTGGATACAATCCCTGTCATTGGGCCACGGAGGACATCATAGATCTGCAACCCGACTTCCTCCATCGCACTTTTGAATCTTGCTGTCTGCCCTTCCAGGGTCGCCATCTGCAACTCATACATTTCTGCTGCCGTTTTCGCACCATCCATACTGAGTGCCAATTTCTTAATGGCTATGCTTCCCAAATTCATCATGCCAGCGAGACCTGTACCGGCTCTCTTCCCTAGCTCTAGCATTACCTCTTGAGATGTAACCCCCTTCCTCTCAAGCCGTTCTACGGCCCCCGTGATGCCCTCTGTTCCTGCTTCCCAATTCTTCAAGGCTTTCCCTACCTTGCCCGACCCCTCCTCAGCTTTTTTTGCCAGATCCAGCATCACATTACGGAATGCTGTTCCGGCCATTGTTCCTTTGAATCCGGCGAGATGGAATGCAGCAAGTTCTGTAGTCAATTGGTCGAGCGACATCCCGAATGCACCTGCCACTGGTGCAGCAAACTTAATGGCATCGGCCATCCTTTCCATAGTCACGGGGCTCTTGGCAATTGCCGCAGCAAAACGATCCGCCACCTTTGTTGAGTCACTGAATTCAAGACCAAGATTCTGGATGGTTGATGTGATCGACTCCGCAACCATTCCTGTCTCTGACATTGTTGCACCTGCCAACTTCAAAACAGGTTCCAATGTGCTTTCCAGATCATCGGCAGTAGAAAGGCCGGCACTTCCTAAAGCATAGAGAGCCTGTGCTGCTTCATTGGCTGTAAACTTGGTTGTCTTTGCCATATCCCTGGCATTGCGCGTCACTCTTTCTAACTGATCACCATATAGACCTGTTACACCTGCCACCTGGGCCATAGAACTCTCTAGTGGCGCACCGACAGCCACCACAGATTTTAACACTGCAACTGCTGCACCGACAGGCCCGAATGCTCTGCCCATCATCAAGATTTCAGCAGTCACACCACCGAAGGCCATAGCCATGGCCCCTGTTGCGTTGCTCACTCCCTGCTGTAGCTTGCCGATGCCTTTCCCGAACTGCGACGAGTTCAGGGACACCACTGCTTGCAGTTGCAATGCCATTGTCCTACCCCTTAGATGCTAAGTGCTGTTGGAACATATTTTCCAACTCGACAAGGTTAGGTGCAGATGGCTTCACATTCATATTTGCTCCCCCTTCCTTATCCGGTTCGTTCTTTCTCATAAGCTGCCCGACTAATCGGAAGACAATGATGATCGGCTCATGCAACCAAGCTCTCATCTCTGCAGGCCCACCATGGAACTGCGAGAGGAGTATGCCTATTAGGTTGATGAGCCACTTGCTTCCCCCTTATCACCACCTGCCAGCCCTTCCTCTTCTGCTGCTTGGTGGACAAGTGACATCTGCTGTCCAAGTGCTGCACAGACAATCGGCACTTGTTCAAGTGGGATGGTGCGGGTCAACTCATAGACTGCACGTTGCATAGCATTCGGATCACCAATCTTTTCTAAGATCCTCGGATCGTTTTGGTTGATGATCACATAAAGTGCTTCTAGCATTTCATCCATCTCTATGGATACCTTCCCGTCCGGGCTATCGGTTCCTGCTAGGGGTGACTTCATCTTGCTGAGAAGATACATAGATGCTGCCGTGATCCTCGGTATGTCTATGGAACATCCTTTAATCTGAATATCAGGAGAGATCAACGCATCATGTGTCTCTGCAATGCTTTCCTCTGACGCCTTCTGTTCCTCTTCATTCAACTGCTCGACCTTCTCAGACGCACTAGCCTGTGTGCCGGAGTCGATGTGTTGGGATCTCTCTTCCAGGTCCCCTGCTGTTTCTTTTTGTTCTTCACTCATAACTCTATACCTCTTTCGTTTCTGGTGTTCTTCTATCTTTCTGCAGATCGCTAATCATTCGGATCACTAACCTTCTGCAATGCTCATAGGAGGCCAAACCATCGGCCCCTGTCTGGAACTCCTCGATCACTGTTTGGTCTTGGATTTCAAATTTGAATTCCACTAGCGGGCGATTTCTGATCACCACTTGCCTATTGCCAAGCATCTTGCAATTCGGATCTCTCATTAACTTTGCAATGAGAGGAAGTTCTGTCGTGTTTATTACACTCATTTCGTGTTTCCTTTTTTATGCCTATGAATTCAGATTAGGCCACTGTGATCCTTCACCACTTACCTGCCGCCAATCGCCATTTGACCAATCCTGTGTGCAGGACTTGATGTAGATGATGTCCCCACTGGTCTGGAATGTGATCTGTGTCCCATTTCCTACATTGGAAGTTGGGGAGATTCCTGTATCCTGATTCCGATAAATATATTGGAACGATACATTCTTCATTTTGTTAGTCTGCTCAACGGCAACAATATCATTGCTGCCATCTCGCGCTGGCGACTCTTCAACGACTTCCTCGGAACTGATTGATTGGATCAATCCCCAAGTTTCGTCTGTCGAGCCGAACTCCAAGCGCGAATCACCTAGTCTTTGTGTCATCGATATGCCTCCCTCGTAGCAATCATTTCGAAGGCCTCACAAGGCACGACGGTTCGATTGCCAGTTCATTCATTTTACCTGCGGAGAAATCCACCGTAGGTCCATCCAAGCGGATATCAGTACACGTTAGCTGATTAGTTCCCGGTGCCGCTGAAACACTGTTTGTAATCTGCTCGGCTAGATCATCTTGTTGCACCCATCCCCTGAGATATCCCAAGATGTTCTTCACCGTCTGTGTATCTTTATCCTTTGCCTTTCTTGTGACAGCCCCAAGCCGTAGTGTTCCTATGTACCACCCGGTCCGGTTCGTCCTCTCTGTGAATCCTACCATTTGCACATAGATGGCTGGCAATACCATCTCTGTCCCTGTCGTGGAATATGTGTAGGCAACATTGATCTGTGCGGCTGTTCCGACAGATGACACGATTGCAGCATCAGCCTTCAATAACTCAAGGACTGCTAACTCCACCCGTGTCTCGATGTTGATCGATTCTAAAGCCATGCCGCGAATCCCTTTTGGTACTCTCCGAATAGTTTTTGTGGCAAGCGTGTGCGTTCCTGATTCAACGCAGCTTCCGCCCATTGCCCGTGTCCCTTGATCCTCAGAATGTATGGCACAGTATTGGTCATGATGATGTGCGGATTTCTAATGCTCTGCGATTGATCGACTACATCACCCTCGCCTTTGTTTGGGAATTTACTGTAGACGCTTGTCACCCCTAACTTGATTGCTGTCGGCCACCATCCCGACCTCGCCCGACCTGGATCAACCTTCACCCTCTCCATCGGTACGCCGGGATAATATCTCCGCTTGCCATCTCTTGCCTTCACTGGTATTTCCACTGTCATGGGAGCAATGGGAGTATGAAAGGCCAATGCCCTCACCAAAGACTTTGCTTGGAACTGAACGAATCTTGTTGCCGATGTAGTATTCGCTTTCTTCATCATAGAAAACTGCGTGAAGATCTTTGTTAGATCCCATTTTATTTTCATGCCACTAGCCATGCTACAGCCTCCCCATATATGCCGGGCCTGTCGATCCACTATCATTCTCGGCAGCAAGATCCACCCTCAAGCCGATGTCTACAGAATCCTTGCCCCTCCTCATCACTGCATAGCGCACTTCCTCGATGATTAGGATATCGTCTACCTGGGGCAATACATCCCAATCGCTTATGAGGATGGTCACCGAAAAGAGATATGAGTTGGAGAGACCGGCTGCTACGATGTCCTGGGCATTTATCAATGATGATTTGATCCCGTTGTGCTTCTCGTTTTCGCTAGTCTGCTCCAACTCAATTTCGATAGGGTCATCAGCGATGACGTTCTTCAAATCTGTCTCAAAAAATGTTTTGTCAAAGGTCATCGATACCACCCATTGCTATGTGCTTTGACCTTCCATGTATATGGTCGCTCGATTTTGTAATCCCAGGTCCCATCAGGCGAAAAGTATTCTGCTTGCCGAGGAAGGAAGCCCATGATAAGATCAGGGATATTTGCGGCCTTTGAGCAGATCCGTCTGCTGTTCGAGATATCTCCCATCTTTCGGAAGAATAGGAAATCTCTTCCTGTGACTTTCGACACCATGCCATCCATGAATGCCAACACCAACTCACTCTTGGAATATGGGAAGCCCACCATTTTCAGGATCTCCCCTTTCCACACCATCACATCCGATGGCACTACTGGATGCACTCTCCCGACCACACACCACTCCACCCCGTTGGCTTCCATCTCTTCCTGCTTCTGCTTCCATGTAATCTTCCTGACACCCTTCCGTGTCGCCTCCATGATGTTCTCTTGGTCGATGAATTTGAATTGGTGGCTGGCAAGGGTGTCAGCTTCACTCTTCTTGCGTGTTGCCCATATCGTGATCCTATTCAAGAGCGATTCCCCTCTTGTGAATCCATCATCGCCAGTTGTGTACTGCACATCCATCAATCATTGTCCTCTTCACTAAATAGCAACTGTCCGGCAGATGTCTTTGCTGAACCTGCAATATTTATCATACGGAAATAGTAATTCGATCCTGACGCTAGTATGAACTCTGTGCCTGATTCAGCAGCAGCACCAACAGCAGCTTGCTTCTCGCCTCCCTGCAAGAAATATACCGCCATAACTGTTACTGTAGATGACACGGTTGGATTCCCATACATCAGAGTGTCTGCTGCAAACACCTGTGTTCTATTCAGGCAGACAGGGATGCTCACTGTCCCTGGACTTGACGTGACAGCTCCCTCATAGACATAAACAATCGCAGCACCCGCACTTGTCACACTAAAGTTGGCATGACAGTGTTTATTGGTCGGGATCATAAGCAGCACACTAAAGGATGCATTATCAGCGAGATCGACAGACAAAGCAGAATAGGAAAATAACTTGCTGTTGTGATTATCGTTTGCGAATTCAGTGATGCAGACATTTGCACCGCTCGGATCTAACCCCTGCAAAGTTCCTGCTGCATCTGTGGATTGTGACACCACCTGGGCTTTGCCATTCACCCTGCTCCCGGCCATGGCAACAATGCTGATCAATACAGCACCGACCACTCCGATCAATAGCCTAGATGGCTTATTCATTATTGGAGCCTCGACACATCAACCTTGATGTTGAATTTATTGGTGGCTTCCGACCAGATCCGTATCACACCATCAACAGGCACTCGGACGGCATACATACTGGAAGCCTCCCATACCACCGAACCCAAAGATGTTGCGCTGCTTCCTGTATCAAGCAGATTTGTTCCTGCTGCACTATGCGACACCACGGCGATATAAGAAGTGTTGGGAATAGGATGCGACCACGATAGCATTACACCATCGACACTGACGCTAACAGGTGTCGTATTCGTCCACTCATATACTCCTGTGTCATCCACGCTGGTTGTCTCGATTGAATTGAGCCACATTGCTCCTGCAAAGATTAATCCGGTTGCCATGATGTGTGCGACGATCCCGACTACTATGTGTTTCCAGTATTTCATCCATCACCCCTTGTTACGTTCCGGTCTATTCTTTCGACCAATTCTTTCAATGCTCTTAGCTCTGCAAAAATCCCTGTGACTGCCATATCTGTCTTGTGGCATTTCTCTGTCAATTTCTCGACATCGGCATGGTGCTGCTTCGTTAATATTGGGAGATCCCTATCAAGCTCCTTCACCTGACCCAATACTGTCCCGGCCATAACCAGCCATGTTGCTAGTGCCGCCAATGGGATTGCCCCGGCTAGAGCAATCATCATTCCCTTGTTTCCATTCGCAGTTCCCATCCTTCTCCCTTTCTAAATCCTGACCTCAGAGATGCTATCTCTTTCAGCTTCTGTTAATTCGACAAAATGTGGTCCCTGGGGCTCGATGAATAGCACCGACTCCTCCCCAATCACCACCACGTTGATTGCGTGATAATCTGTCATATCCTTCATGTACCAGACCTCCCCCACCGCTACATTCTGCGCCGTGTGCTGCTCGGTGAACTTGTGCAACTTCTGGGCTGTAGACATGAAGTGCAGGGCAAAATTGTCGCAGTCGTTTCTCTCTGTCCAACACCACAGAGCATCCCCGAAGATGCGTTGCAATAGTCCGGCCTTGCGTGGCTTCCACTCCATATCGTGATCGAACTGTCGGAACAATTCAGCAACCCATTCCCTGGATGGACATTGATAGGTGGTGTCTGTCAGCATGGGAAGTGCCACGGACATGAACAAACGCCTAATCTTGTTGCTGTTCAAAATCATTGCTTCCCTTCATTGGTATCTAGCATTAACTGATAGACCTCATTGGAAGTTAGTACCCGATCAAATATTAAAGCCTCGTCGCAATCGCCAACGAGTTGATTTAGTAGTCCACCATTATAGAGAAGACCGCCAATGTGCATATCCTCGGTTGGTTTTGACACTGGGGCGCGGGTAGCTGACATTGTTCCTGGCTTAATTACGCCATCGACATAGGCTAGAATTGAGTCATTGACCCAATCGAAAGTGGCCGCTACATGATACCATACGTTAGCAGACGGAAAGACCGCTGCCGTCGAATTGTATCCACAGTTGTGTGGTGGAGCTGGGTCGGAATTGTAATATCCTGCGTTTAGAGCATTGGCAGAAGTTCTCTGCATATGGAAAGTCAAGCCCTGTGCCGAGGCAGGAGTATTAAATTCGCCCTTGGTCATTACTACATTGTAGGTTCCAACCCCATCGAACTTTACCCATGCGGCAATAGTTAGATAATCCGTTATATTCAGCCTCTCGCCAGAGTTGCCGTTGATATTGTCGTTTCCGTCAAAGCTGTAGCCGTTGGTAGCCGTGGTATATGTGGCACCGCCGATGACGCCCGTGTTGGTCCCTACGAAACTACTGTCTTCCGTTGGGTCATTGCTGTTCTTCATCTCCCACCACAGGACGGTGTTCGTCCACCCTGTAACCGGATCAACCGCCACGCCGATTCCTTCATACAACCAATAATCACCAAATGCCGACACTGGTGCAAGGTAGCTGTCATCAAATGCCTCGACCTCATTAGTCACTAGCGATGCCTGAGCATTCGCAACAACTATCAGCATCAAGGATATGACCCATCTACGCATTACAGATTCACCGGATACAGGTTGGTAGTGCTGGCACCATCCATCCATAGTGCCATGTAATTTGTTCCGCCGATAAGAAAGTGATTCATGTTCATATTGGTTCCGGCTGAACCTTTCATTGTCAGAGTGCTTCCAACATCCAGGATGCCAACCACATCAACGTCATTAGAGTAAACCCAATTCCCAAGGTGATCCATGTATGAAGATATTGTTCCAAATCCTGGCGACGCCCCATACATAAACACCAACGCTCTTTCATTTGCTCCCTGACTTTCGATCCACAGATATGTGGCAACCGTGTTGCCATTGGGAAGAGTAGACCCAGCAAATGCGTCCGTGGTCATCTTGAGAAGTGAACCGATGTCACCTGCACCTGACCCCTTCCCTCCATATATCAAGATGGGATCATCGGTTTGTTCACCATAGATGTTCAGTTGTCCATCACGAATCAGATCCGTGGAGGTGCCTGTACCCATAGTTACTGCGCCATCCAGTTGCAATGTGGAGATCATCCTGTTTGCTGATGTGAAAGTGTTTGTGCGCGTCCGATAGGCAACGTCATTCGATACAGCCACCGGCCCATCATATGCACGGAAGCTCAGACCTGTTCCCACTGGTACAATGTAATCACCCATCATCCATACATTGGTCGAGAAATTCGTCCCTGCATAGGTGACAGACTTAACTTGCCCTGTTCCAACACCCGACAAGAACGATCCATTGCCATAGTAATATCCATTGACTACTTGGACATCGCCCGACACGATCAATCCGCCTGACTGAATATTGACGTTGGTGACACAATGGAGAGGGGTACGAATGGTTTTGAGAGGGGCTGCGGTGCTACTCGATCCGACGAGGAGTGCAGCAGATAGAATGATTGCGGTGAAGAATCTTTGCATCGTGTTCCTTCGTGGAAAATGAATCCGTGCCGATGGGTTTTACGCCACCGACACGGATTCTCCGATCTACTTGCCTGGATCTGCGTCTAGCACCACAAGCGCGTTGAACGTATTTGTGTGCGTTGTATTCGTCACAGACAGCACATAACCCTTCATCAGCGGCCATGCCTGATATGGTGTGGGGTATGTCTGCGATGAGCCAAGGTTCAAAGTCCCTGCTGGCTCATTGGTGGTGATGATACGAGACAGATAATGCACATCTGTTCCGTCATTGATCGACACGATATAAGTGTTGGTCGATCCACCCTGGGTTGAAGTCAGGATGATGTTACGGATATATGCCGAACCCTTCAAAGGATTGGTCCAGTTAATATTTCCTGTTGCACCACTGCTTGTGAGTTCTTCCGGTACTCGGAACCCACCCGCGACCACTATCCCTGCGACAAGGACGAATGCCATGCCGAATATTGCTTGCTTGATTTTCTTCATGTCACTCCTTCCTATTTCTTGCCGTATGTGTATAGCGAAATGGCCTGGCTAGGCGCACCATGCACGATCACTTGATTGGTTGCCAACTCAGCAACCATATTCGTCCCAACAGTCGGCGTGAGGACGGTTGATCCCTGATATGACATCAGGACAATCATCCCATTGGTCGTGCTGTAGAACTTCGATAGGGTCTGCGTAGCAATCCCTGTCGGCTCAAGCGTTAGAACATAACCCTGAGACATATATGTGGAACCGTCCACACCTGTGACTCGCCCCTTGATTATCCCACCACTATCTGCAACTGCTTCCGAATTCGGCATCACGCAGATCCCGACAAACAGACTCATCACAAACAGAACTGCCATTGTAGTTTTGAACTTCATTGTTTTTCTCTCCCTTCCCTATGCACTAACAGTTTCGGCAGTTATCGGCACATTGATCTCAACAAGAACATAACTCTTGCCGGTCGCTGCTGCTTTCACACATTTGCCTATGTGCAAAATGTCCCCGGCAACACCTTCACCGAGTTCACTACATTTCAATGCCGAAAGATCCCAATCCACATCTGCACCTTCTGCAAATACGGTGTCATCCTTCGCCAACTTGAACACGCCTTGAGTTGCCACGGTTCCTTCTGCACCACTAGCAATGTCTGCCATCGCTATACCGATCCGATCAGTCAGATCAATCACATCACCACTGCTTCTAGCTGCGGTAGCTGTGTGCTTGATCGATCCTGCTTCACCTCTGAATGCTACTGTCATAATTATTCCCTCCACTCCCTATGGGAGTTCGTCGTGACGGTTTACTAAGCCTCTGCGTTTTCCTTCACTGCCCCGGCGAAGTCTATAGCACCGGCTACACAGTCGATCCTTACCTTCCAGATACGTCCATCTGCATCCGTCTGGTTGATCTCTTCCATGTAAGGCTCTCGATCACCCTGCAAGAAGGCAACTTCGATCACGGCTCCATCCATAGGATCTGCGAACAGATACCAAGGGAGAGTGCCATAGCCTGTGAGGTTACTATTTTCCAGGTTGGGCTCGACGACAGGAATAATGCCAATCGATCCAACTGCATTCGGAACGCCAGTGTTCTTGTTATCCAAGACCGAACTCGTCGCACCCAATACTTTGCGGGCAACGAACTCATTGGTCTGACCGACAAGACAGATGCGCGGCGATATATCAATATATGCCGTGGTATCATCCTCAAGCGCACTCATCTTCGCGGTCTGACTTCGGAACAGCTTGATTGCATTCTCTAGCCCTGCCTCTGCATGGGCCAAAGTATCGAATGCAAAATTCGCGTCCGAGGAATAGTTAGCATGTGTCGTACTGAACAATGCTGCCGAGTCACTCATCACTGCGTTAGCGAGAAGTGTCTGCACGGCCAATAGGTTGGGCTTCCTGGCTGCTGCCCGACCATGCTTGGCTGCTTGCTGTCCGAATCCGTCGAGATCATCATTGATGATCGCCTGACGACTCATGGAATATTTCTTCCCATAGGTAGCCAACTGGATGGATTCTTTCGACTCTGACATCGCACCTGCGGGGTATGTTCCGTTCTCTGGGATAAGTTCCAGATCCCCCGATTCGGACATCTTGATCCTGTGGGTGGATTTGAAGTCATTGAGCGAACCGATCTTGCACCACTGTTCATAGGTGGTCTGTGCAGCGCGATAGGCATCCAACAGAGATTTGTTGGCTCCTGCAGCCAACAGATATGGGAAATCACTGGTTGACCCGGCGATTGTTTCCCCTCGATTGAACTGAGCGATGCTGTCACTGTTGATCAGAGGGCCACGCATGGCCAACTCGACCAATGCTCGCGTGTCCATCCCACGATGATATCCAGGTGTGTTGGATCTCACCATGCAATCTTCTGCCAAGCGCAACAGCGTCATGTTGGCAAGTTCTCCGCCACCATTCTCTGCCTTATCTCTGGTCATATGACCCATACGAATGGATAATGCTTCTCCGGCTGCGCGAGCATGAGAAACCCGGCCATCCTGAATCACTTGCACACTGTCGCCCATGGGGGCTTGGCGTTCTGCAAGCAGATCCATCACTATTGATCTGGCCTCTTCCACCGTCTTCCCGGTACTGATCAAATCTTCTGCCTTGTCGTCCGTCTGGAACTGACTGCACATCGATCTGATACTTCCCGCCCTTTGACGCTCTGCTGCCACAGCATCCCTAGCCGTCTGTGCCACCTGTTCTGGTGACATACCCGGTTCTTGTGCGCCCTCTGGTGCCGGTGTTGCATTTCTCAGCCTCTCAGCTTCTTCGTCTGCTGCCCGTTTCGCTTCCACTCCATCTGCGACACGTTTCGCTTCCTCTGCTGCTGCCCTTTTTTCCTCTTCTGTCATTGTAACCTTCTCCTTCGCCGTATCAAACGACACGCATCTATTTACTCCCACTGATGGATCGGCAGGGATAGGCGTAAGGGACACTTCCAAAGCATCCCACCGCGCTGCCACCCATGCAGGGCCAACAAACCTTTTCCAACTTTCTGTATCGTCTTTGAGCCAAACCCATTCGCGGACGGTGAATCCAACGGATACACCTCTCAGCGTTTTGTCCACGACCACTTCCTTTCTGGCTCTTTGTGCTTCCTCCGTTGTCCCGAATCTCATCACAAGTCGCCCCTTGCGGCTTTGCGTATCCAGCGACACCGATACTGGAACACCAACGATCTGATTGGGATCGTGGTTCCTCAAAATTGATCCGACATCCTTTAGCCGTGTGAAATCTGCAGCCTTCGATTCATGCACAAGGATCTCTTCATCACCCCATCGACTCCGCACACGTTCTTCACTGGAAAACGAAAGCTCGATGGTTTCATCATCATTCTCTTCACGGATCTCTATTGGGAAAACAGAACGCATTGGAGTCTGATCACCCGACAGTGTGACCATTGTTCCGCCACCTTCAATCGCTTCCGTGATCTCTGCTTCTTGTCCTTCAAAACGTGCCTTGATTAATGCTGCTCTTTTCTCAGGTGTCATCCGTTGGTTCCTCTTCTATTGGGTTGCCTTCATCATCCATGATCGGTGGGGCTTCGCCCTTCCTCGATATGTTACCGACTGCTGCATCGCTGCTGAGTGTCACTCCAAGATCCTCGGCTAGTCTATCGATCCGGGACTTCTTGATTAGCTGGCTCCGTGCATCATGTCCGAGATTTGCACACTCATCATCAAGCGTAGTGATTCCAGCCCTCATGCTGGTGATCGAGGCATTGACTTCTTGCAAAGGATTGATCCCCCAATTCCATCCACCGGGCATCCACTCATGTCTCTGCCAAAATCTCTTTCCTGGGGTCTTATCAAAATATCCTGGGGCTGTGACCACACCATTGAGCACGGCAAGATCCATCCATGGCCGGAAGACTGTCCATGAGCAGAACTTTCTCCCGACAACCTTTTGGATTGCACGGTACACTTGATAATCCGCTTGCTGTGACATCCGACCCGATGCAAACGTGACTCCCTCTGTGTCCCTGGTCGCTCCCGTGTACGAGATTCCTCCATAGATCCCACCGAAGATCTTTTGTTGGATATACCGGGTGAAAGGTTTGAAGGTCGCACCGGGCTTCTGAGGCGACACCACTTTCATGTCACTCGCCCTGGGGAGATATCCGATCATCCCTGGCTGCAGATCCGTGATCACATTTCCATCACCATCCGTTGCTGATGCTCCGTTGGGATTATCAAGCCCTGCATTCCCGACAGATGATGCACCCATGAAGAATACCGACAGACAGGCGGCAATCTTGTTCCCGATCAACTCTGCCTCGGTGTACTCATCCAGATCATAGAAATTCTGCTCGACGGCAAACATCCAAGGAAGCCCCCTTGTCTGCCTGGGCCTCAACTTCATAAAGCTATGACTCATATTCTTGGCGGGGATTCTCAGACTCTTATTATCTTTGCAATAATAGTTCGACGGTGTTCTGCAAGCATAGACCCAATATGCCACAGGCCGTAGGCTCCCGGCTTCGACCTCGACTCCCATGATGATGGGATTTCCCGTGGCTGCATTCTTTGTGAGGGATGTGTTGAGTGCTTCCGGCTCGATGAATTCCAAAGTCATTGGCACGACAGGATGACTCATGTCGATTGCCCGGTGGACGAATACCTCCCCATCTTCAAAGAGTTTGCGGAACCATAGCCCTTGAGCATCTTTGAAATGATCCGGGCATGATTCCGAGGATTGGATATTCACATCCTCTGCCCAATCGTTGAAAGTGTCCTCGACGTAATTATTCCACAATTCCATGGGGACCAATATTGGCTCGCCCTTACTATTCTCACCCATCTTCTGTACTTGCATCTGCAATTCAAATCCCACCCCGATGACATAGTTGGTGAAGGCATTGATGGCTTGGGCGGCATGAGGATTGTTTCGAAGGAGGGACCGACTCCGATTGCGAATGGTAGTGAGATCCGCTTTTAGATGAGCATTGATATCAAGGCTGTCTGACTTCCACCCTGCATTTAATCGATTCTTGTCTGCCGACTTATAGGCTGCTCTTACCTCGATGTCTTTCAAGGATCTCTCGATGTGTAGGGCTAGATAACGATCCCTCACACGCTCTGCACCTTTTCTTGGATTGATGAATCCCACGACTCTATCGACAAAACGAACCGGGCTGGTCGGAACCTCTGAGAAGTTCTCCGCCGCCCGGTTCAATGCTCTGACTTGTTTCTGATCGTTAAGGTCGATTCTAGCCATCATCCCCCTATTGCGCTGAATCTTGCCACACCAAATGCTCCATTGGTCATGGCCTCTTCCCCGATGAGCTTGTCACGGAACTCCATCAATGTTTCGAGATCCGCAAAAGTGAAGTCTCTATCCATCAATTTATAGCGTTGATGCTGCAACACAGTAGCGATTGCAGTCTCGACATTTGCCAGTGTAAGAGTGCTTGTGCTCATGGGGATAGTATGCACCGATTCCTCAGACCCCACAAGAGGGCAAAAGTACAGAATCTGTATGCCCACCTGACACTGAATGCACAGGGCAAATAAGCCGTCTTACTGCTCCCAGGAGCCACTATCCCCCTTTTCCTTCACCATTCCACACACAGACCCGGTTTAGACTGCTAGGGCCATAGCTGGCTATCCTGACCGATTCCCCCTGATCTCCTATCCCTCACTGGAAAAAGGCACAAAAAAAGAGCCGCACCGGGTTTCCCCGATGCGGCTCCGTGCGTGGATGGCTCGGAAGAAGCCAACCGTGTGGAAACTATTTCTTGCCCTTCTTATTGCTTGCCTTCACTCCGGGCTGCTGCTGGTGAATTGGTGCAGTACCTTCACCCTCTGGCAGATCATCCGGGGGATCAGCTACATCATCTGCCGGTGTCTCCTCTTTCTCTATCCCCTGATCCACCCTGGGGATCTCCTCGACACTGGTGAATGGTATTCCGCAATTCTCACACTTGTGCCTACGGACGGTGGTGACATCCTCTCCGAGAGTCGATGTTACCGGGCAACGATGACTCCCACAGTTGGGACAGGTCGCCGGGCTGTATTCGACTTTCGGAAATCCACCCGTTGCCTCTTCTCGATTCTCTGGCTTTTCCATACGGTTATTCGGCTTCTTCATTTTTCCCGGCCTCTCTTTTGTTTCGTTCAACGATGCTGCTGTCTCCCCAATAGTATCGACCACCGATCCGCACAGCATAGCCATGCTCTTTCGCTTGTGCAAACGTAAAGTTGGTCCCCCACCCGACCCCACCAAAGAATGCCACGGCGAGGGTCAGACACCATACGATTGTGATTATGATTTCCTTCATGTTCCTCACTCCCCGAATACAGTGAACTCTAATTTGCCAGACTTGACTGCCTCTCTGATCTGCTCTGGCGATTGGCATTGAATTATTAGCAAATTGTCGAATGTCTCCATCGTATCTTCATCGACTTCCACTTTGCATTGCCCTGCCATAAACGCATTTGCTTTCTTTTCGTCCGTCATCTTGCTGATCTCCTCAATACTGCTTCCCTCTCCAACTGTTCCCGGTGATTGCTGATCCACTCCCTGACTTCTGGATGTGTAACCATCCCCGCTTTGCCATCGATGAATAGCAGATAGTCGCCTGGGACTTCACAGATCGGCTTGCCTCGATACTTGCCGAACATCATCAGATCTTCATCCTCCATCGGATTCACTCCTTACTGTCGGATTGGGTTGATTCACCTCTTCCAAGCATCGTGGGCAAGTCACTCTGTCTATATTGTCCGTGAAGCTGGCAGAGACAGACCGACAAGTTTTACCACATATCGCCAGCCTGCTGGGACCATCCGAGACTAACAGCATGTGCGTCCATGTAGCTGGCCGTGGTTGGGGAGGGTGTAAAGCATTCAGCTTTGCTCGCATATTGTGACGCCTATTCACTACCCCCTGGCCGTCAGCTAGTTTCTGTCGGTCATTACGTTTCATTTCGACCACTCCCTATTTGCCGTCTCGGTCCATCCCTTACCGTCTACCCAGAAACCCTCGCTTCGCATCCTGTCCCAATAGCTGACACACTCTTCGCAAGGATGCTCTGGATGGCACGGTTTGTTGCATGTTTTAGTCGGCATCATTCACCCCTCCTTTGTCGGAACCTGTTGCTTCTGCCATTCCTGAATGGCCTCCTTCACGTACCACTTGTCGTACTTATCACCCTCAGGAAACTTCCCCTCCATCACGGTATGGAAATCCTCGTCCGAGATATGTGGGGCAAAATCAAAGTCCATGATCGGGCCAACCCATCCACTAGGAATGTGCTTCCGTATGAACGTTTCAAGCTCTAATCTAGTCCGCATCATTCTCCTTTTTCACAGGTGTCCTAGTCGTCCAAGGAAGGTCGGGGCCAACTGTGTATCTGACGCTCCCACAGTTGGGGCACCACAAGGCAAAATCTGACCCTAACTTGATTCTTGGAGTCTTGCATTTATGGCATATTCCCCTTCGACACTTGCTCACTTATTCACCCCCTTATCTGTCGGAACCGATCCTTTGTCGCATTCGGGCTTCATGCAGTCCACGCAATCCCTGCCGGTCCTTGTCCTGGGTCCATTTGTTCATTGTGTTGATTGATAGAGGGGGCAGGGACGGCGCCATTGTTCCTGATGCTTGCCCAGGATAGATCATGGGCACCGTAGACGTGTAGACTAAAGCGGATCTCTCCTTCCGGTAGCTCTGGATGTCCCGTTTCCCTCAATAGTCGCTGTACTTCACCCGCAATCGTTCTCTTCTGTCTCAAGCTAAACATCTGAGATTATCCCCCTTCTTTTATCTCAACGCTTCCTCTACCTTCACTACCTCTGCCCTGTACGACTCCAGCCAAGTCTTTAGGTCGGTGCTATCCCTCTTAGCAATCCTGTCAGCCATCCACTTTACCGCATTAGCAATATCATGGAAGAAGTGGCGATCACTTTCCGCATCCTGACCAGAATCCTTACCATCCTGTCTAGTGATAATCTTGGATGTATAGTAATTCTTATCGTCAAGTACCCCAACGACGAACTCACCTGATCTGTATAGCTGCTTACTCATATTAACCCCCTTCGCTCATCTCTCTGTCTACGCCATGCCCCCTCAAGGGGGTCCATGTCCTCGATGTTGATATACTCACGAATCTTGGGCTTCTTCATTCCTCCCGGAAGGATATTATTGGCCCTGGCCTCGATCTTGGCACAGTTCTCAGCGTAGTACGGTATGTCCAGGTTGTCGCACATGATGTTGTAACGCTCCTCCGGATCGTTACAGGCGGCGACCATCTGCCATACTGCGTTGCAATCTGCCATTAGGACAACCCCTCCTCATCCCAGGTCCCAACGTATCCTTTTTCATACCCGCCAGGAATTTCTGTACGACAATAAAGCTCAAGAACATCACTCATTGCTGGAAGTTTCGGCTCGTCACAGATTATATCCCACCGCTTCTTGGGATCCTCCTCCTCCTGCAGCATGTTCTTAATGCGGTCTATCTCTACATCCCAGGCCAAGCTCTTTGGATCCGAACCGGCCTTACCCCTTCTATTCCTGACTATCTCTTCTCGTAGTTGCCCCGCCTTACTGCCATACTCTTTACGTCGACCAGACTCATCTAGGGATATTATAGACTCAACCACTTCACGGCGGATCGGTATAGGGTTGATGCGTCTAAGCATGTCCTCCACTGCCTCTATCTCGCCCTGCTTGATGGGCGTTCCAAAGGTCACGTTCCAGTAATCAATCCATTTTGCTGTTCCTGTCATAACGGTTGATCGAAGTCCTGTTTAGTCCCATCCTTTGGTTTCAATTCATCAGTCCACCGCTCTTGGTTGATCCATGTGGCTGGGTGAGGGATATAGTCACCATTATCCTTGGTCCACTGTTCTGATTCACATTGAAGGTCGAGGGCGGGAAGGATGGTATCCATCTTGGTATGGCATACTCCCTTGATGAATGCTGCGAGAGCTTTCTTCTTTGCAGTCTTCCTGGGATACTTTTGCCAGAAGAGATCAAACCCCACTGGTTCTTCTTTCTTTGCTTTGCTTTGTTCTGTTTTGCTTTGCTTTGCTTTAGGCTTAAGCTCCTGTTTAACCTCCTGCTTAAGCTGCGGGTTACCCCCCTTCTTGCCACGCTCACTCATAACCCTCTGAGTCTCACACACTTCCATGAGCTTGCTACAGCACAAGACGCCTTCACAATCTACAAATAACCTCTTTTTATCTAAGAGGATTCTAAGAGACTTCTCAATGGTATCTCTTCGCTTTCCCATAGACTTCGACAAGTTAGATGCAAGTTCGGTGACGCTTGGCGCGGCAAACTCCGTCAATCTGCCACCGTAAGGCCACATCATGCACATGAGGTCTACGAGCATTCCTTTCTCTTTCCAACTGCAGCTATTCAGCATGGCGTCTGATTGCCAATCTCTCCAGTAGAACGGGAGCCAAGGTTTAGCTTTTAGGGTCATACGGGGCATTCTTTCGTTAATAGGTGGTGGGTAGTTGAACCTTCTCGCTTTTCGCGTTCCCTCCTCTGGGCTATCGTTTTCACGGTGTGGCATCGATCACAGAGTAGTTCTAAGAGACAATCGGGATAGTCCCAAGGCTCTCGACCTGGGAGGTATTTCTTATGGTGGACGTGCTGCCTGTCAATATCTGGACGGCTACATTCACAGCACACGTTGTTGTGGATATCCCTAATCTGATTACGGCGCACAATCCAACGAGGGTCCTTGAGTTTTTCTGCGTAGGTCATGGCGTAACTCCATGTAAACCGTCACCCCCGTCAAGTAGGTTGCGATGAACAGACCAGTAGAGGAATGTTCCTACAATCAGGGGGCTATGGTTAGTTTTTATGGTACCGGTCATCGTTCATCGTGCTTTCACCATAACTCAATACTCGATGACCGTCAACATCTCTTAGGTGAAAGTGGACCGGTAGCGTGGTGGTCCCCGCGGGGCTCGGAATATGGAACAAGCCCTTATCGCTACACATCGACACGCTACCGGAATACTTCATTAGAACCTCGGGTTACTGCTCTTGCCGTAGCTACCATGATACACGGGAAGCTCCGTGTCGTTGCCTATCTTCTTGGATATCTTCTCAACGATATCCTCAAGCATGAGCGCAGGACGGATCAATCGATACATGAAGGTCAGTGCACCAGCAGGGCCCAGTCTGTATCGGAACCTAGCAGCCAGAGCAGCCTTCTCGGTTCCCAGGAAGATGGGAATTGATAGTTTGAACTTGGTAGGAACGTCCATTTCTCCGTTTATCCCTGCCTTTGCTGCCATTTCCTCATCATACAAGAGGCTGGTTTGACCATCTTCTAGGCGTTTTGTGCTTTTGAAGTTGATCCCCTTCGTGGCTTCCAGGCTTGAGGCTACCTCAAGGATGTCGGCGCCAGAAGGATCAGTTATATCAACCTGATTCTCTTCCAGGAACTCCGCGAAATCCTCTTGATTGAAGGACTTCTTGTCCGATCCCCGCCATACCGTCCATTCTGGGGTAGGCGTAAGGCTTAGAAGTACCTCATGTGTGCACCAGGAAGGATCAGTGTCCGTCTCTCCCGTACCGTGATAGTCGATACACGCCTTGTAAGAGAACGGCTCTTTGTCCACCGTGGCGAATATACGAGTGTTTTCGGTCTTTTGCTCATTGACGTAGCCAATGAAGCTCTCAACGGACACCATATTTACCCCAACCCTCTTCCGGTCAGGGAATGGAAGGTGACTGTCCATCATATCGACGGTGTATCCCTCCTTTTTCAGGATGAACGGCTTCCCGTCGACAACTTGTCCGACTTCACCAACCTTGTTGTCAGCCCCAAGGCCAATAACTGCATCTAATAGCTCTCTAAACATCGGTCTGTACCCCTTTTATTGCTTTATAGTTCATCACCAGTGATCACCAGTGATCATCAGTCATCATCTTCGTCTGACATACCTGGGAGAGATCCCTGCCTGGGGTCTTCCCGATGAAGTGATCCTTTCCTTGTTGAGAACATGGTTGTCTTCTCTCGTAGAGGCTTCGGAAGATAGAGTTTGATATCGTCCGAGATCTCCAGGGAGTGAGACTGTCCTACGGTGCGACATTCGACACCGATCTCCAGGAGGATCCTTCCCTTCCTCTTCGTGTCCCTGACGGCCAGGACGAGATCCTGTAGGCCTTGCTGCAGTTCTGAGACTGACTTACCCTTTCTCAGTTGCTTGATGACCTCCATCACGTTGAATGTAGGCTCCTCGCCGGGAGTAACCCTCTGGGTTTCCTCCGCTTTTGCTGCCACTCCTGGCGGCGGTGTCTCTAGTTTTCTGTCTGGTGGTGGCATTACTGATTCTCCTCTGCTGTTTTACTGGCGGCTCTCGAGTAGTCGGGAACCTCAAAAAAGTTCTTTAAGTATGGCTTTTTGCTCTCTGCGAACTCCGCAATACGGCGATACCATCCCATATCTGTGAATTCGCGCCCACATTCCTTGACGATCGAGCGGGGATCCACTCTGAAATCACCCTCACGATCCCTGACCACCGCCCGGGCAATGAACTGCCTTGCCAACTGTCCTCCCTCGTCAGTATGGATGAAATCATCGAATGGATCCTTTTCCCCATCGTACTTGAGTCCGGTAAGTTTCCAGATGGTCATATCATTACGGCCTCTGGTTGCCCGTTTGCCATCCTCTACCAACAGTCCACGCTGTTTCAGTTCAGTCCTACGCTTACTTACGGTGGTTTGACCGTAGTGCTTGAATTCCTCAAGATCCTCAAGTTCTCCATCGGTCATAGGGCCTTCCCTCTTGAAAGCAGCCATAATGGCCCCATGCAGCTTCGATATCTTCTTCTTGACCCCTTTAGCGGCATCTATCGACGTCTGGTAGTCGTTATTCCTGACCATGCCTTTCAGTTCGTCCTGAGAGGCCATATCCATCCAGTCTGTTTGTTCATTTTCCATCAGTTGTTCCACGTAGAACTGGCTCAAATTCGATCACCCATACCCAAGGGTTAGACTCCCAGTCGGCCTTTTTGCCGTTGATCTTGTTCCATAGATCCTCAAACATGGCCCGATGGTTGCCATCCACGCACTCGCCACAGTCACACCGTACAGGAACACCCTCGTCCTTAGCATCATCCTCGGAGATGTCCTGCACCCGCTCGACCCTGATATTGGTGATCTTGTCCGTCGACCTGGACAGGCTCCGGTACATGAATCGGCCAGGGGTTGCCCTATTACAAAACTTACGCTTCATCCATAGCTCGTATTCATGCTCTGTTAGCTCAACCGTGAAGTGGGCATCATCAGCCAAGTACACACCTTCTACAATTCTGGAGAGATTAGGATATACATCATTGCCAGTGTAGGCGCCTATGTCTGTATCGACCCGATACCCCTCCTGCAGCCAGAGATGATCTCCTACGGCGCCTTGGGGGCAATCATGCCATTCTCCAGTAATTCCCCCGTCATTACGCATTTCCAACCATGAACCCTCGTCACAATCAACCAGCGTGAACTCTTCCGCACAATGATTCTGGAAGGGCTGCGGGTTCATTATCCGACGAGTCATGCGCTTCCGACCAGCCTCCCGGGCAAGGACCATCTCATTCGTGTAGCTGATTTTGCGTGATTTTGTCATTTACGCCTCTTCCTGGCCTTACGAGCGGCCTTGGCCTTCTTGCGGCCCTTTGTCACCTTATTCGCAAACGCCCTAGTGCCAGAGTGTTTAATCCCTGCCAGACTGACAATAGGGCCGTCTATCTTGTTGTGGTTGAATCGGGTCATCTATCCCTGCTTCGTTACTTGGACGCCAGGGCCCTTGAAGTTCTCTTTCAGTGCACGGGCAAGCTGGCCTACTACCTTGGAATCCTCTATCAGCATACCGATATTGAGAGATCCTTCCCATTTCAGGCATCCTTTGATGAAAGCCTCTTTGTCAAAGATCTCGTAACCGTAGGTCACGCGAGAGCCCTTAACCTTCTGCTGCTTCGCCGGGGGGATGTAGACGGGCGCCGTAGGGGCGGGAGGCGTCTTTAGAGCGGCTTCTGCTGCCTTCTCGTTGCCCATAGCCTCTTGATGCTCTGCTATCTTTAGCTGTTCTGCTTCGGCCTCTTCCTGGGCCTTTTTAGCGGCTTTCCTTGCGGCTTCCTCGGCCTTCTTGTTCACCTTGTCGACAAATGCCTGGATCTTGTCTACGAGGAGGGTTTCAATCTCGTCGTGGAATGCGTCTTTCTCTTTGATCTTGTCCAGCACGGCCTTTTTTAGGCGGTCCCGCTCTTGGGCTTCTGTGCGGAGAGGGGCAATCGCTATCTTTCTGGACTCACGGTTTGTTTTTCGGAGAGCTTCTGCAGCGTCCTTGTCAGCATCACCCTTGATTTGTATGTTGCTGGCGTTGTGCTTGAGCTCCAGAGCTTCCTTGTCTGCTACTGGACCGTCTTCGATTGGGGTTGTATTCTCTTGAGTTTCCATATTCATCCCTTTTCTCGTTTGTATTTGGCGATCGACTCCAAAGGAATCCCGCACTGTGCCGCTACTGCAGCGTTCAAAAACCAGTTCATGTTCATCTCTACACCATATTCCTCTTTCCAGGTCTTCCGCATATCCTCAAGTTGACTCTCTATTGGAGCGTAAGGACGGAACTGGATAGGGCCATTTTGGGGTTTTTCAGCCATTATGCCTTTCTTAGTATTACTAAGGGTTGTCGGTACAGGCTCTTAGTATTACTAAGGCGTAAATTGTTAGTATTCAACGGTTAATACCTTGATTTTGACTTACACGCTTCTAGGTTTAGAACGAAATCGATGAAATCTTGCGGTGACATGAAGGGGGAGGAGAGATCGTAGCGACCATCGGCCTTGAGGGTGAGAGCATACCGCTCGGCACCTTCGAACATCTTCCGCATATAGTCTAGGTTCTGGTAGGCGGCGGTCTGCATCCTGACCCACTTCTCACTGGAGCCAGACTTGAAGTCGATCACCGCTCGGCGCTTGCCAGGGAAGGAGCCGCCACTGTCAGGAGTACCGGCGTACCCGTGTTCTTTGTTGTATCCAGGCCTTTCGACGTATCTCTTAAATGGTCGGTATCCGGTATCGTCTTCAAACTTGAGATAGGCTTTGACAAACGGGACATCAGAAGGGAATAGCTCATCCATGTTTACACCATAGATACTGGTGCAATGGATCATAATAGCTTTGTGCACTCTGTTCCCCCGGGCAAGAGCTTCGGTCCTGATAGGCTCTGGGATCTGGCTGTAATCGATAACTCCCTGATCGGAAAGAACCCCTGTAGGGGAAGGGACTCTCGTACCGTTCCAGGTGTAGATATGGTCTTTCTCGTCAAATTTCAGCACTGTACTGCTTTTCCTCTTAAAAGGAGCGCATGGGGTTGACGATATTGGGCCTCGAAACTCAATACCGAGCCCCCCATGCTTAGAGGCTCCTAATGTTGTTACATACTGGCGTTCACAAGCTGGATGATCTCTTGCAGCTTCGCAGCCGATAGCATCTCTACTGCCTCGGCGGGGTCAAGTTTGACTTCTTCCCATACCTTGAGCCATATTTCCTCAGAGCATAGCTCTTGCAGGGCCAGTGCTTCCTTTACAAGGGTGTCGGTATCCTTCTCTGCAGCCTGTTTTTCGGCCTCTTCTTGCTTCTTAGCAGCGGCGGCGGCTTTCTTCTTCTGGGTGGCGGTGGGCTTCTTGGAGCTTCCACCTTCATCACCAGTCGCGGCTGCGGGGGCGGCAGGGGCGGCTTCAAAGAAGTCTTCCTTTTTGCCTATGCCGTCCTTTACTGCGTTGTAGATCTTGCCAAGATCAAGTATCTGACGTTCCGATATGTCCTTGAGTTTGAGTTGAAGACGTGCCTCTATGTCCGTCTGGGTAACGCCAAACGGGGCGAAGGCCTCAACCATCTTCAACGCGCGATCGGCCAAAGGTTCATCACTGTTACCGGCCAGAGTAGCCTCACACGCCTCGACAGCATCTTCCTGTACATCACCGGGGATTACACCGAGGATACAGGCTCTAAGGCGCCGAGCTCCCTGGTTTGCTACCATCTCGTATATGTCGCGGGGGTCCGTCAGAAGAGTGTTACCGCCCTTCTTTGAGTATCGGATATGAGGAACCTGGAATATCTTGGTCTGTCGAGTGTTTGACTCAAGATCCCAACAATAAGCCATTACGGATGATTCACCGTCACGCTGCTCAAGCTCTATTATTCCGTAGTCCAGGTTGCCCCAACACTGGGCCATAGCTTCTGCTAGACGGATAGAAGGTCCAACAACCTGCGTATTGCCCCGAGGGTACTGATAGCAAGCAGAAGCAGCCAGTCTGGGCCTCTTACACGCTTGCTTGATCTTCACAATGGCCGCAATCTCGTCTCGGGGGAACTTCTTAGCAATAACCATTGCCCCCTGTACCTCTTGGGTCTGACGGGAAGTGATCATCTTCCCCATGTCGCTATGTCCTGACTGGGGTGCTAGGTCTGTGGTTTCTTCGGTATTCATGCTCTTTCTCCTATTTATTGTGGCACAAAAAATGGTTGATCGTCTCTCCGATCAGTCACGCCTGGATTATTCCTCAACTGCGGTGCCTGTATCCTCAGTATCGGCTGGCTCCACGGCGTTCTGGAGTGAAATTCCATTCTCCCAGTTGTTTACGTGTTCAATGACCTCTTCAAACGTCTCAAACTTGGGGAATCCGTGCTCCTCGCATAGGATCCTCTGACCCTCGCTGCTGTACGTTCCCCCGGGGCGCTTCAACTCAAACTCGGTGAAACGGCCGTCATTCCCAAGGAGCAGGATATCAAGCAGGAGGGGATTCTTCTTTGCCATGAACAGATGTATCTGCCAGCCGCGCCTGGGCTTCTTGTCGGCAACGATACCAGTCTTGGACCGGCGCCCGTATCCGCGATGGTAGAGCCATGCTTCGACTTGGGCTTGCAGTTCCTTCTCTAGCGCCACTTCTATCTTAGAGCAGGTATGGGCGAGTGGGACTGCAGGTTTCTCCTGATATTCAGGGAAAAGGTGGGGATTGGCCTTCTTCTGGGCCTCCGTCAGGTTGAGATCTTCCAATGTAGGATGCTTGCCCATATTCATATTCCTAGATAGTCGTTTCGACGCAACGGTTACATTCCCCACGCTTCAAGCTCTGCCTTACGGTAGCGAATGACGGACGGGGTAAACATATAGAAGGGTATGACACCCCTCTTTCGGTAATTCCTGACGGTGGCAACGCATACACCAAGCCACTCGGCAACTTCCTGGGGCTTCATCCAGTCGGAGGGGATCTCAGTATAGGAAGAATCAGAGTCTATAGCTTCCTCGTACTCACCATCCTTGCGAAGGCCAAGGAGCCATGCAACAATCTGGGGCTCCGTGAACTTCACGCTACGGCCGATCTGCTTGAAAGGAATCTCCCCTTTCTGGACAAGAGAAGAGATCAGGTACTTTGTCACTGTGAGCCTCTTAGAAAGCTCTGTGGCTGTGATTATTTTAAGCAAAGGAATTCCTCGATAGGTTGTTTGTAGTTGGTTTCATTGTGGAATTCATATTATTACCCGATACATCTTTGAACGTCAACAACTTTGTTAATCAATATACCTATCATTTATGTCCGAATATGAATCAACTACTGTGTAGTCATCTCGGATCATTCTGAAACCCTCTTCAATCCTGTATCCTTTTTGGATGGAATAGTGGCTAAACAGATTGATCTCTTCGTTGAACTCATGTCCCTGGTGCATATTCAGTTGGCATTCCAAACAGTACATTGTCTTATACTTGGTTTGATCAATGCTTCTTTTGTACTGCTGGCCGCACCTGAAACAGAAGACCATAGGGGGCCGTTCTTTTGTTTCTGCCATCATTCATCCTCTCCTGTAGGCTCATGGCAATTATTACAAAACCGCGATCCCATATTCCAGTAGCCCATCGGGATTGTTTCTCCACATTCCAAACAGTGCCCGATCTTGTCCCTATTCTTCTCAAACGGATTTGGAATCTTCGGCATTGGTGGTGGTGGTCCGTCTGGATGTTCGTATGACCTGCTAATTTCTCCCGACATCATTCATCTCCCAGTTCAAACGATTCCTGCACTCGCACTGCAGCCATAATTTTAGGGTGAGACAGTTCAGGCAACTTGTGGTCGAAGTCTTGGCAGAACCAAGACATCAATCCTTTGTCATCTTTGACCAGTCCGACCTCGAAACATGATGCCTTGATTACTTTATATCCCTTGTCTGCAGCTTGTTGTGGCGTGATTTCGCTCATCATTCATCTCCTGTCGCTTTTGGGGAAATTCCCCAGTATTGAGAGGCTTCTTCCTTTGTGGCGAGGCCTCGATAGTGTCTGTATAGTAGATCCTGGCTATGATGGCCCAATTCCGTAGCTGTAAGGGCCGCGTTTTGATGGTAGGATACGTGCATCGTGGCAAATGTATGCCTCATAGCGTTATGGGGCCATTCGTCCACTCCTGCAGCCGCTTGGACCTCTTTACGCTGTCTTGTGAATACCCTACGCCCCTCGGTGATCTTCCATTGATCCTCTGGCATATAGGCCACTATCCAGGCTTTCAGGTTTTCGGACATCGATATGTGTCGGACGTGCCCAGTTTTGGCAATGTCGGGCCCCACAGTGATTATACCGTCTTCCATTCGAATACTGGCCCGATCCATCCGGTGTAGCTCTTCCGAGCGTATCCCCGCGAAGAAGCCCAATGCCATGGTCAGCACGATCTCGGGGCATACACACTCGGCGGCGGCAAACATCTTCGAAACATCATCTACGGCCATGAACTTTGGCATCTTGGTCTTGAGCCTGGGGCGCTCTACGTTGGTAATGGGGTTAGAGTAGATGTAGGATCGCTTTATGGCAAAGGAGAAGAAGCCTGAAAGGTAGTTGATCATGTTCGTCTTGGTCACCGCTGACCTGAATCCTCGCTCTCTTATCCACTTATCAACGGTGTTTGTGTCCATTTCGTCAATCTGATGCTTGCTGAAATACGCTACGAAAGGAGATAGCACGTTCCTGCAGGACGCAAGAGAGGATGGTCGGAGGCCTTTATCAGCCTGGGATTTCAGGTATTCATCATAAACTACACGGACTGGCCTATTGTCAGGGAAGTGCCTAGACCTGAAATACTCAAACAGTTCGGTCAATGATACATCGTTGTAGGATTCTTTCATTGCTCTGAATACGTGGCTTGCCTCCGAAAGCTGTGCCGCGGTGAGATCGATAGCGTTGATCCCTGCCTTTAGAAGAATGGACTCTTTCTCCTTGGCCTTGGCTACGGCCAATACTCGAGACTTTGCGGTGAACTGTCGGCGCCGGCCATCGATCACGCCAAAGTCGATCATCCAATCACCGCGCTTGCGTTGAGAGATCTTTGCTTGCCTCATAGTCCTAACCCGGGCTGAATCTGCGAGGTACGTTTCTTGATCAATTCCACATATTAAGGGTTTAGCTCAATCATAACGCTATTCCTGCCCTCTTCCTCTGATACTTGAGCCGTGGTGCCAGAGCCCCCAAACGGGTCTATCACGGTGCCGTTTCGTGGACATCCTGCCAATATACATGGACGTATCAGGTCCGGAGGGAATGTGGCGAAGTGGGCTTCTGAGTACGGCTTGGTGGCGACGGTCCAGACCGAGCGTTTATTTTTGGTGTCCTTGATTGGCAGTTCAGACTTTTTCTTGCCACCAAGATGCCCTGCCGTTCCAGTGTGCGTCTTGTTTTCTGTTTGGTCGCCCCACCTCTCCCATTTCGCAGGTTCCTTAATCGCCTCATGGTCATACCAATACTTGACGGACTTTGTGAGCAGGAAGATATACTCATGCGACTTCGTGCATCGGTCGGTCACGCTCTCTGGCATCGGGTTCGGCTTGTGCCAGATGATGTCCTGCCTAAGATACCAACCATCTGCTTGCAACGCGAAAGCCACTCTCCAAGGGATGCCTACCAGATCCTTGGTTTTTAATCCCTTTGGAGTACCTACCCTAGTTGTATCCTGGGCCGTGTGGTGGGCCAGAACTCCGGTGCTCGGCTTCCTAGCTGCCCGTGTCCCTGTGGCATAGGTATCGCCAAGGTTTAACCAACAAGTCCCATCATCTCGCAGCACTCTCTTGACCTCTCGAAATACAGCTACCAACTTCTCTACGTACTCCTCTGGCGTATCCTCTAATCCAAGCTGACCTTTAACTCCGTAGTCGCGTAGGCCCCAATAGGGAGGAGATGTCACACAGCAGTTAATTGACTCGTCTTGCAGTGTCTTGAGGACTTCTAAAGCGTCACCTTGTCGTACATCAATCATGTGTTGAAAGATAACGGGACTCGTTGAACTATGCAAGGTTTTATTCAAACAAAGTTATTTCCGTCTAAATGCGTCCATGGATGCGCTATCGGCTTCGCTCTTACGGAGCAGTGGTGTATCATCCCACAGGTAGGGGGAGGGATCGTCGCGGGTGAGTGCTGGTAGGCGGCTTGCCTGGGCTGTTAGGAAAGCAAACGGTGGATGACAGGAGAGAACCAACAAAGAACCTGTCAGAGCCACCGCGAGGAAGGAGAACTGGGTATGTTCCCCTTACAAAGCTTTCAGATGTATCGTGTACCAAGTAGTAACCGCTGGACTTGCGGAATTCATGTCTATATAGCCGCCCTGCTTTAGCTGATACGGACAAGATCCATCGGTGTAGGTTGCCCCAGGCGCATTTGTGACAGAGTTAAGGGTTGTCGACAGTTCCCCGGTGTTAGAGAAGCTGATTGATGTAGCTGCTGGTACATTCGGGTACAACCTGACAGCAGAGATCCCTGCAGGACTGCTGCTTTTGTACGTGAATCTGTTGGTCGTGCCAGTGAATGACCCACTTATCAGACCCTTGAACCCGCCAGCCATTGCAATACTGACCAAAAGAACGCTACCCGCTATACACGATGCTATTTTGAACTTCTTCATGCTGCCTATCTCCTCTTACTTACTCTTGGTGGGACTCTCTCCCAATTTCTACGAATCCTACGCGCTTCACGTCTGACTCTTTTTGCCAACAAATCTCTTCGGGCGCCACTACGAGCTTCAAAGTATTGCGATATCGTGTCCTGGAGCCCTTTGTAGTCCCTTCTATGGAATACTCCAAGCTCTTTAGCTTGGGTCTGCACCCATTGGACATCCATGGCCTCGTATGCTGGTGAGGATGTGAACACGCCCAACTCCTTTAGCCCGGGGCCCTGCTTATCCTTCCTACCCGCGTTAGATAGTCTTACAGCCGTACTACCGGCAATCCCGAATGTAGCCCTCATTAAGTGGTCGACGTTCCGAGAATCCACTCCTATGATCTTCTGGAGCGCCTGACCAAGCCGAGATCCCCGTTCTGTGTGACGAAATTCAAGTAAACTGTCTTTTTCATCGGTAGGAATGATGTTCTTATCCCGGAACCAATCATAGTTAGATCTAACCTCTGCTATCCCCTTCAATAATCCAGCCCCGGCTACGGCTGTCTCGTCGACTGGCAAAAATCCTTTTGCCACTGATCCCATATATCCTTCCCAGGCGTTCTTATTTCCCATCATTTGATCAACCATGCGATCACCAATAGCGCCAAGGACTCCCATTTCAAAGTTCTTCGGTATCCGGAGCCATGTATTAGGCCCAACCTTGAAGTTGAAGAACATATCCCTTAGATACGGAGGCAACTGCTGGTACTCCTCATCATCACCAGTAGCCGATGCCATTAGCCGCGCCAGGATAGACGGCAATAGAGACGTCAGGGCCCAGATCATCGTGAATCGCTTCTTGTTCTTCTTAAATGCTTCCGCGGTCACTACTAGCCCTCGGACTGCTGCCCCAGTAAAAGGAATTAGAGAGTTGATTTCCCTAATCCATGTACCCATAACGGCAAAGTCGATCAATCCCCTGGCCTTATCCCCGGCGTACAACTGAGCTTGATATTTGGTGTATCCCAGCTTTTCCCTAGCGTAGGCATAGGAAGACTTGAACTCTGCAATACGACCTATCCGCTCGGAAGACTCCATAAGTTTCTTGTACTTACCGGCTGCGAATTTGGCTAGTTCAACCGGATTGACCAGGATCGCATTAGGATCTGCGGCAACTTCACGCATTGCGGCCTCAATGGACCGGATATAGTCAGCCTTGCTACGAAGATAAGGACCAGCCATGTCACCGCCAAACGTCATCAGGTCTGATACATCCTGCGGCCCGTATAGCTTGAATGTGTTCTTTAGCGATGTCATCAGGTCGGCATCCGAAACTTGGAGTCTATGCTGGAAGTCACGTATCACATTACGGATAGCAAACTGTGGCATATTAATGATACCAGCACGGAGCATCTTTCCTGATATCGTTGCCCAAGCCTTGTACGGAGTAGGAGCCTCGCATAGTCCCTTTAACGACTTATATACGTCTTCATTCGGGAACTGCCATCTCTCTTTCTTGCCGTCAACCCATATATCAATAGTGTTCCCAGTATCTTGCAGTGATACTTTGTGACCTATATCAGATAACCGCTCTGCCTTATCTAGCCCTGGAGAATAAAGACCGTTTCTGTCAGAAACTAGGAGATTTCGGAAGAACAACATAATCTCATTACGATCAGCCTCTCTCATTCCCTTTACCAATGTATCCATCAGTGCGGGGTAAGGATCCTCTAGCATCTTATCGGACCCTTTGAATTTCTTGAGACTCCCCGGCATGATTATATTTCCAATACGATCCCCACCACCTCTGGCCGGCTTGAAGAACACGACCGGATCTACCGTACTGATTTCCATTACTCTGTGCATGGCAACATAGTATTCGTTCTGTTCCTTGATCTTGTCGTAATCCTTTTCGCTCATTCGTCCCTTGTCTACCATGTAGCGGAGAATGGAGTCAGCGAATTCACGGTATCTACGGGCAGCTTCCTTTACTCTCTTTGCCTTCTTTGGATCTTCCTCTAATTCCTCTATAGTCTGCCTTGCAACATCTACATCAGATCCTATCCCTGATCCTATTCCCGATATGACGCGCTTACCCAATATTGCCGACTTTTCAATAGTACGCTGGGCAATCATAAATGCTGTAGTAGCTTTAGCCTCGGCCGCAATAGTCTCTTCGGACGTATTATCAAGAGCAGAGTAGAGCCATTTAAGATTCATTAGCTGGCCGTCAGAAGAGCGCAGCTTTACTCCCTCATGGTTTATCATTCCAGTGTCGAAGACATCTTCAATCTTTGAAATGATCCCAAGGTATATATTAGCCATAAGCCTGGGGTCATCGTCCGGAAGAACGCCACCCTGGATATCAGAAGCCAGAGCAAAAGCCTTATTAGACATAGTTCTACTGTCGATAAAGGTCTGACTGAACTTATCCCACAAGGTCATGTCTAGTGGGCCACGTTTTCCGTTTCTTAGCCTGGAAAGGAAACCTTCCTTATCTTCTGGAGTGGTAATCCTGGCAAGAACCTTCTCCTCACCTGTTGCTCCAGCAAGAACTCTGACGTCAACGGAGAATTGCTCTATGGCGTCCCATGCTTCCTTGGGAACCTTTTCCTTGATGAAGTCATGGAACTTCGGGGCAAGAGCTTTTGCCTCCTCTGGATTCATTATATAGGCACGGACCCATTCGGCAACACCCTCGGCACGTTTGTAAATCAACTTAGCCCGGGCTCCTGTCTTCGTAACTGAGCCATAGACCCATAGGTGCCTTAGTTCTTCATCAAAAGGAGACTTATCATAATTACCAGCCCATTCAGCAACAATGCCGTACCGGTCATCCAGGCTGTGCGCGATCTCATGGGCGATCGTATCCAGATGGTCCGTGGCCTTGATAGATATATTTCCCGTATCAGTATAGTAAACCCCTGCAAACTTCTTGGGCACTTTGGAGTTATATATCTTTTTACCAAGAGCGTTGGTGAGATCCAAAACCGCCTGTCTAACATTCTTCGGCTTTTGGCCCTTTATTGGGTCCGGGTCTATCCGCGGAGTTTGGGATTCCTTCTTCTTCTTTTTCTTCGAAGCCCCCTGCTCGGTCTGACCAGAAGTCGCTGCAACACCACCATCGGCAGGAGCGCGGCCATTAGCGTCATCGATCTGTTTAGGATCGAGACGGTTAGGGACAAAGTTCTCCTTCATCTCGTTAATGACATAGTTCGCAACCTTCTCCATGGTTTCTTTGTCGACTCTTACCAGTTGCCGCTTAGATGACTTATTGAATTCTCCGGTAATCTCCAATAGGCCCTGATCCAAGTAATACTTCTGACCGTTCTTGCTGGCAGGAACATTTACGGTGTATCGGTCATCATATTGCTTTTGGATGACAAGATCGCCGCCAGTAGACACATTGTCACTGGTATGAGCATATTTCTCCATCCATATACGCACTGCCTCGCCGCTATTCAGTTCATTGCGAGGATCACGGCCTAGCTGAGATGGGCTCCATGATTGGGGCATAAGCAATCCCAGGATGTCCTGCTCTTTATCGTTACGGAAGGTGACTATACTTCCCTTTCCCTCGGTAAGTGGGATAGCCCTCATCACGTTGCCAGTCATCACATAGCGTCTGACACGGTTCTCTGCAGTCCTATGATCTTCTGAGAATGTATCCGAAAGGCTTTGATTGCCCGGGATATCCGACAGGGTGACGTCTCCATTCTGGATCTTGCTAAGAGGAAGCACCAGCTTTCGGAGAGGACTGTTGATCATCACTTCTATTCTGTACTTACTCGCTCGGCCAGGAATACCCTTCTTGGTAGGCTTATGGGTGATGCTCGTAATAACGCCTTCGTATGATTCATCCCCTACCTCTATCAGGACTCCTTTACCAATATGCTTGAAGGTGAAGCTAAGGAGATCATTCATGTTCTCCCGCACTTGATCTGCCAATTCCTTCTTCTTAACGTAGTTCTTGTGTTCGGCAGATTCTACTGGGCCTTTGGGCTCTTTCTTCTCGGCAGGAGCATCTTCACCTTCTTCTGTTTCAACTACGGGCTCCGCAACTGCTTTCTTCTCTGCCTCAAACGCTGGTTCTTCGCCTATGGCCTTTGCGCTGGCCTCGTTGAGAGAATCAATCAGTCCCTTCTTTACTACGTGTGGCCGAGAATCAGGACCAAAGCTCTCATTGTACGCAGACTGTACCTCTTCAAGAGATGGTGGCTTGCGGGTATCTTTGATGTCGTACTGGGAGAGCACAACGTCAGATGTAAAGATCGATGACGAATCCTCGCCCTCTTCCAATACAGCCTCATCTACCAGTTCGGCATCCCAGTCATCATGGACGGCTACTTCCAGGTCATACTGACCAGTGGACTTCTCTAGGGCCACGATCTCGTTGTACTTGACCAGCAGATCTTCCCATACCTCGGCTTGCTCTTTATTGGTCAGGAGGGCCAATCGGCCGGTGAACTTCAATACTAGGCGTTGGTTGGCGGCAAGTAATCCTCCCTCCTCGTTCATGTTGACGTCAGAGCTCATTCTAAGCTTGTCGGTTAGCTCATCATCCTCAAACAGCATCTCACTAGCTGCTTGATTGCCGTATTTGTTCAATATGTCTACGGCTTTAACGTCTAGGTCGGCATCGGCGCCGGCAGTCGTGAGAGCGTTCAATGACTTCATCTTCTGATTGATCACGGCAAATGGACGATTCTCAGACTCTAAAGGAAGCTTGAGCATGATATAGGACGCGGCCGCTACACCGTTCTCGTCTGGCTCTATCATGCCTGACCGCTTGATACGTCCCAAGATTTGCTTAAACTCGTTGATGTCAGGATGTGCGTCGACAACGATCATTCTGCGTTTCTTATGATCATCAAACTTCTCTGCAGCGTGGAGAGAGATACCGGTACTGCCAGACTTATTCAGGATGATGGCATCTATATCGCCGCGGTTAAACGCGTTGGTAGGACCATTCTTGTCTGCCCGTTCCTTTGGTGTCCTGGAGCGAAGTATTGCCGTTCCATCGTCCTGATACTCCAACATTAGGGAGCGGCCGGTCAATTCACCGGTTGATATATCAGCCTTTTCTAGCTCATGTCTCAACCAGTCGATCGGTGATGCAGGGAGATCTAACTCTAAAGCATCTATGTCGGCCATTAGTTCATCATACTCGCTTCTCATTCCCAACTGTTCTGGCGTAAACTCAATATGCTCATTGTCACCAGTAGGGCCCTCGACTGACGCCCTCATTGTACGATCGAGAGCGGTCTTCAAGGTATCAGCAAAGTTTACGTCAACGGTATCACCCTCGGAAAGATGGTTCTTCCTTACATAGTCCTCTAGGAAGGACTCCATCGTATTGACAACTGCGAGAACGGGCTTTTCTCCGCGCTTATGCGTTGCAATAGCCTCTTCCACGGCATATTTCAGCTTCATGGAATACATTAACTGGGCAATCTTGTTGTGCACGACACTGGCAAAGGTCGTTGTCTGGAGTTGGGTCTGTACGCTGTTCCTCTTCTTCACCAGATAGTCAGGAAGAGTGCCCATTACATCTATCGCCCTATTGCTGTAATCGACAATATCCCCGAGAATAGACGTCACTTCGTCAACATCAGCAATAAGCTCTGCGCGTTCACGCTCGTCCATTTTGATGTCTTCCTGCTCAAACTTAACACCGTCAAAGGACTTCTCCCTACGGACAAGCTGTCCAGTTTCTGCAAGAGCGGCCGACGATACCTGCTGAATAGGGACACCACCGTTTTCAAATATGAATTCCAGATCTTCTGGTGTATTGGCGGCTTTGGATATGTCTGTCCAGAAGTACAATCCCATGGCCTGTGGGTTCTTGGCGTATGTAGCAGATAGGTACGTTACCCCCGAAACACCGTCCGAGCGCAGAGCGCCAGGATATTCTGTCTTAATCGTCTCTTTTGTCTGGGGGTCTTTCTTTTCTGTTTCTCCACCGCGAAGGTAGACTCCCGTGGTAGATGTTTGACCGGCGCCCTTGTGAGACTCATCCATGATGAAAAATACATCGTCTCTTTCGGACAGTGCCTGGAAGAAGCGTTGCTGGATGTTGTCGGCAGCATTTATCTGGGAATATGTGGCAAAGATAGAGTCAAACTCTTTGAGCGCGTCCTCATCTCCGTCGAGATACCGCTTCATTATCTGCTTTTGCTTCGCCTCGTAGGCAACTATTACCTTATCGTCAACATCCTTCACTTCCGCTTTGCCCTGAGAACCAACCAGAAGAGGGGATAGTGTAGTGTCAATGTCCTGCAGATCTCCGTACATATCAGAGAAGAGCTTTGGGGTAGCAGTAAAGAAGACAGGCATCTTGCCTTCCCTTATAGCGTAGCGCATCAGGGCTGCAGCTTGGCGTCCTTTACCAATACCCGTCTCATCGGCAACGATCATACCGGCCTTGTTGGCCTCTATCTGGTATATGGTCTGGGCGATCGAATCAATCTGCTCTGCAGCTAGACCGGCCGTCGATCTTTCATTGTCACCATCCCATAGGTGCTGGACGTTATCATAGCCAAGCTTGTCAACTAGGTAATAGTCAAGATCACCTACTTGATCAGTCAATTCCTTCATGGCCCTAAACATCGGCAATGCCATGTATCGAGGGGAGACAGTATCTAGCCCGGGGGCCCGAGAGAATGGAACATAGGTAGATGTAAACTCATCTATGTTTACTATATCATTCTCTCCAGGAACCTTGAGAGGGTCAACTCTGTGATCTCTTGGTTCGCCTCTTCGGACGAAATCATGCTTGTCTCTTGCGGTAGTGCCTCCTCTGCGTCCTTTCTCCACTCCGCTATCGGATTCTCTCCGCTTTCTATGTTCAGATTCAGAAATTGTTTCGGGAAGTGGGGGCTTTTTACGTTTGCTGTGTCTAGTCCCATCAGTGCGCTCGTCGGAAGATCCCCCAGCATCTTCTGAGCCGCCTGTATCTCCTCCTCTGTCGACTCCTGTATCAGTTGGGATAGGAGGTTCGCCTGTAGACTCAGGAATCCTGCGAGGGCCTTGGGGGGGTTCTCCCCCTTCTCCAGGACCGTCAGTAGTCTTCGATCGTCGCTCGGACTCCACAATGTCTCTGATTCTTTTAGATTCATTCTTATTTCCCTCTATTCTGTCTTCTATTTCGCGCCAAGTATTGAGCCGGTCGACCTTTTTGGGGGCAAGCTGCTCTTCTGTTGCTGGTTTTCTGCCTGATATGATCAAAACCCGTGTAGGGAAACTGGCGCCCTGCTTGCGGTAGAGATCTCCACTGACCTCAAAATTGTCCACCACGTTGAAGTTATTCATTATGGCGTTCAAAAGAGCCCTATCCTTACGGGTAAGCTCATCTGATTGATGAAGTGATGCACCGAGGATGATCGCCGCCTGACCGTTATCTGTCATCTGGTCGAGGGTTCTGAGAGCGATTTCGTGGTCAAGCTGGGTAATCCGGAAACCATTCCAACGCATTGCCCCGTCTTTACGTGTCCCGAAAGGTGGATTCATTATCACCTTGTCATAGGACTTGAGGCGATCCGCGGGGGGCTGCAGTGAGGCGTCATTGCTGGTGACTTGATTATAGCCGTTCTTCTTGAGTTCCTGCACACGGACAGAATCGATCTCATTGACATCTACCTTCTTGGGGTCGACATCTATCACTAGGGCGCCCATCCCGGCCGTGGGCTCATATACCTTGGATCCGTTCTTGGCGTCGATCATACGCTCAATGGCAAACGCCAGGGGGAGAGGGGTGGAATAAGCCTGTCTGGAGACGCTACCGCTACTCCTGGCTGAGAAGATGGGCTGTTTCTCGTACAGGGCAATCAGATCCTTCATTGTCTGGGCATCTGTATTTCCTGGCTTGGTGTCATTGGCTACAATGATCTTCCTCGCCATTCTGACCAATTCAGCCTCAACCATCTCTTGAACGGCCTTATCAGATATGTCCAGTTCCCGGGCCATCTTCTTCATGTCAGCACTTTTCTGCTGCATTGAAGCATCGGACAGGATAAGTGCCCTTATGCGCGTAGTATTGTCCTGGGGCCCTGGCGGCGGCGGGGGAGGAGTATCGGCCTTATCTTCTTCCTTTAGGTTGATCTTGCCAGCTTTAACGTCGACCACGAACTGTTTCAGGTATGGTTTGATGTCGGAGCCAAAGCTCTTGATTGCCCAGGAGAGGAAGTCTTTCAGTGTTTTCCCGCCAGCAGACATATCCTTTATACTGGATACGAATACAGGAGTGGCTGCAGCATACTTTTCCTTGCTGAAAGCTGGTTCTTTCTCGGCGCCGGCTGGTGAACCTAACTGTGTCGGTGCCCCAAGGCCAGGGAATAGGTCTTTCAGCTTGTCGACGTTATCATTGCTGACCTCACCAGCCTCTGCCGGTGGGCGATCAACAGGCGGTCTATTATCGTCTACAGGTGGGCGATCATCTCTAGGTGGCGGCGGCGTGGGAGTCTCGGCGGGGGCCTCTCCCTCGTCAGCTTCATCTAATAGATCGTCCAAGTCATCAATATCTATGTCTTCTATCTCGTCAGTGGCCGTCTTCTTTTCCTTGGGGGGCTTCTTGTCTTCGGGCGGCTTCTCATCTTTGCGCTTGCGATCCAGGGCTATCTCTTTTGCCTGACGCCTTAAATTGTTGAGAGACATTTCGCTGATGTCTGGCTCTGCTGGTGGTTTATCCTGAGAATCGTCCATCAGGTACGATACATAGTCATCAAGGTACTTAGCTTTGACTGCTTTTGTATCTACCGGAGGCTTCTCCTCAATCTTCTTAATCTTGTCGATCTGCTCCGTGTAACGCTTGAGGATGACGTCCTTATCGCCCTTTATGACCTGTATTGGATCCTTGTTCTCTGGATCACGCTGGATCATCGTAGACGTACCGTCCGGACCTTCAAAACGCTCAAAGATTATGCCGTTCTCATCGGTAAAGGTATCAACAAGATCCTGACCCTTTGGGCCCGTCTCTGGTGTTTCATCATCTTCCTCGATAGGTGGTTGATCCTCGGGAGGAATAGGCGTTTCATCCTTTGGCGCCGGGGGTTCTATAGGTGTTTTTGATGGTTGATCTGCTGGTTGCTCACCCTCTTTCCCTTCTGCCGGCAATCCAGCTTTAATCGTGGCTAGTTTAGCTCTGACGCTCAACTGATCCATTACGCTGGGTGGAGCCTTCTCAGTGCCGAATTTGAATAGCTTCTCAGCATCTTCTAATCGGTTATTCAATGACTCCTTGTCCTGGGCAAACGGGAATGGTACGCCAAACGCTTCGGCCCGTAGGTGTCTGCTGAGTATTTCCTGTAGAAGCATCTCGCCACGATTCTTGGGGTCTTTCTCGTCCATTATCTGTTTCTGACGCTCTGGCTCTAATCCAAGCTCTGTGAGATACTTCTTCTGGGCGCTACGGGTTCTTATACTTGATAGTTTATTAGCGCCCTGGCCGCCAATACCGAACAGAGAGAAGCTAATCGCCATCTCTGGGATAGACTTCGCAAACGACGATAGGGCCAGTGCTTGTCTCTCTGCAAAGTCTAGCTTCCTGTCTGGATTCTCAGGATCGACCATGTTATCTAGGTTCCAGGCGGCATCCCATACGGCCTGGAGCCCTTCTTCAACGATTATCTCCTCAAACAAGTTTGCTGGATTGAATCCCTGGAGGATCTTGGCACCGGTCAGTTCTGATAGTTTCGTCCCAGTTTTGCCAAAGGACTTGCCAACCATCTTCTTTGACAACTTTTCTATGGACTCTTGCATTCCAGCACTAAGGAATCTCTGAGCGCCCTTCTTTCCTCCTAAAAGCTTTAACTGTGAACCGACCTTCTTTTCTATGTAATATTCAGCCCCAGCAGACAAAATACTCTTCCATGCTGCCTCAAAGACACCGGCCTGTTCCTTGGTGATCTCGTATCGGCCATCTTCATTGATCTTGCCCTCTCCATGCAGACGTTCATCAAACTGGGTCATAGCCTCAACGAATACGCCAACAGGGCCAGCAGCCATCTTGATCATATACGGGATCATGTCGATAGCGCCAAATACACCATCCTCTAGCAGATTATTCAGCTTCATTACTGTAGGAGCGTTCTCTGACAATGGACCGTCACGCTCTTCTAGCTCTTGGTCGAAGGCTGTAAGCCTCTCTAGCATCTGCTTATCGCGTTCCAAGCTGGTACGTATGGTCTGCTCTCTATCAATTACCCTGTCAGGTGGTATTTCTGTTGATCCGTGCACATATTGGAATAGATCACCGTCCGACCATCCTTCGAAGTTCTTGGAGTATAGTGCTAGTTCATCTTCTACGCTTTCGGCTCCTGCAGTTCTTGAAAGCTTTTCACGGATCTCATTGAGTTCAAGACGCTTGTTTGTCCTAGCTACCGGAGAAAGATAAGCTATTGCCCCTTCTACAGGAGTAACGTCTGCACCGAAAGGCTCACCGCTAAAGCTTCGGCGTAACTTCTCCCCGAATGGCATACGAGCCTTAGATTTACCGAGGATTGCGGTCTGTCCCTTAGCCTTCAATTCCTTGACACTTTCCTGGCGGATCTCCTGGTCAAGGTTCTCTAGCCAAAATAGCTCCTTCTTCCCGTCAAGAGTTTCTTCCTCTGGAGGGTCATCCACTTCTGGAGGACGGAAGGCACCAGCCCCGTCGACAGGGGCCGTTTCATCATCAAGTGATTTTATGAACGCGAGTTCTTGATCAGGATCAAGTAAGCCATTAGCCATTATATATTACCTGTTTTGGAATTGTAGACCTTGGATATTTCCTCGAGCTTTATTCGCTGGAGCAGCAGCAGGAGAAGCAGTTTTCTTAGGTTCTCTTAATCCTACCTTTGTCTCGGCGTCAGCAGTAGCTTTCTTCGTTACGGCTTTGACCAGAGCTTCAAATTCGATAAGTCGCTTTGGCGAGTATCTATCTCTAAACTTCTTCTTTTTTATTGCGATATTCGGGTCTTCTGAATCATCAGGAATGGCTAATGTTTCAACAACCAACTGCGCTACCTGGAACATCTTATCTTGTTCATCTATACGTCCGTCATTGTTACTATCAAAGCCAGGGTGAGCCTTGACGATTTTCCTTTCCTCTAACCTTATTTTGTTTTGCCGTGCCCTGACAACGGGATTAGCCATCTCCAACTCTCTTGCGAGGATCTTTCTTTCCTGCTGCAACTCCCGTAGTTTGAAACTACGGTCTTTGGCGAGGGGATTCACGGGAAACTTAGTTCCCTTCACACTAAATTCAGGACCATAGAAAAATCCACCCGCTCTCATGGATTCCTGCATATCTGCGATCTCTTGGTCTTTTGCCTGTAATTCGTTGACGATACCCTCAGATCCTGCGGGATCTATCCCTAGATCCCTTGCTACATTCGCTTGGTATTCATCAATCGGACCGTCCGTGTTTGGATCATAAGTCAGCATGGCGTCTTCTATCGCCTTCTTAGTAGCTGGGTCTTGCTTTGCTTTCTTCGTATCATAGTTTTTATCAAACTGGTTAATGCCCTGGCCTATCTTCATACGGGCGCCAGGAGTGTTGGCGGTTATTCTTGACCCTGCTTTTACGGCGTTAGGGTTTTTGGGTAGCCATCTCTCAATCCTGGCAAGCTTAATCCTTGCTTGATCTCCACGTCGAGACACAAATAGATCGCCATTATCGCCAACCTCTATACCGTCAATATGCTGATCTTTAGCACGGCCCTCGTTGTACGCAGCTATAGCTCCTGCTTGATCTCCCCATGATGCAGTTTCATAGGCGCGGCCAACATTGCCGCGGATTCTGTCTTGCTTCTCTGCCTGAAAGATTTCATCTTGGCGCCGTGATGCTGCTTCGTTGACTTGTAGCCCACGCTCTGCCCGAGCTCCAGATGCTTCATTGAGCCCAACAGTCTTCTCGGCCCTTTGATCTTGTCCTGCAGCCCGTAGACCGGCAAGACGCCCTCCTGCTGCGCTTCTAATCGCCATTACAAATCTCCCTGTTCTTGATCTACCTCAGATTGAAGACTGGACCCACCGTTACCACCGTTACCACCGTTACCGGCGTTACTGTTAGAATCAACATAGGATCCTTCTGCCGCTGAATCAAAAGCCCTGCTTCCGTAGTCACCGGCCAGACCACTCAAAGCACTACCACCAGCCGAAGTAGCATTTACAGCCAATCCCGGGTAGCGAGATCCTATTCCTGACGCCTGGAGGAGCCTACTAAAGTTGACGTCCGTTGCTTGGCGCCGTGCACGGGTCTTTGCTCCAGCTTCCGCTGCAGATCGAGCCATAGCCCATTGTTGCTGCAGACCGCCAAACCGGCCACTACTAGGATCTATACCCATACGAGAGGCGTTGCGGTCCATTATGCCCTTCGACTTGTCAAAAGCCAAGGTTGTATCGGTTGCCGCCTGATCAACAAGGAAGTCGGGAGACTGCGAGGCCTGATCAATGATCTGATCATCAATACCCTCAAATTTCCTTCCCCGAGCGGCATATTCACCGCCAAGCCCGATCAATCTGTTTGCGGCATTTTTAGCACCAGATAGAGCCCTGCGTGAGCGGGAATCAGATACAGCACCGGCATTAGTACGCCCGATGTCCTTGGACTTGCTCTTTACGCCAGATGTAGACTTCTTGTCCTTGAGGCCTACTTTCTTATCTGGGTTCCAAAGTCTTTTTTCTTTTCCAGTTGTGTTCCAAAACTTCTTAGCCATCGCTATTGTCTCCTGTTATTTAATAGTCAAATTCCCACTCAAACACTGAGATATCTTTCCCTTGGTCAATGAAATACCCCTTATAGCGCGTCTCTCCTACTCCGGGCTCGGACGGCCAGCTAGTTGGGGCATTTGTATTGTGAGAGATGGAGCTATTGGTTGCCGTGGCGCTCAGTAAGGCGTTTGTATTCCCTGCGTAGCTGTACGCGCTCTCCTTTACCCAATCGTCTCCCATGTTGCTGAACGTATGAACAGCACCAGCACCGCCGCCGCTAGTAGGATCAACCCATATATGGAAATGTACCGTCTTATTATGTGCTGTGTTCATGTGAGATATTCCAGACTGCCACTGTAGGCCCCAGGTATCAGCATCAAACGATGTACCAGATATGTTTCCAACAGTATAATTTGCCCATGTGCAGTGTATTGTCTCTGCCCAATCCAGTTTTGCAGCGTCAACCACGTTTGACCATGATTCTGTTCCTGATCCGCTGTGAGTACCATAGAATCGCCATGCCGGTATTATAGTCATAACTGGATAGATGGTGTCTGCTGTAGAAATCATGTTAGTAATCAGCACTTTGAGAGGATCCCATCCGTAATCAGTAGTGTACCAGTTTGTCTGCGACCCGGGGAAATTAGTGCCGCCTCTTGCTGTATCATTGTTTGTGTACCCGTGCAGATGTCCTACTCCTGAATCATCGTCAAATGTTCCGAGCCCTGACAGGCTTCTCTGCGGAGTGTATTCAAAGTAGTTGGTAGGGATCTTGCTGATAAAGCATCTATTAGTGGGGTCTAAGTACGGGACCGATACCAAACCACTCAGATTGGTTACAGGCATGAATGATGACATTATCGTTCTTGTTTTGACCTTATATGCTACAAGATCACTCCTGTTGTTTCTGTGGGATGGAGCGTCTACGGCAGACGATGAAAGAACATCGATACGCTGCACTAGCCCACTGTAACAATCTACCGCTCTCCAGTAGTTTGATCTCGGAGTATCCCACCCCGGCCATACATCATCACTCCATGTCGCTGAGTGCGATATAGACGCCATTAGAATTATTGCCAAAATGATTTGTTTCATTACGCTGCCAGTGTCACATGAATATCAGAAGTGTACCGCTCGAGAACTGCGCTAATTACGCTATCGGCGGCTGTAAGCTCAAGAATAGGCCATATTTCAGTATCAATATCGGAGACGGGATAGGCGCTAGAAGTTGACTTCCATTCGGCGGTTGCGGCCGCAAGGTCTATCTCTATATAGTATTTCACGCTGGAAGTGATCGAGGAAACAGATGATGGAAGGTTGGTGATCGTCTTTGCCGCTCCACCTATGAAGCAATATCCCTCTGTTATATCCCCGCCCGTGGTGCTCGTAGCCGTAAACTTGAAGGAATGATCGTATGGACTGCCATCCTCGCCATCTTCCCCCTTACGTCCTCTTGGCCCCCTCTCTCCTTGCGGCCCCTCTACTTCTCCTGATAGATCTCCTGCACCTATATTTGTCTCTTGGAAGTTTTCTACAGCCTTATTGGCCTTGGGGTTCATCTCACTCTTTAGGTGACGCACATTTTCAACGAGGGCCCGTAAGCATCTATATGTCAGAGCATCATCGACCCCATGCGGGGAAACCAACGACCTCGACTGCACTACGTCAACTTGTACTCTTCTGCCCATAATTACGTTCTCAAATTCTTCATGCTGCTAGAGATCATCACTTCATCGATAGTGTCATCGTTCTGCACGTCGAGGGACCACACGCGCTCCTGACGCAGTATAGGGATCCTAAAGGCTGTCTGGCTAGAAACGGTCACGGTCGACACTAGGGCGCCCTCTGCGTACAGTCTGAGCGTTACAGGGTACGAATCTGCCACTATTCGACCCGCCACCGGGGCCCACCGGCGCTGAATAGCGTATTCCTTCGACTTCCAGAGGATAGTCTTATTGACTGACCCCTTCTCCCAACCCTTGATTACTCCTGATTGAGACACGTATAGAGTATCATCCACCAGATCAGTATAGACGGCCGTTGCCGTGATATCATGGGACGTGATAGCCGCAAGCCCCTCGTCCATGTCAAAAATGAGCTTTATCCCGGTCATCCACGCGAAATACTTCTTATCCTGCACCGCGGATATAGCCGATGACGGGGTAAGGGCTTGCCACTGGACCCTTGTGTAGAAATCCTCGGTGATCAGTTGGCCGGCGCCGTGCCTAATCCTTACAATCCCGTCCGGAGACGTATAGAATACGCTATCCTTCATCGTTGCGATCGATCGACGGCTTGCACAAGACTGGGAGAGAGCAATCTTGTCTACCGTCATGTTCTCTGGGTGAACACCTGTCACAACGTAAGGATGACCCTCAGTCATCACAATCAGGTCGGTATCCACAACCGCCAGACCAATAATATCGTACTCTAGGTTAATCTGGTAAGTATCCAGCCAGCTATAGGGGTGCCACTGTTCGCTGAAATGGAGAGTTTTCCCAGACCAGCCAGCCAGAAAACCATTAGACATAGCCACAATGCCCGTCAGAGTCGTTGGAGGATTCTCAAAGCCGGGGATGACCTCTCCTAGCTCCGCGTCCGTCTTCGTGTCCGTATAGGCTGTTGTGGCCGCTGTAATGTCTGCCACATAGAAGAAAGCATCTTCCAGGCTTCCAGCCGCCGATCTGTATAGCCGTCTCGTCGCTATATTGCCCCCAGGATCGGAGCCCAGCCCCAGGACTACTTCTGTGCCGGGAACGAACTCTATTGCCGCTGAGATGCCACTAGCGGGGCTCTCTTCGCCTAGATCATCAACGTAGGTCTGAACATAGTATGATGTCTGCCTGAGTTTACTTCCGACAAGATCAACATAGTTGAGATTGAGAACTAGATGAGCCATGTGGTCAGAGCAAGTGAATGTTGCAAATGTTCCATCAGGACGACCACTAATAAGAGATTTTCCAGTAGATCCATCTATCCACTCTACTTCCATTCCTTCTCTTGTCATTGACTCTACAACCAGTTCCGCATACTTCGTCCCTTCTACTCCATCAGTAATATCAAAGGATACAGTATTGGTCAGTTGTCCGTATGCTGCTGGTTTAGTAGCGTCAGTACCGCCACCGGCTGTATCTACCTTCAACTGGTAGAGGAATATGGATGTTAAACTATAACTAACCCATGATGCCCCAGTTGACGTATTTATCCGTTGGCCCGGAACAGGAAACCAAACGTGACACTTTCCGTCAGCAGTAAATTCCCATCTCTCAGGCGTGATATCTTCGTTGGTTTCAGGAGTAGGTGTATTCCACGGTAGGGATATTCCTATGCTTGAGTTAAGACGTAGATCATTGGCGATTGCTCCTGGATTAAACCTCCACTTATTGACTGCAGAAGACGTCAAAGTAGGGACATGAGCAGCATTGGGGGCCGTCAGACCTACTGTCCTGGTAATCTTGGATGTCTTCCAGGCGTTCATCTTGAGGGTGCCGCCATCGGTGAAGTAGACCCTATCGTATTGATCAGCCCGAATAGGACCAACGGCGAAATCCTCAATACCCGTCATTGAGAGCCATTCAGAGGAGGAGTTGCGATACCACTTGAATATGGTGTTTCCCGCCTGGGTGTCGACTTCCGCGCCGAGCGGCAATAGAGCTTCCAGGCGCCCGGACATCAATTCTACGTTCTGCGCGGTCTGGGCTGCATTTGGTGAAAGGAGTTTTGGCGCTGTCCTTGGTATGATCCCTTTGAACTGATCGAGCTTGATTGACGGCATGAAATCACCCCTTTTTACTGCATCCAGCTAGGAAGCATCCCGTGTTTACCGAGAAACCAATACACCCCCAGTAGGAATAGGCCCAGTGTCAGTGCGCTCTGTATATCCCCAGAGAATTCCCACTGGCCCCTTTTCAAGAATAGACGGCCCCGGCGCCGTTTGCTTACCTCATCTACAAGAGCATCGGTATCGACAGGGCCATTTACCACTGTCTGCTCGACAACCTTTGCGGCGATCTGGTCAGGAACCATCATTATCATATCACCAAGAAGCTCCCCGTTACTCAAGCTGCGCTCTGCCAATGATCGTATGGCGGGGTGAGAAGCGCAACAGTCACTACCCTCTGAATCCCTGGCCGTCTTGATCGCCCGAGTGTTCTCTTTCTTCATGCTAGATAGAATCATCTGCCCCTCGTTGCTCATAGTCCAATACTTCCCTTTCTTAGAATGCGATGATGAATGCTCCGACGGTCATTCCAGCTTTGCCTATTTCCTTAGTCACGGCCCACCATCGGGCATCTACGTTGTATACCTGTCCTATATCGTTAGTGCGCTGATAGACCATGCTAGGCATAGTGCAGCCACTTGATAGGGCAATGGCAATCAGCAATATGGGGATTAGATTTTTCATTACTCCCAAGCATTCTTCCATGCTGAACCATTGTACACTCTCAGCATATTGGTAAGGGTCGAGTCGATATACATATCACCAGCGACAGGGGTAGCTGGCGCTGCGGCTACTGGAGCGAAGTTCACTGCACCATTTGTTTGAATCTGAAACGGGACTGATGAACCTCGTCGGACACGCAAACTATCGTTGTCACCCTGAAGGTCAAAACTTGTTGTTGCATTACCACCACCCGAGGTTATCCCGAAGTTGAACATACCGCTATTGTTCTGGATACGCATAATGTCGGATGCTGCTGCGGCATGGATTTGGAATGGCTTTGTTCCTACAATTCCTATGTGAAGTTGGTTGGCAAAGTAAGCATTGCCAGTGAGATTGCTAAACGCACCATCTACGGTTGCCGATCCTGCAACGTCCATCTTACTGCGAGTGGTAGCCGTTCCGATGCCGACATTGCCTGTAAGATAACTCGGGCCCGTGTTGGTCAACGATGTCATGCCCACCCCTGCTAGGGTTGAGTGACCATCCACTTGCAGCGTCTTGGCAATGGCATTGTTGGTATTCACATATCTAGCGTCGAGGTCGGTCCATGCCTCATCCTTCCGGCCATAGTATTTGCCATCAGCCGATGCTTCGGTAACGTAACCAACCGCAGAACCCAACCCTGGAGTTGCCATGTGTGTACCGTATCCTGTGCCGCCATAGGTTGTTACCTGTGCAGCCGATCCACCACCAGACTGAAACAGTCCATACCTTACGCCAAGCACTAAATTCGTTGACTGAGCCAAGGTGTTTGTTGTGACATTACAAATTATGCTTTTATCCGAAAGTGTTGCAGTGATGTATGCTCCAGTCGAAGAACATCCTATAGTTTGCAAGGCACCGCCAGTCAAGTTGGTATAGACCACTTCGAGTTTTGGCCTCACATCTTTAATTCCAGCCGTTTTCTCGGAAAAGAAGAATCCAGAATAGGAACCTTCCCTTATTAAATCAACAGCTTGAGTTCCCCAGTAATAACCCTGCCAGTTGTCGCCGTCACTCAATGCGCCACTAGCCATGCTCCATGCAGGGGTCGGAATATTCACGTATAACGATCCACTATCGACCACGAAATTATTTAGATTCGTCGCTCCATACAATTCCAGCGTTTGCAAGCTACTTACTAAATCATTGACCTGCCCAAGATTGACGGCTGCATTATCATTAGTACCATCGGGAACAGTTACTAGCCCACTAAGGGCAACAGTTCTAACGTCATTGGTCAGAACAAAGCTATTGGTCGCTGCGGCAACAAAGGCTAGGATGTTCGTGCCGTTCTCCTGAACATCGTTACCAGTAATAACACCCTGAAATGTGGCTGTGCCGCCGTTAGCAATCCTGAAATGTTCTCCTACTCCTGTCTCAGTGAAGATAAGCCCTGCACCATTCTGCTCTATCTCCCACTGTTCACCAGAGTTATCCTGGAATACAACAGGATAACTTCCCGTAGATGATTGCAAGTCTACAAAGATTGCCCCTCTGTTCGTCAATGCCCCGTTAATAAAGACAGAACCTAGAACGTTTAAAGCTGATGTGAGGGTAGGAGTGTTGATTCCTACGTGTCCTGCAGCACCTATCATGATACCTTCAGCAAGACCACTACCACTTAGCCAACTCTCAAACGTAGATATTAGCTTGAAGTCTGAGGCACCCGTAACAGTAAGGTTGCTGGACAGTTCTACGCCGCCTCCTGCTTCTATCTTGATTCCAGTATCGCTACCGTCACCACTAATCCAATTGTTTCCAGTGTTCATGGTGTCGGAGAGAGCAGTACGGCCGTCAGCGTAATAGACTTGACCGGTTAGACCCTGTAGGAGGGATATGTCAGTCAATCCTCCGTTCCAGTTGTTTGTGTCTACGGCCGCAAGACCGGTAGCGAAGGTGTTGGATCCACTTCTATTTCCCCCGGCCATTGTGAGGATATCCCCGGCAGTGACGCCTAGCCAGTTGGTGAAGGAAAGGGAAGGGGTGATCGTAGGAAACATGAATGTCCACGTTCCACCAACCTGTGCTATCTCTCCGGTTGAGCCTACTGTCCCGCCATTCACGATGTTGGTGACGTTGTTCCATGCGCTTGTCTGATCCTCAAGAACTATCAGCCTTGCGTCAAATTCGTTGGTAGTGATCACCGCGGGGAGCATCCCGGGCACGTATGGATTGTTTTGGATCTCCAACTTATCATTGAATATCAGTGCAGGGGTGCCGCTATCCCACAAAGTTGCAGTGAACGTCCGTATAGACTGATCGGAGAGCCCGACGAAGTAGTTGGTAAGGAGTATGGTATTCAGGTTCATCGTTGCTGAATAGGAAGAACCGGCGCCGGCCACGAAGTTATCAGCCACGGCGTACTGCGTATTCGTGTATATGAGCGACATCGTGAGATTGCCGGGGGTATAGCCTGGGGCATTGGTCACTATGATGGTCGCAGTCTCCCTGATTGCGGGGATAGAGCTTGCCACAATGGAGTTTTCAGTCAGATCGACGGTGATAATGGTCGTAGTGGCATGAACGATCGTCAACGCCGTGCACACGATTGCTGCCATAAGGGCTAGTATCTTCTTCATTATGCAAATCTCCTCGTAACCGGCCGTAGATTTACGGACAGTGAACCACTTTTACCTTCGGTGTACTTCTCTTTGATCGCGTCATTATAGAAAACATCATAGATATCCTTCTTCTGGACGGCCAACTCGGGATGTGTCCAAGTCTTTCCGGGCATCATCAGGAGACGGTAGAGCGCCAGATTGAGGATTGCATCCCCCCATCGGGTGAAATAGTTCTCGTCAACGGTCCTAGAATCCCAATCCGGATACATTGCTACCCTGACCTGGAGCCCGTCATCGAGAGAGTAGGTGGGAACGTAGCTGACAGGGGTCTTCTTCCATCGGAGAGAATACTCGTTGCGGAGCTCGTATTGATTGGTAGGCATTGCTGCATCACTGATATTCACCCATACCAACCGCTTGACAAGGCCATCCTGGGGAAGACGGAGGGTGTAGTCTTGCTGATCTGCTACCAGATTGACTTTATCGAGGGTTGCGGTCCAGTTCTCGGTCCTGAAAGCAAATTCACGAAAGGCTTGCTTGAGTTGCTGCAGCTTCAACGGCTCGGGGCAGCGAGGAAGGTCTTCAAGCATGAATTCATAGAAATCCGAGTATTTGTTGATCATGCCTAACCCCTAGCTTGCATATATTGTTTCGCGTGGTCCTTCGAAAGAGCGATATTACCGTCATCCTCGGTGTCTTCCCCGAACACCTTCCAACAGATGTAGTGGACAATGGCTTCTATGTATTCCTTCCTGAGAGGGAAGTCCTCGGTCACTGCGGTTATGGCCTCTGGCGCTGATATCGGTATTTTCTCGCCATCGATAAAGAAAGACTCAGGAAAGTCACCGTAGACGTCATCAACGCCTCGGCTCATATATAGCATAAGACTTGCATCGGACCACCTATAGGTAGCCGTAGAGTCGTTAAGCTGCTGTCTTGCCTCTGTCAATACTTCCGATACCAGCACCGCCATAGATCACTCTCCCTACTCGCTTGCTGGGGCTGCTGCCCTGGCCGCGCGTATGTTTTCAACGATCTGAGGGTTTTTGCCAACCTTCTTAACGGGCAATTCCTCTTCGGTGATGATGACAAACAACTCTCGTCGTGACATATCTGCCAGACCGTCAGTCATCTTAACGCCGTCATCATCGCCGCTTGCAGCATTGATATCGGCCATCGCCTCTTCTGGAGTCTGGGGCTTGAGGTCAAGGTCTGCCACTGCAGAGACTTCACCGGAAGCATCGACTTCTTGCTGATCGACAAACTTGCCTGGATCAGCCGGCTTGACAACCACGGCCGCTACAACGCCATTCGCCTCTTCGAAAGCCGCCTGGGCATGAGCATCATTCTGGCCCTTGCTTTCCTTGCGATTCTTGGAGTCGCTACGGGCCCTGAGAGCCATTGCGCTGGGATAGTCGACCATAACAAGGTCAAGACCGAGACGCGGCCTCATATCCTCACGAAACTGATAAACCTGATCGGTGCCGTTCTTCCTGCACCACAAACCTGCTGATTCTGTACCCATGATATAACTCCTTGCTCTGATGTTGAAACAACCCCGACATAGGGTTGAGGTATGAAAAGTGGGTAGAGACGCGGCTAAAGCGGGGGAGGAGTTTCCTCACCCCGCTTAGATGATCAGCCGCAACGCTCTCTACAGTGCGTCACAATATGCAACTATCGCAGTAATTCGGAGCTTTCCGAGTACAGCGGCAGCGGTGTTGATCGAAACGTCGATCGTGGTGCCGTCGAAGACAACGCCAACGGTGGCCGTAAAGGCCGTGATGGTGCCAGTAGTGCCGTCAAGCGTGGTTGCGCTCAACAGTTCGGCCCCGCCTTCAACTCCTACGTCGAAGGTTGAGCTTGCGGTTCCGGTCAAGACCAGATCAGAAGCGCCACCAATGACAACGGCCGCGGTAGGCATCTGGAACAGGTCGAACCAGTCACCATCGGATAGATTGTCTGCCGAGAAGTCGATGAGACGCTGATAGACCACTACCTTTTTGCCGGTGTCTGCTGCACCAGTCTGTACTGTGATTGAAGTGTCAACTGCCATGATGTTTTCTCCTTTAGGAGGGTTAATCGAATCGTTTACTCTGCGGTGAAAGAAGGGGGCTCACCACTTGGCAAGCCCCCGCGGTTTACAACTAGGCCTTGTAGGCGTACAGGGCGCCCAGAGCTTCCGGTTTGACTGTCCTGAACCCGTAAACCTGCAGCCCACGGAACAAGGTTCCGAAGGAGTTAGGGTTCTTGAGGTTTTCATTCTCCACTATCTGAGAGGCGAATGTAACCGCGTGGTTGGTCCCGAACATGATGAATGTGCAGGTGTTGGCCGAAGAGTCGGCCGTGGTCTTCAACTGGTTGCTCTTGTAGAGCGTGAATGTGTCAATCATTCCCAGGCGCCCGTTTCTGAGCATCGAGGTGCCGTCACCACTCAAGGAAGCGTCCTTGAGGTCCGATGTCAGGATGAGCGTACACATCCATGCTGGTATAACCATCCAGCGACCTTCTTCCGGGACGTCCTGCTCGGTGAGAACCTGACCGCACTCGACAATCTTATCGACTACATCAGATTTGGTCATTGGGACCGAAACACCACCATCGGCTCCAAGCGCGATGTTGGCACTGATCAGACCGGCCGAGTTACCCTCATTCGAAGAATCAGGGTCGGTGTAGATGGTTGCCAACACATCTCTATCAATGCTTATCTTCATCTGGCGCATTGCGACTTCCGACCACTGATCATGGTACTGCTTGAGATCAGTCTGGGCATCATCAACGATGTTCGTGGCGAATGACCACGTTTTGCCCTTGTTGATCTCTAGAGTTACCGGAGTAGCCACGGGCTGCTCGTAGTCAAGGGTCATTCCCTTGGTATGATCATTGATCGTGATGTCAGGCAGAGAGCGGATCTCAACCGTGTCACCTTGAGCCTTGATCTCGCCTTCGTAATCAGTATTGGAGATAGCCCCAAATACTGTGTTCGTGTAGAACTTGACGAGCATCTTACCACTATAAATAGTGGGGATGTACTTCATTGTCGACGTGCCGATGTCTCGGATACCTGCTGCTTCTGGATATGCACTTCCCATAATGTCTCTCTCTTTCCAGACCCACGCGCCGACAGGAAACTACCTGCCTTCTAGGATTCGTCCCTCAACGTAGGCCTTATCTATTAATGCTTCTTGGGCTACTTCCTGTTCTGCAGACATAGGAGAACCATCAGCGTTTTTCAGCCGACCTTCCCTCTGTGCCTTGTAGAAAGCAACCGCCCTAGACTCTGGAATACCCTGTTTCTTTACGGGTTTCCCCTCAGTTGGCACTACGCTCGACTTTGCGGGTCGAATCTGTGCCTTAATCTGGTCTGACGCCTCGGGCACGTCTGCCAGGAATTTGTTCATCAAATCGACAATACCCTTGGTATCGCCAATCGCCATAAGAGCCTGTCCTTTTGCCCCATACGTTGCTCCTGTCGCGCTTTCGGGATCAGCACCTTCAAGCCAATCAACCCAGAGAATATCGGAGTTAATCTTTATCGCTCCTGGCATCAACTCTTCGACCTGGGCCATAACCCCAGATACAGCACTATCTGAATCGTCATCTTCCTGACGGCGTTCTATGGCGTCTATACGCCTAGTTAGCTTTAATGCCTCTTGCGCGGCTTCACGCTTTACCTTCTCAATGCCCTCTTCTGCCATACCTTTAGCCATTCTGACTTCCAGGGAACCTTCCTCCCCGTCGACGGCCTCACGCTCATCTTTATTGAGGTATCTCAAATGCGCTGCTACTCCTGGCTCCGCGGGAGCTACGTGCTCCTCTGGTCTATTCTCCAGTTCCGCAATACGATCTTTGAGAGCGGCCATTTCTTCGGCCTCTGGCTTCTGAGAATGGATCATGCCTTGTAGAGTCCGATTTCTGTGCTCGGCCTCTAATAGCCTCCGTTTCAGGTCTACAAGACTCTCGACCGGTTCACCCTCTTCCGCTACTGGTGCGGGTGCTAGGGTAGCTTGGTCGGGAACTGCAGCCGCTACGGGCGCTGGCTGTTCATCCTCTTCTGGCTGCTCGATCACATGATCTAGGACCGGCTCTGCAGGAGTTCCTTGCTGTGACAAGGCCTCTTGTTCTGCTGCCTGATCTATCTCATCCTGTTCTGCTGCCTGTTGGGCTTGTCTTGGTATTGGTACTTCGTGTGCCATGGTGCTATTTCTCCCTATGCTCTGTTAGTAGTTTGCCAACGAGGAAAGACGGCTCATAAATGTATGCCTTCTTACCCCCCCGGCTCTGACATTTCAGTGTGCACTTCATTCTTACTTCAATCCGTTAAGTCGTTTTCCTTCCGCGGCCCTTGCTCTGACCAAAACTGCGGAAGAATTATCGATCATCTGCAAAATCTGTTTCATGTTCAGGGACATCCCTTTGCCGACGATAGCCAACTCGCCAAGCAATCCTTCGTTCTTGTCCCTCTGGTCGAGAAGCATTTCGGTCAACTCCTCAACGAAATACCTAAAATCCTGGCTTTGACCCATAAGCCTATTACACGCTTCGGCAAGATGTATTGCCTTTTGGTTCTTCGTCTCGTTGTTGTCTTGTTCTTTTGGCATAATGATTAAGCCCGGGGCCCCGCGAGGTAGCCCCGAGCCCGTTCATCCCCTAGTTGTACGTTGAAGATGCAATGGTCGACCACTTGCTATCAAGATAGGCCAAAGTGATAGAATCATACTGCGACAACACGATATCGGAGTTGAATCTATGAGTAGCTGCCGCCGATAGGAGCGTGATGTTCGTTGATCCTGCGGAGTTATTGAACAGAGTGACAACCTGTCCAGAGACACCGGCCGTAAGCGTCAAATCGTGAGCCGATGACGGTTCCATGATTATCATTCCAGCTTCTACACCAAGAACGGTAGCCGCACCGGTAACGGTCGAAGGAGTCAAAGTTCTCGACGCCGCCTGGGCTATAGAACCCGAAAAAGTAATGGGATCCTCAACCGAGATTGATGTGTTAGGGGGGAATTTGTGTATCTCCTTCACCCGGAGAAGCCTGATACCGTAATCTGCACGGTCAGCAAATGCCCCAACGGCCACGAATAAGCTAAGGATTCCAACTGCGATCACTGCTTTAGTCATTTTCTGCATGGTCTGTATCTCCTGATTGTTTACGCTGCTGCCCCGGCTTGTGCCTGGGCTTCTTCTTGAGTTGCTGCTATCTGAGCGTCCTGTAACTGTTGCTCCAACATTGCGACTTCTTCCTTGCTCCTGACCAGTTGCCCGGGGATATCTAAGGATTTAGCTGTTTCCTTGAGTGCCAACCTGCGTCCTTCCAGCCCCGTGAGCATCCTGTCTGTCTCATTATTGGTGGCGTTCAAGTATTCGACCCGTCTGGAATTCATCGACTCTTTAACGATCTGAGCCAATGCACCCCTCGCAACGATCTCGATGTCACCCTTAATGGACTCATCAGGCTCAAAGAGCATATTCCAATGGAACTGACGCATAATCACGTCTCTGATGATCTTGTCATCGACGCGACCTATCACCATCTTCATCCCCCTCGCAGCATTTGACATCAACATGGATAGGCCTCCCATAGTCCTGCCGGCCCCTCCAACATTGTCGTTTCCATGCGCGTATGACGGAATTCCTGTATAATCGTCGGCCATGTCGGCAAACTTCTGATAGACGCCCAATAGCTCCGCGGCGTTTATCTTTGGCTGGAAGAAGTCGATAGGCTTTAGCTGGCTGTTCATCTGGTTTGTGAACTGGTGAGTCTTGAAAGGGAAGAGATTGGTTATATCCTCGCCAGATGGGATCCTTCCTACATCATTGTAGACTACCTGGGGTCCAGATCCGACCGCCTCATTGTTCACTAGAGCCCTGATAGTGGCGTTACAGATAGATTGTAGGTCGGCCATCATCGCAGGGACACCCTTGCCCCAGAATGACCCGGGAATGACGCTCCAGGAAGCCTTAGAGTATGGTCTGCGGCCGAGTAGATCCTGGTTAAGACCGCTGTAGACCACGTAATCTCCAATAAGAATGACGTTCATCTCGTATTCCATGATAGGAATGATGGCATTGCCGTGGATATCCTTCTCCATGCCCTCTTTCTGGAGAGTTTCACCAGATACGGCGCCCCAGTATTCAAGAGCCTCCATCCAGTCGCGTTGCTCGATACGGTCTGGGCCGTGATCCTCAAGCTCCGATCGCTCTTGGTCTATGGCCGTCCATTCCCGAAGTCCACCATCACGATACAGAGAGAGAACAAGGTCTATCGCCTCGTCATTCCAGCCGGGGAGCCCCTTCATTTCGAGCAAACTGACTCCGCTGTACCTCATCCTCTCGATCAGATCACCGTCATCCATGCTTACTGCCCCTGCAGAAGGGTAGATGTCGAAAGCACTTGGACACTCAAACTCCTGGGCTATCTCATTCTTAACCTTCACGCCGGTCTTGCCGTTTACGAAGGTATATGCGAGAGCCGAGCGATTACGGATGATGGGGCCCTTGATAAATGCGGCCGGGAAGGTAACGAAATTGGTGATGAAGTCGGAGAAAGCATCCCGCCAACCGCCCTCTACTTGCTGATCGTGGATAAACTTATCCATCCTGGCCGCTCTGGTATCTGCCTCCATCTGGATAGAGTCTTCAATTTCGTCGCGCATACTGGCCGCAAGATCTTTGATTTGCTCGGGGGAGACTTGTTCTCCTCCCTGTTCCATGTGTTGCTGGACCTGGAGGAGGGTAGATTCCACGATGCCCTGTTCTATGTGCTGTGGAAGCTCGGGGAGGGGAGTAGGATCTAGCGACCAGGGCTTTTCTTGATCATCTGCCAGGATGTCGCGGAGCCATGCTTCCCCGGCGCGACACTTGAGCGCCGTAAGCCCCATAAAGACCTCTGTGCCGCCCTGCTCCATGATGGCAGCGTACTTGTCTGAGTCATATTCGCTCTCTCTTTGACGTAAAGCACTGAGAATACGCTCATCTACCCCACTTCGCTGGCGATGGAGCTTGTTCCTTTGCCAAGCATCCTTGACGTGAAGGGCCATACCGGCGATCTCGGGCTTGCTCTGGGCGTTGATCTCATCCTGTTTCGCCCTCTCAAGAGCTTCCTCGCTGACAAGCTGATCGTTGCTTTTGACGGTAAGCATACCGTAACGGGAAGTATTTTTCCCGGTGCTAACCTCTTTCAGTCCGATTGGATCTGGCATAAGCTGTTGTATCCCGACAAGAAAAGAGGCCGCACAGGGGTACAGCCCTGTACGGCCTCTTTGAAGTCAATCGCTACCAGGGGATCAGACCTAGCAGCCCTCGTCATATCTTGCTCAGTAGCAAATGGTTACATAGAAATATTTACGCATTAGAAGTCCCGCCTAAAGTTTCTTTCTCTCATTCAATGGAATAGACATAGCACGAAAACGCCTAAATTGCAAGCTTATTTGTACACTGAGCGTACATCGACGTACAAGGAATGTACTTACGACCAGCCTTTAGAGCTAATGACTTTGACATTTCGTCTTGTCTGGGAACCGCTTGATGGTAGCGCCGGGGTGCTGGAACCGGCAATGCCGCCGCCGCTGAGATACATTGCTCCGTACTGTAGGCCGTCATGGACGTCCGACCACGGATGCAACTTATCAGGCTCAGTGGTGAATTTCTCCCCCAAAGACGTCCTAATCCTTCGATATTTGTACTTTTGCGTGAATCCCTTCCTGAGAACCTTGCAATTCGGGGATAGCTGAAACCCTGCTTTTCCGTCTACCATACGGTTTAGGAAGCCGGCAACCGCCTCGCGCCGAGTAAGGAAGTTGTTGGTTAGGGCCATTTCTGTTGGTATTCCTGCAGCCTGTAGCTCTAGCAGACAGGTCAATTCGTCGTTTGCCTGGGCCCGGGAGTTACCGGCAGGATCTCCAACGCTCTTGATCACCATTCCCCCGTAGACATTGTTAAGATGGGGTTTTACTGCAGATGTAGCAAACTGGCGTATCCCCATATCATCGAAATCACCGTGACCGGAGCATATCTCATCGATTACACGTAGGACACCCTTCGGGGATAGCTGCATGATGGCAACACATGGCGTAAGGCCGAAGTCAAAGCCCAAGACGAGGGGTAGACCCCTGAAAGGCTCTAATACCTCTGCAGAGCAGTGGACATCATCCTTATACTCTGAATATACCGGCTTTCCGTCCATGGTCGATCCGTAGAATCCAAGAAGAAACACATTTATCCAGTCTTCCCCTACACCGGCCGTAAGATCTAGCCAGTAGCTAAATCCAGCGTTTTGGTTGTTTACATTCTCTGCCGCGGAGTACCGGGGATCCTGCCCCCTGTTGGGCATATAGATGGTTGGATCGCTCTTCTTTTTCTTTGGCATGGGAAGAATGGCTGGCGGCTGTGACCAGAATCGGTGATTTAGCGGCCTTTCGACCTCTGCAAGGTTATGCCACCAATGCTCTGTATCTGGCGGGTTGGTGTCCATGATGACACCGGCCCAGGTGTACCCACCATCCCTCTTGGAGGGGAATCGACGGGTGCGGCCCCTTGCCATCGTGAAGATATTCCATATGATTTCACAAGCCTCATTGATCCAGGCGCCGGTCAAATCCAGTGATTTGAGCTTCTTGACATCATCATCATTGTCTAGCGCAAGGAAGATGAATTCCGCTTGAACTTCCGTTCCGTCAGGAAGGTTCATCTTGAGATAGGCATGGATCGGGGCAGTCCTGTTTACCCGGAGGGAGTATCCTTCGAACTCCCCCTCGGGTATCCATTCCAGGAATGTATTCAGGGTTGTATCCTGCAGTTCCGGATAAGTGTTCCTGATTATGGCCCACTTGGTCCTACGTTTCCCCCTGACCGCCTTTTGCTCTTGGGCCCTGCAGAACAGTTCCCACACGCACATTACAGACTTCCCAGAGCCAATAGGCCCCTTTATTCCCCTGATAAAGCTATTATCAGCATGGAATTCAGTAGCAGTTTGCTCTGCCACATAGACGATTTCCCTGTCTTCATCGTCATCAAATTCGAAGTCTTTAGCCATAATGTTGCTCTATACTGCGTTTTCCTGTTCTTTTCGCTTGTTGGCCGTCACGATCGAGGGGTTGATATGCTTCTCGACCTGACGAGACACCTTGTCCAGGTGGTCGTGACCGCCGCCGTCCCGGGGCTTCTCGCTCATAGTGCCATCCTTCTTCATGGCAAAAGAGACTTCCCCCGTGAGATCGTCAACTATCCGATACTGGCCGGTCTTATCGTCCTTGGCTACATGAACCAAACTCTCAGTCTTCTGCTTCGACATCTTTTTCCTCCTCTGGTGTTTCTGGTTTATCTGGATCTTCCTCTGGCTGTTCTACCATCCTTGCCCCCTGCTGATACAATTCGGCCACGGCCTCCGGTGGTAGCTTGATCTCATCTACATCACTGCAGAACGGGACTACGTGGGCACATACCTTTGCGAGTATCAGGATAGCCTCTTCGGTTCCCGGGGAGATAACAAGATTCAGCTTCTCATGGTGCTCTGCCGAGAAGTACAGTATCTCCTTGAATACCTTCTCCATGATCTGAATATACTCGATCGCCGCAATGTTTCTCTTCTCAGAGGCCACATACTGCTCTTGCGTCTCTCGTAGCAGCACCTTCAAGGTCTTCTTCTTGATCGGTATGATGATGTTGGTTTTCTTCTTAGCCATTCTCAATCCCCCTATAATATATCCATCCAGCAATACCTATCATAACAAGAAACACAATCGATATAACTACTATTGGCAGTATGATTCCCATGTTTACTTGATCTGCTTGCCCTCTACGCCTCGGGCCTGACGGTCTGCTGTTCTCTTTTCAAGCCACATTAGCGACTCTTCAAGGTTGGTGATCACGATGGCATTCTCCCTGCACGGGAATTTGCCCTGTAGGTATTGCATCCTGTCGATCAAGACGCGCAGTACCTCTTCGTTGGTCGTTCCGTTGTGGACCGTCTCTAAGACTCCACCCGCTGACCCTTCTACAGGAACCTTTTCGATGAACTGGATGACGTGCTGAGTATCGTCATGCTCAAAGTTATCCATGATGTATTTGTGGCCCTCTGTCAGTACCTTCATGCTTGCTACCTTTCTGGCCTATTGGCCTCTATTTAACCGTGATTATTGTAAACTCAGTCACCACTCCCTTGTGGAACTTCTGCAGCTTCTTGACTACACCTAAGACAATACCTTCCTCGCTGGCTGCTCGTATATTCATCTGAGTGCCACCACTTGAGTTGATATTCCTACCGCCGACACGCTTCTTTACCACATAACTCACATGAACATCATACGTCTTCATCGTTCTCCTCTAAACAGATGACCGCCAGGGGCAGGTATTATCTTCAAGAACAACGCATTTATGCCAAGATAGCCGTCCACGAATGGGCATTACGCCCCGCGCTTCCGGTTGATCCTTGAATTGTCTGTGCTCCTTGAACATATTCGCCTTTGCCCACCAGCGGCCAGATTGTTGCCTATTAGCTGCGAAGCTTTCTTCCTCTGACCAAAACTGATCCAACTGACTGCCCAGGCTTCTTCTTGGAAACCTTCTTTTTGGCTGCAGCGTCTTTCTTAGCTGCGCCGGCTTTCTTCTTGGATACTATGGCTTTGGCGTCGTAGACGCTTTCTCCACGTACTTTACGCCTAGCCAATGGCGCTACGGTTGCTCCCAAGACCTTCTGCACTATATTACCTCTGCGTCTACGCTGAACCATGATGCCTCCCTATTCGTGATATACCATCGCCAGGAGCGTACTGCGCTCCTTCACATTGCGCTGGTTGTTCCAATTCAATCCACAGACGAACAGATAGAAGACCTGTCCTTCCTTGGGTTCGAAGTCTTTGAGGGGGGATTGAAATACTCGCTTGTTGCCGCGGTCGGACTTGAATAGCTTCTTTGATTGGACAGTCTGGCCGGCGAGTAGCCATTCACCTATCCCACCGTACCATTGACCATCTATCTCTGTTACCCATCCAATACACGCATTGGGGTTGTTATGGATAGCTTGCGTCTTTGGGTACGCCTTGATCCGATCGTGGCCCTCAGACGTCATATAGCCCCAGGAAACGCTATCTCCTTGGCTGATCGATCCTACCGAGATACCGATAGTTACCGGCCAGTCTCCAACATTCTCGCTTCCGGAGGATATCCAGTCCACATTTGACCACTCGAAAGGCAGTTCTTCGGTGGATCCGGTGTTATCGTCCTTACGGGGTCTTCCAAAGATATCGTAGAACGACTCCTGGCTAGGGATGATGTTCTTTAGGCTCTCCTTAGCCTTCCTGGCGTCACGCCACTTGCTCTTAGGGATGTACGCGCAGCCTGACAAGAGTATCAGGGCCAATAGTGCTAGTGGTATTCGCTTCATTTCTTCTTTCTCCGTTTCAGTTTGGCCTTGTAAGCCTTCCACTGTTTGTATGCCTCTGTGTCTACCACACACCACGCCGCTGTTGCTTCTTGGAGGGAAGAAGTGAATTGAGCGTGAGTCATAAACATTACTGTTGAATCTGACGTTCTTGACCTCTCCCCAGAGCTTTTGAATCTCAGGCCACGGGCAACTAACATAAACTCCATGAATTCATGGATTGCCGTATCCAATACATCTGCCCACAATTCCTCACCAAACCCGATAGATACAGTTGGTCGTTCACCGTCAGGAAAAGAGAAGTTACCGCCAGACCGTTCTTCGAAGTTAACCTCTACAGAATGAAGTCCTAGCTCTACTATCATAGGTTTCTTCACTTCTTCTCCTCAAATTCGCTGTAGTTTAGACACTTCTTGCATCTGCGGGGATGGGCACAGCCTTTAAACTTCCTTTTCTTGTCCGGATTCTTCCTCATGCAGAAGTCGGTCCCTTGGGCCCCAGGATACAGATTTCGGCTCTTGGAGTTGCCAGATACCCCTGATCGCGGGTCTATCTCCATACCGCCCGGGCTTCCGTCTCCAACATTCCCGACCGCCCGGACATTCATCCTCGGCGCCGGCTTCTTCTTTTTCTTTGGCTTGCTGATCGTCTCGTATGGCATCTGGTTTCTCCTATATTCGGTCCACATTTACTATGATTTCGTCCGTTGCGTCCTCGATCGCTCCAGACACTAGCCTGTTCTCAAAAGTCCGGGGAGTGAAGTTCTTCTTGATCTTTCCCCTGGGATCCAGAAGAGCGTTGGGCTTAACGTGCTGGATTGCGTCAGCGTCCAACTGGGAACACCATTTCCCCTCAATCTCCCAGGGGAGGGAATTCACGAACCTAAACACCCACATTCGCAATACGCTGTTGATCGGGTACGGTATCCCCATCAGCTTGCACCGAGCATACTCGGAGATGGCAAACTTCTCTGCAGTGGTCAATCCCTTCACGCGCCAGATCCGGACGATGATGTAATCCCTATGGGTCTTGGGGAGATTCATCTTGTGCTCGTACTCGGCAAGCTCGGTCAGCTTAGACACTGGCATAACAGCTTCCGCGATCTTGAACCGCTCGGAAGGGTGGTCGAATACTGACAAAGCGTTATGGTTGGTGAAAGAGCCAAGTGTCCCGCGTATGGTCCTACCACCAACACCAAATGAACGAACAGAGATTACTAATCCCGGTTCCATTGTCGACATCTCGAATATCAGCATAATTATCCCTTTTTCAAACGGCGAATCTCTATTTCGTACTGTTCAAGTCTGGCATGGAGCCCTAATGCGCGTCTACGCCATGACAATCTACGCCTTAACCAGTGAAAGCCGCCATGCTTCAAGAACGTATCCTCATACGGTGTTCCACACCACGGGCAAAACTTATGGTGAAGATATTCTCTTGGCGTCTGACACTTCTTCTTTGGGCAACGTACACTCATAGCACTCCAAATATGAACTTATCTTCCACAACACAACCGCCAAAGACCTTGATCTTGGTGATATCTATTCTCATCGATATTTGCGTCCAGACGATATCGGCAATACGATTATAGTCATTATGCGGCACCTTCTCAAGACCATGTAGGATGATCTCATTGTCGCATACCAGTGTTTCGCCGCCTGGGGCCCGTAGTTTGCACCCCAGCTTGTCGATATGCTCAAAGGAGTCCATCACAAGTGAGAGCATGGGGTTAAGCCCTGGTACTGTTGTCATCTTGCCGTAGATGATGGTGGTGAGTAGTTTACTATCCATCTGATGTTTCCCCTAGATAGGTGTCTGAATTCATAATGTCCTCGAGAGTTTGAGGGATAACGTCAGCATTGGATTGCGGTCTTATCCTCCCCTGGGTCTTGTAGACCCCATCAATGGTGTCGAGCATTACAGCCTTCAACCGTTCTTTGTCGGCATTATGCTTGCATCCCACATTGGCGAACAGCGTAGCGAAGATGTCTAGGGCATTATTGGCGTCACAGCCATTCTCATGTAAGAAAGCCTGAATCTTGATCATAAGAGATAGATACTTCTGGCCCTTGTCGCTGTTGTTAGGAACGTGCTTGGTATATTCATTATCATCTGGCGGCAACGACATCAGTGTTCCTCCTCATCAATTCTAACCTTTCATCAAGAAAACGGTCGATCTCTTTACGTAGACCATTCGCTTGATCCCCGTGCCGGCATCGTTCAAGCCGGTCACTGCGATTCTTGATATCCTTGTCGACATCCTGAATTGTTCGCGGAATCGCCGGCATTACAGTATAACCTTTCCGTCACTGGGCGTTGATACCATCTGGCAGACAATCAGTCCGGTACAAATTCGGCATAGGTGGGCATCCACCGTCGATATATCTCCTACATCATTCATCTGGACACCCTCAAGCTTGCTCCCGGGCTCAATGTCTTCATCGTAGTTGTCACCGCATAGGTTACATTCTAGCATAAAAACCCATCTCTCACCCACGGAGCGCACACAGGAGCACTCTCAGTTGTATTGTCAGGTTCTTCTCCAGCATATTGCGATAGACAGTTCACCCGGGCAGTTAGATACTCCCAGAAACCCATCCTGGGGGCTGTAGAAGCATGACACTCGGCCATAGAAGGGTGCATCTCCTTGATCTGCCACGTATCCAGTCCCGTGACTTGGTGACAATGGAGGCAGTGCCCGATAGGCCACGCCCCGTTAAACTGGTGTTTTCGCCTCATGTATTAACCTCAAAACCGCACTCAGAACACGTCAGCACTACCTCAGTACACGCCCCGCAAGGAGCATTTCCAGTATGACAAGTGCAATTACGCGGAGAAGGGTAAGCCATAACCCCTTTGCACCCATAACGGCCGCACACATCATCTTCACTATTACCGGCTAGGGACTCCTTCAACTCCCGTAGTTCATGGTCGGCCTTGATGAACTTGCGCTGCATATCTCGCATACCATCGTAGTCCTTGCGGCCCTCTTCGACAGCTTTGGTCAACTCTCTCTGGAGACTACTGACAGTGCAACCATGGGACAAACCACAGGCCAGACACTTGAGCCTAGTATCTTCCATTACCTTTTTCAGAGCTACATTCTCGTCAGCCAACCGCCGCACTTCCTTTGACTGGCTGCAGTTCAAGCAGTCTGTCGTGTCTACTGGGATAGCCAACAGTTCGGACATCTTCCTGTTGTTCGAATCCAGCATCACGTTCTTATCGTGTAGCTCCTGGCCCTTGGTGAGAAGGTGGTGATTATCGTCCCTCAGTCGCTTGATCTCCTCGGATTGTTTATGGCAGCGCAATACGCCGTCATCACCAATACAGGCCGCAGGAGTCTTGTCTACGAATATATCTTTGCCGGGACCGCAATCAAGTTTCTCACCGGCATCTGGAGCGTCGACAACCTCCTCAAACTGGTCAAGCATCCCTCTACGGTCAAAAGAGAAGTTTACCTTAGTTCCATCGCAGGAAGCCAGGAGCATACCTTCAACCTCTTCCCAGTGTTTAGGCTCAATACGCCGATAGATGTTTCCTGTACCTATTCCTGGTATAATCCGGAACCGCTCTCCGATCGCTGGAACCCACATACCTTTCTCTGGCTCTTTCGCTGTCCGGAGATCGTTTACGACAACGCCACCCTCCAGGCTTTCTAACACTTTTCGCATGGTAGCTTCATCTTCATCGTCTATTACATCTAAAGTCCGAGCTTCGCCCCAAGACCGATCCTTCCTGCCGTCACTGAAACTTAACAACCCCTTGTGAAGATATTGCCTATGGGTAGGATGGCAAAACAAAACCTTTTCTCCGCGATTCTGAACGCTGTATTCGCTGCAGGTGATCTCCACAACATCAGGAACGGGCTCCGCTTCCGCTGGGAACTGCATCTCATTGGTCCGAAAATGCCGGTATTTCCTGCAATTCATCGACTCGGAAGTAGCGCCACGCTCGTAGGGTATCTCCTTCGTCATGCAGTAATACCGGTCCAGGGCCGCATTCGCGCAGGTTGAGCAGTTGAATGTCTCTTTCTCTTCCACGCGCCTCAGAATGAACCGAGGAATGTAAGTATCCTCCAAGGATGACACGATAAGCCTAGTCTTCTCATGGAAAAACGGCTCCCCACGCTTCGGGTTGCGGAATTCGCCGGTAGGTTCCAATTTCATAAAGGCCATTAGCGCTTCTTCGTGACCATTCAAATGCAACTTCATCTCATAACCCCCATTTTTCAACAGTTCTTCTCTATGCCGCTCACTCGTTGGTATATACCCATACGTCTGACTGATACCGAACAATTTCCCGCAATCGTGCCCAGGAAGGCCAGGATACAGTATTGTCCGATCACTCTCAGGAATCACTCCACTCAGATCCGCGCTCGGGTACGTCACGGGCTCATACTGCATCTTTGACCGCATATCCGACTGATATAGCTCGTAACTATCCAAGCGCCCCATCCCAGGCAACAAATCCCTCATCCCCGCAGACATACCCCTTCCGAAAATATCCCTACGCTCCTTCACGTTCCCAGGATTGAAATAGTGCATATCGCACGAATCGCAAGGTTCTCCTATCGCCAGTCCATGCCGGCCAACGCGGGGCTCTCGGGAACATACTCCACCCACTTGCTGTGAAAATCAACTCCGTACATCCAGAAGGCGTATCGCTCCATGTAGCTACAATCAGAACACACGCGGCACGGGCAGGGACTCTTCCGCAAAATATCGTACATCCACTGAGAACCGCACTTCGGGCAGCAACCGTCCACGGAATCAGCCAATTTCTGCTCAAGCGCACATAATTCGTCCTGCAAGGCATCAGACGCCGGTACTTCCATATCACAGAGAATGTCCCTCAAGCGGCCCACCCCCCCAAGACTATCCGCTGGTCGAATTTTTTCAGACTCCTCTCTTTCTGCAGACAGACGCATTACCGACTCAAAGGTACTCTCTCCACAAAACTCTGACCCCGGCGCCGCAACAGACTCTCTGATCGAAATTTTTGGAACCTTGCCTATCCGAACCTTATCCTTCCTATCCCCCTCATCTTCCGTGCCAATTTCTGTCAACTTAGAAAAAATACTGTACCCCAGCTTGGGAAATAAATTATCAGGAAACCGCGCGTGTAAAGGGGAGATATTATTAGCGGGTGGGGGTCGAAGCGCGAATGGTCCCGCCCCCCCCTTCGTATTGTGTTTTGTTTTTGCCGCTGCTCGTTTTAGTGCCTCTAGTAATCTGGCTCCTTTGATCTCGCCGTGCTCTCCCCCTGTCTCTCCTTTAGATGATGGTACACGGATTCCTAATCCATGCACCGTGCTGCTATTCCTTAGTGTTTTACTCTTCTTCATCATCTTGACCCGTATTTGACCCAGTTTCCTCGGCTTCGACGTTGATTGTCTGTTGTGCGGAGTGATCGACGCCTATCGAGGTGAAGCTGATCTTGGCTCCGACATTGATCTTGATGTCTGCCTTGTCCTTGTACTTGGGATCGTTAGCCTTTAGAGAGAGCTCTAGGCATTTGTCCGAGTATCTGCGGATTACCCCGGCGAAGACGCCATTGCGATAGATCTTCTCCTCCCAGCCCACTGTGCCTCTCTCATGCAAGGCGTCTTCCATCTCATGAAGCTGCACTGCCCTCATACATTCGCGCGATACCTCGTAAATCTCCCAAAAGCCTGGATTATGTGCCTTTAATGACTGGAGCTGTGCCCAACCGATCTCGGCCTCTGCAGCCGCTTTCTTGAATGTCATGCCCTGTGCAGTCAGCCATAGGAAGTGTGCTGTTCGGGCGCGTACGCGAGGCGTGGCGTGAGTCAAATACCTCTTTAATCTGGTAGCAAGGGGTTTATGAGTCTTTTTAACAAGCAGGTTGATGTCGAAGGCAGGGGTGTTTTTTTCTGTGAGACTGGAGTTGTTGGAGTCTTGGGAGTTGCTATCGGTATTAGCAGGTAGATTGTTGTCTGATTTAGCCATGAATCCTAATATCTCCCTATTCTCTTAGTGATATACCCCGGAGCCCCTATATTCCCCTGATGTTGCATTATTTGCTGCAGTTGGTTGTAACTGTGCTTGTTTTATTAGCGTAAACGTCCTGAGAGGGCCTACACGGGGTTTGAATGAGAAGGCGCTTGTGATTGTACAGGGGTAGACTGGTGGATTCTGGGGGATATGTCATAGAGGCACCACGAAGTTGACTAGGTGAAAGAGCCCTTGTGCTATAGCAGGGAACACGATAGCCATGATCTCAGATATGGCGTAGACAGCGACAACCCACACGGCAAAGCGGATGGAAGTCAACTCGTCTCGGATGGCTCGCAGCCGTTTCCTTGTTTCGTGGTCTTGCATTAGAATGGGCACTCCCCGAAATCGGTGCAGTTGTACGCCTCTGTGTTGTCGTTCTCGTCTGTGGCGTGGGTCGGATCTTTATGAGGGCAGACGCGCTTACCGTCCTTCCAGCACTCATCACATTGTCGGCTGGAGGCTTCGGGCTCTGGCTCCCATTTGTCGCAGACTTCGGAGTATGTGGTCTTGGGGCATTTTGAGGCCAGACAGTTGTGGCAACCTTGTCCATTCTCTACCGAGGGCGGCTGGTCGCTGTCCGTGAATCGGCAGGAAGTACAACCGACAAGCGCAACAGATCCGTCTGGCCGCTCTAAATAGAAGTCAGCATCTTTGTCTATTGCGAGGAGTATGCCATGCTCTACCTTTTCCGATCTTGCAGCTTTCCCGATACCACCCGACGATACCCAAGAGACAGGCCTACCAAGAGGCCAGACAGGACCGGAGTTGTCACCGGAGATGACCATTGACGGGCCAACGGGCTCTATTGCTGGGTTTCTGCTCATTTTGCGGGTATTTCCTCGGTTTGGGGCTGTATTAGGCCTATACGGTCGTAACCGGACGATGGGGCCCAGCGGTAGCAGGGAACACCATAAGAGGCTAGGGCAAGCATTACGGCTCTCTGGTGCTTGCGTAGTCGGCGTGTTCTGCGAGGCATGAGCTCGACACAGGCTATTTCGCAGCGTGGCTCTTCTGATTCGGATATGGGGCGAGTAAGGAAGAAGTCAGGCCAACCCTTCTTGGATACAGTCCATCCTTGACCATGGGCTTGGAGGGCGAAATCAGCCTCTACGCCAGATAGCGGTGTCTTGCTGTTGGGCATCTCTGAGATCAACTCGACCATTCTGCCGTGGGGCAGTTCGGAGCGTTGGGGGATGTCAGCGGTAGGGTCTGGATTCGCGGGGGAGGATACTACGAGGTAGACATCTTGTGTGAAGCTCTGGGGTCTGCCGGTGTCTGGGAGTTGATCCTGGATAGCGTCGAGTGATCTTCGGAGCCAAGTACGAAGGCCTGGGATAGTGAGATTGTGTGTGATGCTCGTCTGCATCTGCATGATAGGTCTTGGATCTGCCATTCTTCTCCTACTACTACACTGAGCCCCTTGTTCCCCTAATGTTGTATTATTTTACACACTCCCTTTCAACGCTCCAGATCTTTCTTCACTTTATTGCATTTAGTGGTTTACTTTGGTTTGCAATAGTGTATGATTCTCGTATGGTTACAGTATGGAACAACGATAGCAGCACGAAACAAGGAGAGGCATGAAGATCAAGGAGCTAAGGAACATCAGACGGTTGCAGAAGATCATCAGAAAAGCCAAGAAGGATCTGGCACGGAACGGAGAGCTCACCCGTCTCCTCGGCAAGCCTGTCTATTCCGAGAACATCAGACTCGCAGAGCTCAAGCTAGATTCACTCCGAGCAGCATAGGGGATAGATATGAAAGACACAGCCACATTAAGCGAGAATTAATGGCAGGACAAGCTCAGTGGCAGCACAAACCCTCAGACAGTGATAATGGCCGATCGGTCAGGTTCAAGGTCTGACGCATTCGCCGCAGTCCTGCAAGCGATCGATAATGACCGAGTAATGCTTAAACTAGAGGGAAGGGCATAACAATGGAACTTCTAGCAATACTCACAGCCTACGCAGTCGCGGGGCTATATCTCAGAAACAAGTACAGCACAAAGGGGAAAGCATGAAGACAGGATCACACACACCATGGGGCCCAGCACAGACAGTTAAAGAACTCGCACCTGGAATCACATCAGTAACTACGTCAGGACACGGCGGCATCCATCTGGACAAGGCACACCAAGACCTTGTACCGGTATTGACAAAGGAAACCAACTGGCTCGGCTCTACCGAATGGTTCGAAGAGGACTGCGACTGGTGCATCCCATTCGTCCTGTTTGAGTCTGAGATACTTGAGCACGGTGACGATTGGTCACGCGAGACGATCAAGAACAACTGGCACACTACCTCGGCACAACGTAACCACCCCAACCTAAAGGTGACAGCGTGAAGATCAAAGTAAGATTACAGACGGATAAACCGACAAGCGAACTGCATATTTATGACAAGGATGTTGCAGGGGAGTATCAGATAGAGATTCCAGACGATACTCCAAGGGAGGAGATCTCAGAGGTAGCTCTTGATCTATTCCACGGGACAGTTCCTATCAAGGTGCTCGATGATTTCTGGATAGAGGTCATTCTTCCAGAAGAAGGAAGGATATACATTCTAGGCGTAGATTCAAATAATGATGATGAATGGCTATCGGAATACCCTACTAGGCATGAAGCTGACGAATCATCTGATGAATGGTGTGAGGTATATTCTACGTCCCTGCGGCTTGCGTTGCAGACCTATGAGCTAGCCTTTGATTGCTGGCAGATAGGAGAGAAGTGGCTAGAACGGACACAGGCAAACGCCAAAAGGTTTGCAGCCAAGCAGGAAGCAGAGCGTGACTACCTAGAAAAGAAGGATGCTTCTCGTATTGCTCTGCGGGAATTCATCGCAAAGAGAAGAGAGCTAATGCAAGAGGCTGACAGACGAGCCAACCGAGAAATGGGAGATCGGTACAGAGCCAAGAGCGCATTAGCTCTTGAGGCTGCAAAGAGGTATGAGGCTTGGTGTGATTCCATAGATGAAGTAAATCACTACCCAAAGTCTGACGAGGAAATAGGGTATTGCAGCGAGTGTCAGACTCCTCTCCGAATACAGGCGATGTATCAGAGCAGTGTAGGGATGTGTAAAGGCTGCTCTGATGCCAGTGATGCGCAAAGGGCGGCTGCTCCTACACTTCTGGCAACGCTAGAGGAAGTCCAGTCGATTATATGCCGTAGCAAGAAGTTCACTGTTAGAAAAGACTTCCACCTGTTCAATATCATGGCGGCAGCAATCAAAGAGGCAACGGTATGAGCATCGAAGCTACGGCAAAGGTATGGCTGCAATATAAAGATGGCAAGTGGACTTTCGCCTTCACTGCTCCAATCGTAGACGATATAGGCATTGAACTTTACGACAACACCCAAGGCAAGGAGATCCAGGCCACTAGCGACGAGAGGCTTAACGAGTTATCTAACGAAGCGGTGGACTTCATCAACGCGCACCTACGACCAGAAGACTAAGAAAGGAACACATGGCAGATAAGACAGACAAACCAAAGGCCAGATCAATCTACCTACCGCCCGAACTGGCGGCATGGATAGAAGAAGCGGCCAAGAGGCAGGATCGCTCCCAGAACTGGGTGATGGTCAACAGACTCACTAAAGCAATGAACGAGGACAAGAAGGGACGGAAGAAATGATTGAAGAGAAGAAAGAGGGCGCGACATTTAGCCCCAAAGGGATAATGACAAAGCTGTTTGGTCCTCCTCCAATGGCAACGGCGGGGATGCCAGAGCCACGGAAGAAGGAAGATCCGCTAGAGGGCGTAGACATAGCGGTAGAGTATCAGTTGATACAGGACAAGCGGTCAGAGCTTACGGCGTATCAGCGGCGGGAAGTGGTCAAGAGAATGGAGAAGCACCGCAAATGAAGTCATTGAACAAGGAAGGCCACGCGGTAATGGATATGCTCCTGGAGATGATGTGCGGTAGTCAGCACCTAACGATCGACAACACGGAAGAGACATTCATGCCGGTAGTGGTCGAATTGATAGGGTTGTGCAAGCTCGGGGAGTTAATCTCTGTTGCCCACTACGGGGAGAGTAACGGGGATGCTATGCGAGATCCTGACATGGTGTTTCTTCACGCCACGAAGACGGACGCGAAGTATTACCCTACCTCCTATCGCAACGACTGGATAGGGCGCGACGAGGAGTCAGTAATCTTCGATGATAAGGGGGAATGGACAGGATACCGCAAGAGGATGCAGAAAGATCACGCTGTATTCGCGGGTAAGTGGATGCTAAACATCAAGAGACAACAGAAGATAACGGCGGCGAATACCGCCAAATGTGTCAAACAGATAGCAGAGCAGGATAAGGAGGAGGACGAAAACAGATGACAGCGACAACACCATACGGAAGGCTTGTAGATCTATGCAATGGACATGACGTCATTGTGATCAGTCGAAAGAATGGAGTAGTGACAGGGGAAGTCAACCCGAGGGATGGGGAGCGGTTCCCCCTCATGCCAATCAATTCCAAGTATAGCGAATGTGCAGTGCTCGACTTCGGGGATGGAGCTCACCTCCAACACGCGGAAAACCTTGCCCTGTCAATCCTCTCTGTATGCGTGGATAGGACACTAGCCGAGGACTGGTCTTATCAGTTCGTGGTGGAATACCTTGTGCACCAGAATGACGATACTTGGAAGATATCCGCTCTGGCAGTTCAACAGTGGTGTCAACTCAAAGAAGGGATATAGGATTATGCTAATTCTAGGGATGTATCCAAACAGTCGTATATACATTGGGCCCGATATAACAATAACGGCTCTTGAGCACGATAAGAAGACGGGCAACTTCAAGGTAGGGATAGAGGCACCGGATGATGTGGTAGTCCTACACGAGAAGCTTGTGCACGGACTCTCACCGGAAGAAAGGGAGAAGGCTTTCACGCCTAAGACATGAAAGCCTCCGAAGCCATAATGACGGCGCTCTTCTTCCTAGTCCTGGGCGGGATGATCTTCCTGGGCTTGGCTCTGTAGAGCTTTCTTGATAATTGGCAGGTTGAGAAGGGGTGCTTCAAACTCGGGTGCGAGTTGGAGCGCCCTTTCTGTTGTCTCCAAAGCTGCATCTAGGAACCCAAAACGATAGTACATTGCCCCGAGGTTAGATAGAACATGGATATGGGAGGGGTGATAGAAAGCCGCCTCCTGGTAGAGGTAGAAAGCCGCCTCGTTGTCACCCTCTACCACAGCAATATTCCCAAGGTGCCAATCAACTGGCGCCGTGTATGGGTCAATAGTGTAGAACGGGGTACGGGCCCTGAGCATACACGCCTTTGATTCATCGAACTTGCCCCGCTGGAACAGTCTAACACCATCCATGGCTGCAATCTCAGACTCCATGCGCGAGATAAGAAGACCGCCGCAAAGACAGATGATCATTCCGATGATGCTTACCGTGAGAGAAGCGCCAGGAATAGAGTAGGTCTTGCCCTCATGTTCCCTCTTACTGAAATCCGCATAGTTAGAGAAGGGATACATTGAAGACGCTAGAATCACGATGAACAACATCATGTGAGGGATCCGCTCGTATGGGAAGTCGAAGAAAGACACAACCATGAACCCTACAAGGCCATAGATCAGGCAATAGCTCCAACATTCCCGACCAAACAGACAATCCTTGGCTTGCTTCACCGCCTGACGGATGGACACCAAGAATAGAGAGGCGTACAACAGAAGCCCGACGATACCCGTCTCTGCCATGACCCAAAGGAAATCATTGTGGGGCCGTATGCAATGCGTCATTCCTGCAGCATCCCAACCGTAACCAGGAAAGGCTATCTTCCAGTTGCCCGATCCGGTCCCGAAAACTGGATGATCCGATATCAGTTCTATTGTCTGTGACCAAATAGCCAGCCGAGGCTTGATAGACCAATGCAAATTGACGATGGAGAGTTGATTGATAACGATGTCCTTGAATAGGAAGAAGACGCACAGCAAGCCGACCACCCCTACCATCGCCAGGAGCGTAGCCGCTTTCCATCTACGGTTGAAAAGAAGGGTGATCAGCACGGCAATGGAACCGACTGCCATGCCCAGCCATACGGCTTTGCACTGAGACACAAAGATAGCCAGTCCACACAACACCAGTATTCCACCAAAGAGCAGTATTTTACTTCTCCAGGCCACGATGCACCGGTATAGGACAAAGGGGCTGCAGAGGAACAGGAACGAGGCAAATAGGTTCTTGTTTGCCATGGTCGAGACACTGCCGGCAGTAGCAACAGGAATGAAGGGGATCTTGACTCCGTAGTATTGAAGTATGCCTATTATGGCATGGACCCCGGCACACAGAGCAATCGCCCCGGCAATATCAAACCTAAGTCCTGCTCTTCTGGTAACAATAGAGTGGGTGATGAAGAAGAAGGTTGCCAGTATCGATAGCCGAGCGATAGAGAACAGCCACTCCTGGCCGTTGATCGCGTTCTTGACGGATATGATGTTCACCGCCAGGAAGGCCAAGAATATCAGGAGAACCGCGGATAGGCTCCTCTTACGCCCCTTCAAGTCCAAAAAGAACAGAAGGAATAGGCTGCACATACACAACATCATCAGTTGCGGCAGTAGCCCGATGTCTCCAGTCTGAGAAGAGAACACGGACGGGACCACAAAAAGGGTGGTCAAGAATAGCATTTTGGTCATTCTGTCTTTCATCTGTCTATTTACCTCCTACTGTCGTAGTGGAGGGTGAATCACTTGGCTTCCAATCTAGCCACACTCCGCCGCACATCGGTCGGTCTATGCCTTTGTCGATGTAGTACATATCACATCCACACAGGTCTAGGTAGTAGTCGCAATTACTTACTCCTGCCCGAAAGCCTTGCAAGTATATTTTAGCTTTCTTATGCTCCTCAATCGTCTTGGAATTATTGACTGCTTCTACCAGTTCTATGTGCTTATTGCTTGCCATCATTTACTCCTTAATGTCGGACTAGCGGGTGAATCGAATAGTCCTAGAACATCCTGACTCAAACGGTTGGCCGCTATCTCACAATACTTCTCTTCAAGCTCAATGCCTATGGCTTGGCGGTTCAGATCCTTGGCGGCTCTGAGTGTTGTGCCGCTGCCCATGAAGGGGTCGAGGATTGAGAGGGGGTACTTCATGTGGCCCTCGGCGTATTCAATAGACCACTTGATTATTGCCAAGGGTTTCTGTGTAGGATGCACCGCCCCGTCGGAGGCAATGGCCGAACTGTTGAGAACCTTGCGCCGTAGTGCCTTGTCAAAGCTCGTCCATGCAAGCTCTCCGTCTGCCTGGTTAAGGTCTTGTCCTTTGTCCCAGAACAGCCACCCCATGGAAGGCTGCAGATAGTGGGCGAAATAATTGCCGCCCCATATAATCTGGTGGTCTGATTTTAGTCTCATCAAATCGAAACACATTAGCGGTGGTATTTCCTTATCCCACCCCAAGTCGTCATAGTGCTTGCGGTCATGTTTTGGGTTCTTGCATCTAGAACGCTTTTGCCCCGACTTCCCAATCCCATACGGCGGATCAGTCAAAACAAGATCAACCTTGTCAAGAGTCGGCAATACTTCCCGACAGTCCCCGTGGTAAATCGTAATCCCCGCCGCTTCATAATATGGTTTCATCGAATACTCCTGTACTCAACTGGCCGCCCTACGGATCTAGCCTGATCGACGCCCCACTCCATGCCGCCTGATATTCCAAGATCGGTATAAACCGCAGTAAGCTCTGCGTGGATCTCCCACTTTTTGCCAGCTTCCATACCTAGCTTGCGCTCATCCGGCTTGGTATCGTCTAAGATTCCCCGCTGAGTGTATATCAAATGACTGGCGTATGGTGCCTCACCGCGTAACAGGCTATCCCTCATGCACTCTCTGGCGTACTTCTCGTTCTCTTCCACATTCCCCGCATACGGACTCTCAATGCTGACTAATTTCATAATTCCCTCGATTCACTCTTTACTGTCGGACTAGCGGGTGAATCACTAGCACACATTCCACCAAACGCATCGCCAGAACAAATATCAAAACACGGCGTCACCATTCCCGAACACTGACCGTTAGTTGAATGTGGGCATTTGGCACAATCTTTATCCTTCGGTATGTCACCGTAAGCGTCTTCAATTTCTTTAAGGTACTGGTTGAAGGACTCTGTTAATTCCTCCGCAGTCATATCGAAAAGATGCTTTTTGATTTTGTCTGTTGAAGACATATCATTTACCTCCTAATGTCGGACTAGCGGGTGAATCTAGGATCTCGCACATCATTCCACATTCTGGCAGTATGATCTCGCAGTCACGGCCCCGATCGGGATCAAGCTCGTCGAGGAATACCCCGTTGATGCAAGACGCTCCGACCTCTCTCTCCATTCTTGCCCTTGCCCAGAACCAATCAGGGAAATCTACACGGCATTTATTCATGTATCCCATCCCGCCCTTTGTGCATACCCTACAATTTGCGTTTGGGTATCCCATATCATACATAGCGTGTCGCTTTATCCCTGCCCTGGCTAAAATCGCATGGGCTTCCGGTTTGTCGATACCATTCTCCAGCAAGGGGAATATATGTTCTTCATCTGGCATAGACTCATATCTAATTCTGTCAGCTCTTGTAGTTTCATTCGCATCCATTCCCCAAATATAGCGAAAGTTGCAAAAGAATCTGTTTTGGGCTTCCCATATTTGGCGTTCTCGTATCTTTAACAATCGAGTGCAAGCCGCACCGTGTGGGCCACGCACAAATGCGGCACCTTTACAGGCGTTATTAACGCTTCCGTAAGGTGACTTCTGAATCTCGATTTCCTTACCAAACCATTTTTGGCAGTCCATCACAAAGCGCATGGTATCTTCGTGGTGATCTTCTATGTCTTGAAATATGATATGGTCTATTTCGTCAATCATCATCTTCGTCGAGATTGCCGATGATGTTCCTCCGCTAAACCATGCTACCGTTATTGCTTTCATCTATTTACCTCCTATTGTCGGTTTGGGCTGAATCACTACACAAGGAGGGCAAAACCCGAACTCGCCATGGCTCACATCGCACTCCTCAGTGTGTTCGTGTGGTTCACAATGGAATCCCCCCGCCTTACCATCACCGCATACATCATCGTTTGGGCATCTCACCTTCACTTATTCACCCCCTCTCCTGTCGTTACCACTCTTTTATCATCAGCGGATGTTCGTTGACATGGTATGGATGAAGGCATACAGCCGTCATCTCGCTCAACCTCCCGCCAAGTTCGGCCCTTAGTGCTTCCCTGAAAGCATCGTGTATCTGAGTCTCGTCATACGAAAGCCATTTTATGGCCTCCGTGCTATACCACTTGCCTGACGGTTTGAAGAAATCAACTCTTACCATCCTTGGGTTGTCATCGTATCCCATTATTCAACTCCTCTATTTATTCAGTGCGTTTACTGTCGTTACCGCTCGGATCGCATCCATAAATGGACACGCATCAGGAATGATATCTATATGGTGTGACTGGCCTACGAGATTGCATGACACACAGGGGTACGGCTGAGTCTCCGAGTCTAAGGAGTAGTCCCACTCTATGTAGTGATCACACCCCTTCTTGCGGCATATATCATCGTACATCATTCACCCCTCCTGTTGTCGGTTTGCGGTATTTGCAATATCAATCATCTTCCCTGTCACATCTGCCTTGGTGATTGGGATGGTTCTAATATATCCCCTTCCTTGGTCTACGCACTCGACCAACAGGAATACACAAGTTGCCTTGCTCATCCCAGTAGAGACTTCCCTGCTCTCGACGTAATATTCTGGCTTTGGGCAATCCCATTGACTGAGTTGCTTCCATTCGTACTTCATTTGTCCATCCTCATTGTCTCTCTTCTCAACCCACTGTTTAAGATCTGGACAGCAGCAAGAAGTGGTTGATTTTTCACATCCCCAACAAGGGCTATATGTCTCCGCTTTAGCCATGAGTATTCACCCCCTTATCTGTCGGTTTGGGGTAATTGGGGTCGCAGATATGCCAGTGATCAATGCCCGAAGCGCCACAACCACAGCTTTCGTCTGCCGCCCATTCCATCCGCTTACCAATGGAACAGCCGTAATAATCTTCTGTCCCACAAGGTGCTAAATCTTCCTTTAGGCATCCACATGGCCCCTCTGAACAATACAAACCATCCATGCCTTGTCGTTCTATCTCTCCTACAATCAGTTGCTTGATGTTCACTGATTCACCCCCTTATCTGTCGGAACCAATCCGATCAGTCTATCTCGCCGTTTAAAAGAAGAATCTCCAACGGTGACGCCTCATAGATAATGTCACAAATATCTCTTATAATATCAGACTTGTCCATTCCATCCTCCGTACTGTAGTGAATGAAATTAGTCATCGCTGCCTCTAGCTTAGATCGGGCATTCATCCTCGCCTCTTGTCCGTAACCCCTGGGCTAGATCTGCATCCACCATCGAATGCGAATGGGAATAGGGATAATAGTGGAGCAGTTCGAATAGTGTCACATCATCTGCCAAGAAGTCCCACCACACCACACAAGCCACCCATCCCCTCAGAGGTTGCCTTAGCATCTTAAATGCATCCTTCCACTCCACCCCGAATTGCCACTTGCTCATGCCCTCTTTCTGCTTCTTGTACCATGCCAAACATTCTGGACACCACGGATCGCTCTGGGGCTTCTCTGCAAGACTGATGTATGTGATCGGTTTCCCACACGGCCCACACACTGCATTGTGTCTGAATCGTTCTTTGTTCATTTTCTTCATTGCTATCGCTTCTCCTTGATCTTTCTTTTTCAGAATAGCCCTATCTGGCAATCATCTTCCGCTTCGGCTGTCGGCATCTCTTCCATCCACCATTTCCACAGATCGTTGCCAGATGTAATATATGACCCATCAGACCTTTGGCAATCAAACCACCGCGGCTTGCCATCATTCCTTGGCACACCATGCCATTTGTCATAAAACCGCGTTATCGCTCTTTTCCATGCCGCCTCATATTTTGGCCACCTTGCGAACTCTTCATATCTTTGCTTATCAGCCATTGGGCATCCAATACATCCCAACCGGGTGAAGCCTTCATCGTACAGAGAACAATATGGCACATTATGCTTTTTGTGGTATTGCCAGATATCATCGTCCGACCAGAATAGGATTGGATTTAGCACCCATGAAATCTGCTCCCCGGCTCCATTGTTTTTGTTGAATGGAGTCCAGATCTTCCATCTCGACTTTCTTCTTGCCGACTCTGCTGCCCGAACACCAAACACCTTCACCATCTCCATGCCCGCCGATTCTTTGTATTTAGCACAGCACCATCGAGCAATTCTCGTAGGTGGGCCATAATAACCTTCGGCCATAAATTTAAGCATTGGCACTTTCGGCTTATGCTCCACAGTTTCCTTATGGAACTTCCGCCCGAAATGTATCAGCTCTGGCGCATCCAGCGTTGTTAGGTTGTGGTGAGCCAAGAACTTCACCCCAGACCTTTTAGCCAAGTCCAATATTGTATCACTATCCTTGCCATAGCTATCGCAGAGGTAATAGCCATTGATAGGATCTCTCCTCAATGCCTCTGGCTCATAGTTCTGGAAGTTGGCAATGGCTTTCGCTTCTTTCTCTTCAAGGCTTAAACCCATGCCCATCATAAATAGTTGCTCGTCCATTTTTACTTCTCCCTAATCGGCACGACTACTGCCTTGCGTTTTCTCTGCTGTCCTAGTTCATGCTTCACGAAATAGCCACCTAGCGATGGGACTCTATTCTCGATGAATCGAGCCATGTGAGGAGTGAAGGCATTTAACATTGCATAGCCATGCACTCTTCCGACCTTCACACCTTCCATTGCTTTCTCTTGGATCAGATCCACCAGATCCGCCCGTGTCATTTCCCATATGAGACGGATGCTCCGATTCTTTTGCTCCCTCTGAAATCTCAGAGCATAGCGAATACAACAATTCGCCACCCATCCCCCCCCTTCTGTATGCACCCAATCCTCAAATTTCTGGGCGATGGTTTTCTCATATAGTTCATATTGTGTCTCTTCCGACATCACGCACCTACTTTCATTGTTTCCTGGTATTCTTGGACTTGGGATCTTTCTTCCATCCCTCGATGAGTTCCTTCATCTCGTCATGCTGTTCCTTCCCTAACACCTTCTGCACTTTCGCATAGAGCTTGGCGACCTTCTCCGGCTGCTTCCGTGTTTCACACAGCCAGATCGTATCCGCATACTCTTTGAACATCACACAAGCACTTGGCTCCGCTTTGGGTTGGGGCCTATTCCCTCCCCCCCCCAACTTCTGGTTGCCACCCCACATCCCGTGGACAGAGTTCAATGCAGACTTCTTTGCATCTTCCACCATCCTGGGAATGTAGTATGCTCCTGTGTCTTCGTCCTGTGCGATCCGGTTTGCCTTCAACAGATTGTCCCGACTCTTTCTCCATAGCTGATATGGATAGTGCCGCGTCCTCTGTATTTCCAGATCTCCGAGTGGTTGCCCACCATTGGAGATGTATCCGTAAGGTTCACCGAAATGTGCAAGGCTCATTAGGTCAATCAGCACTCCCCGATCCGTGGGAGAACAACATGATAGATGTGGATCACTTAGCCATGTGAGGCATTCAAACTTCATCCACGGTCTATCCTTCGCCATTTCACACCTTCTCCACTTTCGTGATCCGAGGATAGACTGATCTCCGGGCCTTCATCTCCGGCATCACCTGTTCCCCAATCTTCACTTCCACATTATGACCTGGGAGCATGATCGTCTTCATATCCCCGACTTCCATACCTTCACAGATCACCTTCATGTGCTTCTTCAATTTCTGATCTGCTGATCGGTAGGCTGCTGCCTGTTCCTTCACTTCCGAATACTCCTTGCACAGAGCTTCCATCTCATTGTCGCCTAGCAGATTCTCGACACCACTTAGCTGTGCCATGTCGGGGATACAGACCCCCAAGAAGCCACACGTTCCGCAGACGGTTGATGTCCAATCCAATCGCTTGGGCAATGCCTTCTCCCTCCCGGTATCAGACCTTGATGCTTTATACTTCCTGGCTGCTGACTTCACGACCACGGCCTTGGCGATCAATGCATCGGTATAGGCTTTGTCGTGCCTGATATCGATGAGCTTGAATCCCCCCGATTGCTTACTGCACAGAATGAAAACTCCATGCTCTGTCTCGGTTAGCCTCATATAGATCTGCAACTGTCCGGGGTACTTCCTCAGATATACGGCAGTCGCATTCCGCATGTCATCCTCGCAGTTTATCTTCCTATAATTGGCATCGGCCAATCCTTTGACCTCTCCCGGCACATATAGTGATCGCTTCCCGACTCTCCCGATCTTCAATACGCAATCGAGTCTCCCGGTGATCCCATATTCATTCTCCGGCAATGACACTTCCGCTTGCTGCACTTCTATGTGCCGTGTTGCAGGAGATCCATCTAAGGCATCCTCCAAAACCCGGAGGGCTCGCTTGCCATGCAGATTCCCCAGATCGAACAATGCCCCATGGTACGATTCAAACTTCTTTTGTATCCTCCACTCCGTCTGCCGATAGACCAGGAAACGGGCACACGGATGCCCGATCTCTGATGCCCATGTGTTATTGACCGGGTAGACATTCTCCACCCGCCTCTGGAAGTGCTGATCTATTGCACCCTCGATGATTTCTTTCAGGATCATTTGCCATCTCCTTCTGGCCCTTCACCGAGAGGAACATTGTCATCATCGATCCCTGCACTCTTCTGCCATTCGGTATAAACCGCGAGCACTCCCTTCAACGTGATTCCCAATCCCTTTGCAGAGATCCGGGCGATGCTATCCCATCCCCTCCATGTCTCTGTCGTCGTGATCACCTTCAACAGATCATCGATAGAGTTGAATGGCTTGCCTGTCTCTGGATGCTTCAATCCATTGGCAAACATCTCTCGGCACATCTTCTCAATCTCTGCCCTCACATCTCCATCCTCTTCCGTGTCCGTGCTTCCGCCCTTGCTCCCGGCATTTGACCTTCCCTGATATCCTTCGCACTTGGTCATATCCATCCCGGCCTCTTCACACTCCTCTAAGGTTAGACGACCAAGGCCACAGGCTGTGAATACGCATTTCTTGAAACACTCTGTCTGAGCAGCTTGCCTGACATCCTGTTCATTCACTTCATCCAATGGCTTCCACCCATCTTGATCCTTGCCAAAGAAAGAATCTCTGGAAGAGAACATCCCCGATGCCTCGACTGCATCACCATAGCCAAATGGAGGCGTGTACCGACCATAGGCTTCGTAGTAATAATATTTCCCATGACCATCTTCCTGATCAATTCGCCTCACGATGGGGATGCCTTCATTGTCTTTGATGTAAGCAAATGTCCCGCCGAACATTCGATATAGCTTCTTTGCCAGATTCCCATTCCTGCATGGCTGACCTTGCACAATGTTTAGATCTGTCCTGGGGTCTGTTCTTGTGTTGATCAGTTTCGTCATGCGATCGACAGCTTCGATCCTCTGTAAAAGCTGCTCCTCCATCATTACGATCTGCGATGTGCCACTATCTGTCTTGGTGACTTCTTTCGTTTCGTTTTCGCTGGTCATCTCTTCACCTTCTCCTTCTTGAGTTTCTTGTGCTTGTCTCGGATCATCTCTTCAATGGCTTCGCTGATGTTCCCTTCGTGCTTCGCCTTTGCTATCTCGATTGCCATCTTCCTGGCTTCCGGCCTGATGGTACAATTCAGCCTCTCCATCACTGACACTGTTCGCTTCACTTCATCCACCTTTCACATTATGCCGAGCATGGTACTGCTCGATCTTCTTCTTTAATTCTCCCATATCAAAACCATGTTTCAGATGGCACTCGGCAATTGCCACTTGGTACAATCTGTTTACTCCCTCCACTATTTCCTTCTTGGCTTTCTCCCTGATCAATGCGATCCGATACTTCTGCACCTGCTTCTTCAAGTCTTCAATTTCGCTCATGTCTCTCCTTCATACGTTGAACCGTTTTCTCGCACTATCGAATCCATCTGCAATCTTATCTGGCCCTGTCCCGAACATCCTTTCGCTTGCACTTAACAGCCCTAGAAAATAATCGTGCATATGCTCGACATCCCACTTCTCTGGCAACTCTGGCGGGGTCTTGTTGACATCCTTTCCTCTTCCACCTGCATTGTTGACTTGCCCGCTCTTCTTTTTGCCCGACCTTATCACTTCAAACTCTTGCCGTGGAGTAGTCCGGGTGATCTCCTTACAGATCGAATGGATTGCAGGTTCCTCTCGGAAGATGATCCAATTCATCCAAGCCATTGTGACATTCGGATTCGCCCTGATCCTATTCTTGTCGCTCTCGATGATCTTCTGGTGGGCAAGCAGAGCATGGTAGTACCACGCATTTTGTTTGCTGATCCCCGTGTTCTCAAATACGAATCCCGCAGCCCTCGATGCTGCATTCTGGATTTGCCCTCTCTCTCCCACCCATTCACTCTTTTTCAGGAATTCATCTTCCACCATCTTCCCGGCATCCAACATCCCCGCCACACATCCGCGCTCTAGCCCCACCATTACGGCGAGAAGCTGTTTCCTATTTTCGTTCACCCTTTCACCCTCCCTCTTAGCTCTCACCCCATATACGGCCATCTGGCATCTCTAGGCCATCCTCTGTGGTTCCTATCTTGCGGAACTCTTCCGGCCCCACTGACACCTTCACCTGCTTTGTCCCCGACAAGGCCACAAGCAATGTCACCGTCCCATCATCTTCGGCCTTCTGATTCTGGACGATGTATTTCTTCCCCTCCCTCAACTCATCCCTTTCTGCCGCACCGATTTCTCCCATGGTATCCATCTCGATCAACTGCTTCTTGGTTAGATAAAAACTCGTCATACTTCTCCTCTCAATATCCCTAGATCAGCCTTTTGTGTTTCCGATCATTCGGCTGGCGGGAGCAATCCCATGACAGATCGTTGATGTTCCCCAACTTCCTCTGGGTGGCGGCATCTTCCTTCTCCTTCTCCTTCTCATTCCTCCTTGCTCTCTCCGCCGATTTGATCGCCAACTTCAATGGGTCGGTTCCCCAATCTTGGAAGAGTTCGCACGCTTGATCTCCCTTCCTCAATATCTTGATTTGGTTCTCCCGATTATTCGCGATGGCCATCATCAATAACTGGCATTTCTTATAGACCTTTTCTCCATTTCGGTGTCTCCTGTGTTTACATTCTTTGCAGAAGGCACCCTTCGGACCACTCCCAGGTTTAGCGGGATGGGCATAATCGATCTGCCCAATCCCGCCTTGCCCCCAATACCGTACAATGGACTTCTGAGCCGCCTTGTATTCCTCATCAGAAAATCCATATTTCCTTCGTATCGATGGCATCAGACTTTCATCCTGATTGTCCGACCATACGGGGCCACCACATCTTCTGTCACTAGCCAGATCACAGGACTGCCCGGATCTTCTTGCCATCCATCACAATGCCCGCCATCGGTTAGGATCACCGACACCACTGGTCGCTCTCTCCTGATCTTGTCGATGATGGGCTTGAACTTCGTTCCCCCTCTTCCCTTCCATGTCCAATCGTTAATCTTGATTGGGCAATCCTTCATCTGGAATTTGCTTTCCTCTCGTATCTCTGTATCGAACATCACGACATCTAGCAGAGAGGATGGGAACTCCATGATCACCTTTTCCATCTCCTTCAATACTAGGTTGCATTCGTCCTGAGACATACTCCCAGAGGTATCGGTGGCGAATAGTGCCGACTCCAATGTGCGTTGCAGATTGGAAGGCATGATCACTCCCTTCAAGTACGAGAATCGACGGCTTGGCCTTCGGTAGCTGAAACCACCACGGGCAAACGATGTGAGCATCGGCCTCAACGCTTGCTCCCATGGCACTTGTGCCACCTTGAGCTTCTCTGTAATCGCTTCTTCCATCCATCCGGGCATCTTTCCTGCACCCTTGGCTTCCACCATCGCACCTGCCACCATCTGCTCCCAATTCTTTTCTGCCTCTTGCCTTCCCTCTTCACTCTGATCTTCCGGCGCCATCACTGTTCCGAATGGTGTGGTCTGTCCACGGTCTATCTTATCGGGATCTCGATTGGATATTCCGTCCATTCCACTTCCATCTTTTCCATCGCTTTGAGCTTGTCCGGTACTGCCTCCCTGATCGCCATCACTAGGGGATCGTCCGTGATCTCCATCATTCCCGCCATTCGTACTATCACTCCCCCCTTTTCCATTTTCTCCGACTGCCTCATTGCCCCGATTGTTATCAGAGGGCGAACCATCGCTATCAGATCCTTGATCCCCTTGTGCCTTCTGAATCTGACCATCTTGTGATGGCCCTTGATCTCGATCACCGCCATCACTTCCAGACCTATTGCATTTATCATCTTCTTTTTTGATCCTGGCATAGTATGTCTCCGCATTCTTTCCTTTTTCGTAATCGGCCCATTCACCCTTCCCTGCGAATGTCCCTTCCTCTGGGCAATCCTTGTCCGAATCGAGATGCGAGTTGATTGCCATGTCTCCTGCAATATTCCACATCTCTTTCTGGCGACTCTTCCCTTCCTTCACAGCCTTCACCACTCCGAGATCCAACACCGACAACTCTGTAGAGCGCAGATGATGACCTAGCCCAACGTGCATGGCTTCATGCGTCAGAATCACTCTGACATTGCCCGGTGTCAGTGTCTCGACAAAGGAAGGGCTATAAAAGACCTTCGACCCATTCGTGCCAAAGGTTCCCACCCTCTCCTCCTCCACGATCTCCATCTTCAACAGGAGCGAGGCAAAGAAAGGTTCTTCACGCATTAATGCGATCAAGGCCTTTTTGATTTTCAACTCTGGTGTCAATTTCTTCATTTCGTATTCTCCGATTTCGTTCTGCCGACAGGATCGCCAACTTCAATGGATCTGTTTCCTCTTCTCGGAACTTTATGCATGCCGAATCCATCACACCATTCTTTTGACCACATTGAGAATAGTGCATGCACTTGTTACGCATAATGCTCAGGAAATAACATTCTCCACAGTATGCCCCATTCCATTGCCATGACATCACTTGAACATATTTCCCAGGTCGCCGCTTGTTGTCTGTCCGACAGTCACACCGATCCCGCTTTTCGTGATTGCAGTCTCAGCCACAGACGGTTTGCCCGATGCAGTAAGGCCTTTCTCTATCCTCAATGCTGCGCTCTTGACCTGCTCCCTTGTGGCTGTCTTCTCCCTGATCTCCGTCAGATCCACCCCGGCGATCTCTTCTCTCATACCATCAATCGCCTTGCTGATCTCTTCATTGCCCGTGATGTTCAATGCGGGTAGGGTGTCGACTAACCTCTGCACGGTTCCCCATAAGCCCTTGTACTTGGCTCCCTTGCCTGGGCGATCCATTCTCTCTGCAACCGATATCATGGTCGCTCTGATCGTATCCACGACTTGATCCACTGCACCCTTGATCTGGACTGCATATTTGTCGCTTACTTCCTTCTGGATCTCCTCTATGGCATCACCCATCAAACCATTGATGCGGATATCTCCGGGGTTCTGTACCGATGATCGGAAAACATCGACATCGAACTTGTCGGCAAGATTCTCCCTATTAGGAAATCTCTGCTCGTCAAACAGACCACCGAGCCGGGCTTGTGCATCGACTCTCACCTGATCATAGTTATCGAGCAACTTCTGCACCGGCCTCTCCCATACACTCGACACCAACTTTGCGATGCCATCCATCAACTTCTGATATTCCGATGCAGGAACAATCCTGTAACCACCATCGAGCCACGGTAGCGTGTTCTCGTACCAGAATTTACGGATGACACTACGGGCATGACGGATGGGACCTGCATACTCCTCTGCCAGATTCTTCACACTGGCATCCACTGATCCCATCTCTGCACCAGATGTGTTCTCTGCATCCCTAGCGGCCTTGTCGCTCCGCACGGTTCCGAGATAGGCTCTCACCGTTACCTTGATCAGCACCATGTCTTTGATTAACGATATATCGGTTGTCATTGTTCTCTTCCTTCTTTTCGTATTGGGTTCGATCTCTTCGGCCAGCAGGACCGAGGACTATGATTCTTGATTTGAGCATTGGGGTGATAGAAAACATCGCTTCTCCCTTAATCCCGCCATGACAGCCAGCACCAACGGATCATCCTCCATTTCTGCAAACTTCTCACATGCTGGTGTTGATCCATAATGATATCGGCTATTCGGCATCTCCCTATGACAGCAAGAGGGATCAAACCCCCGGCTGTCATAGCTCTGACACTCTCTGCAGACTGCTCCCTTCGGAGGCTGCTCCATCACATGATGATCATCTTGTGTTCTTCCGCCCATTTCATGTAATCCTTCGTTGTGTGGATTCTGGGACACTTCCCGCCGAGCTTCCTCAATACGAATGCGGTGAACTCTTCCGGCATCCTCGCGGCATACTGCACAACCGCTTTCGCTGTCTCCTGATCTTCATCCCCACTCACCTTAGACACTAGGGCCAAACCGATTGCATAGAGAACCGACTGATCTGTTGGCATCTGCGCTTTCTCTGGGTTAGCGATGATGTCATCGACATCCGGGCATTTGTCCACCATCTCTTTGTATGCCATCATCTCGATTGCTACAGCCTTCCCGACCACACCCGCCAAACACAATGGCAAGATATCATCTGTTCGGAAGCTGGCTTCATCGGCGGCATCCATGATCTTGCTCGCCATGGCTATCGTGCGGGGATTAGGAAGTGCCAACTCTTCAAAATCCTCTTTGGCTTCTAGCAACTCCGGGCGGAACTTTACGAATCCCCGTGTTGCAGTATTGATCTCATTATTCTCCGCCCATTCATCCCATCCATCCAGATTGCCTGTTGCATGGGTTGATACAAAGATGCTGCACACCCGAGTCCTTGCGGCCTCAGACAACGGGGTGGTATACATATCGCTTGCCCCATTCATCGTCATAATCGTGTAGGCATTCGGACTGATCACATTCCCGTGGATATTCCCGCCGAGAAGAATCTGCAGGAATGTGTTTTGCACATCCGGCTTCGCTCGATCAAATTCGTCCACGATCATCACACCTTTGTCTTGACAATTGAATGGCAAGAAGGTCGGGGCCAGATGAGCCAGCTTGCCGTCCTGCGGGTACGGCACACCGAAGTCACTTGGCTCCATCACCGATGGTAGAATCTTCCACTGGTGATAAGTCTCTTCACTATTGCCATCCAGTTCCTTTATGAACTCCTCTGCCTCGCTAGTCTTTCCGGTTCCTACTGATCCGACAACGCAGGTTGGTATCCAGGCCATCCAGTTGAGTGCGAATATTCTCTTTAGCTGATCGATTGCTGCGAACATTACTTTGCCATTTGTCATTGTTTTGATTCCTTTTTTGGGATCTATCTGAGCCAAGGGGATTCCCCCTTGTCCTGTCGTGTTTCCTACTATTGCTTGGTAGACGAGTGCCTGCATCTTCTTCGCAGCATTCCCATTCATCGCTGCCATTACTTTCGATGTATTCATCGACTCTGCACGATGGTTATCTGGAACTCCTTTTCCCCGACTCTCAGCACCAGACCTTTGTTATTGGTCATCACGCCATGCTCTTCAAATGTGTCCACATCAATTCTCTTGTCAAGGTATCCCTCTTCTTCATAAGTTTGGATTGCCTCTTGCAACATATCTCTGATCTCTGTTTCGTTCATTGCCTTCTCCAATTTTCCACGCACTTGATTTCTTCAACTCTTCCGAAGTTGGTTTCTTGATGATCAGACCGCATCTCCTTCCACTACCGAGAACTCGACCTTGAAAAAACTATCCTTAGGCCAGGCATTCCAGTTGTCACTCGACTCCGTGATGATCACTGTGAACCCTATCGCTTTCAGCTTATCAGTAATTGCAACCTCTAACTTCGTGGTGTCCATTCCATGCCGATAGAAATAACCCCTTTTCCCGATGTACTTATCTCCCCTTCTCCTGACTGTCACTATCCCACATAGAGCTTCGTTAATCTTACGAGTTATTGCTGCTTTCGTCATGCTGTCACCTTTTCCATTTTCGCCTGGGCTGCGATTGTTCTCTCGATGGCCTTCTTCGTTTCCTTGGCATCATCCAGATCATCCGTGTAATAGGTTTCTTCCTCTCTCACTTTCAAATTTCTCACTGTTCGAACTTCATACTCGCCAAACTCATTCTTGCGGATTCGTACTTTGATCATATCTCTCTCCGGTTGGTTTCGTTTCGATTGGTTAGTCTTGAATTAGAAATTGGTAGAAGATTCTCAGGGACAGTGTTTTCGCTTAATCCCTCGTCTTAACATCCCACGACTTGCGGGTGTTCTTCACAGACTCACATGATGGATCTTGGTTCGGAGAGCCGGGTCGCCGCCCCGCAGGTTTTGCGGTTTGTCCCTCTCACTCTCTCCATCATTCTTTGGTGTACCCACGGAGTCTTGCGACTTCGTTACTTCACTGGGGTATAATCACTCTTGTAATGGTGGCGAACCATAGCTGCGCCCGGTGTCCCTCTTTCACTATTTGTTATCTTGAACATGGCCCACATAATATCGGCTAATGATACTATGTCAAACCGGCTATAGTGAGTGGGATCGTGGTACAGAATTGATATGCTTGCCGGACTGATCGAGATCGATGTGAAAATAAATGGAACTTTTTTCAGAGATCAGACAGATCGAGAGGCATATTTCTCGAAATTTGGAATGATGGTGCTTTCCTTCAATCCTCCCCGACCTGCCCTCACGGAGATCCTCAGAGGGTGCGGACCGTAGGCTGCATAGAGTTTTTTGATCAATCGATATCGTGCAGTTTCAATTCCTTTGGCTTCATGCGCCCATGTAACTCCATCCTCTTCATATGTGAAATCAACACACCATGGAATTGGTATCGCGGTTGTCAGATCTATCGACACCTGGAAGCGGAGATCACTGATCTCCCCGGCATGAAGCCGGGCGCATAATCCTGTTGCAACATCTCTCTCTAGCTTCGACGGAAATGATCTCCCCATGATCTCAGGAAAGAGTCCACCTTCACAGGCAACAGAATTGTATTTCTGTTTCTTGGCTTCCTTCTTGAACTTCTTTCGGGTTTTGTCTTTCCGATAATCCCCAAGCTGTTCTGCTGTCCATCTTGATCCTCTAGCCATTACACTCCTGCGATTGGTACGGTGATCACCGGGTTGATATCAAATGTCTTTTCTTGGGTCGATGAGTGGCTTCGTTCATTCCTGTCGATCTTCACGAATTTGTCTCCCCACTTCTTCTGCAACATCTTGATCTGTCCTAACTCCTTCTCGACATTCCGATATGTTGCACACCCTCCCTGTTGTTCGGCTCCCTTCTTCTCATAAAAGAATTTGTTGAACCTCAGAATATGGCGATGCACATTCAACTGTTGAAGGGTCATGTCATAGTCTTCCTTCAAGCTGAATCTTTCATCGTAGATCAACTCATTCCCTTTGAGGAAACATGAGAACGATGCAGAGACATATGACAACGTGGAAAAGGGTGTGTACTCTCGATAACATTGTGGATCTGGATTCACATTGATCCCCCACAAAAACACCCCCCAATCCTTTGCCAATCGTGTCCCTCTTTCGATGAAGGCCTGGATCTCTTTTTCTCCGGCGAATCTCTTACGCTCTCTAGCTTCCCAATATCCCACGTGGGACATATCATCATCGACCATCAGCATGGCATCCAGACCCTTTGCCAACTCTGCGAGCATGATATGATTTCTCACCTTCGCAATGTTTCCTCTGATCTTATCCGGCAAGACCAGGATCTGCATCTTGGGATGAGCTTTCCGATACTCCTTCTCTTCAAATTTATGCACCCAATAATTCGCAGATGGTAATAGCCCAAAGGTATCGACCATTCCTGCTCTCTTATAGGTTGGCACATTGATGGAGATCTTCATCCCTCTCCTCCATTGGCGATAGCATTGATGGCCTTCGCTCCATCAAGGACTCTCCCGATCCCCTGCTTCTCATAACCTGGGCGGGAGGAAAGAGCCTTCACGGTCTTGAGTCCGAATATCGTTTGTGCCTGTAGCCAATCGATATCGTTATTGAACACCAAGACAACGTATTGCTGGCACTCCATGAGTTCTTGAGTGAATTCGACTTCCGGCTTGTCCTCGATATGACGGTTCTCCGTCATCATCTCCTCGATCTCCTCGGTGAAGTATCCTGTCAGATCGAGATCCAGTGTCCCGGTGTCCATGACTTCAAACAGATCTTTCAGCATCGAGGTATCAAGCTCGGCCAATTCTGCGATCCGATTATCAGCAATCATGTCTGCGTACTCTTCCTCCTCACTGGCATATGCTTGGAGATCCACCGGCACCTTCTCGACATTGAGCATCTTTGCCGCTTCCAGACGGCCATGGCCCTTGACGATCATTCCCGAGCGACTGCTGATCACTATGGGGTTCCTCCATCCCTGATCCCGGATGATCTTTGCCAACAGAGCAATCTGTTTATCAGGATGCCTATTCGGGTTCCTGGGGTTGGGCATCACATCTGCGATGTCTCTGATCTCATGGAATGAGCAGAATACATCAATGCCACTGGCCTGTGGTATGACATTTCCCGGGGGATTCCCCTTCTTTTTCACCCTCGACTTCTTGGCGGTTGCTTTCTTCTTTGTGGTCTTTTTCTTCGTTACTTTCTTCTTAATGGCCATGCCAACACTCTCTTTCTTTTCTCTTATTCTTTTCTACCTTAAGCCAAGGGCCAAGCCACCCCTTAAGCCTTCACCGACAAAACACCCTGCAAACATTGAACTGTTGCCAAATCATGCCCACCCCACTGGCCCCTGCTGGCTCTGGTGGCTGCGACCTCCATGCGACCTCCATGCGGCATAGCTGCGACCTCCATGCGACCTGTATGCCCTTGAGGAAATCACTTTTTCCTATGTCTCTTGATGTCAACCTTCCTCCTCACGAATGAATCCGGCTTCTTTTTCTTCTCTTGGGCTTTCTTCGCCTTTGCCTTCGCCATATCGACGGCCTGTTGAGCCACACCGGGCAGCACCGGGCTCTCCTCACTCAACTGGAATAGGTTGAAAGCATGACCCATACAGAGGGCATACACTAGGCAATCGAGATAATGGTTGGCATCGAACCCGGCTCTCTTCGCCCATCTCCTCTTGAGTTCCCCGGTCCCCCTGGCACGTTCCCTGATTTCATGCTCTGATTGGATATGCCTTTCAAAGATAGCATCCCGATCTTGCGGAAGGTGGAAGAGGAGGGGGGCTTCCTGATCCTCTCTCAGCCCTGTCTCGACATTCACGTGCAACCGACCATACAAAAACTGCTTCCAATAGATTGTGTTCACTCTGTACCCGACCAGGGAACCGAGCAAGGCCTTGCCACTATGATCCCGATCCAAGGCGGTGGCCCTCCACGGAACCTGTCCGACCTGCTGCGGGTCTTTTATCTTATCCTCTCCTCTCACAGCCTTCATCACCGGGTTTGCTCTGCAGAGAGCCACGATCTCTTCCCGGCGATATCGAGAGTCAATGCCCCCGATACTTATGGAGATCTTCATTCCAACAGGATGGTCCCAGGTGGTCGACTTGATCAATTCAAATAAATCGGCCGGTTGTGACACCACTCCCCAATCGATGACATAGATATTCGACCCTGCTCCGACTCCGAGGATCGTGTAATGGGTCTGGTGTTCACCGACATCTGCACCACAGACCAACACCTTGACATCGGCGGGGATCTGGTTTCTCCGGTATCCTGTGATCACCGATTCAATGGACTTCTCTGTGACCAGAGTTTGCCCACTCTGTTCAAAGCCATAGGGCATCGCCAGCCAATCATTCACAAACCGCTTCATCACTTCCGGGTCTTGAGTGATCTTTGCTCGCAGATATTGGGCTGCTATCGCACCGAATCGGCAAGAATCCCATGGGGCATAGATACTCGACATATGACAGGCCACCCATTTGCCGCCAGGATTCTCACTCCTCCATTCGGCATTTGGCGGTTGGATCATCGTCAACTTGTCGCCATCGGTGATCGTGCCTCCACATTTCTGGCACTCATACCATCCCCGACCATCCAGATCAGAGATTGCACAATCCTTGTCCCATCGGATTCCCTCAAATTCAAAGCGAATCCACTTCTTGCATTTGGGGCATTTGACCTCATAGAAGTAAACAGCCGTTGATCCATTGGTTTTCCAGTTGTAGGTCTGCCATAACTCCTGCCCATGGAACTCATCACTCTTCGGGACAAGGCCAAGGGTCTGCCACATCGGATCGTCCTGCCTCTCCGGGGTAGACACTTCCACGATCTTATGGTTCCAGAAAGTCTTGGTCCGTTCGTCTGCTGCCCTCGATGCTCCGGGTGTGAAGGCACTCTTTTCATCTTTGAACAGATATTTGATGGGATGGGACCTAACACTGACCGACGATCCCGACCATCCGAAGCGGACCGTCATGGCATCGAGTGTGTAAGAGAGCAATTGCAAATCATCTGTGCTCTTAGTCATGTGCTTCCTGAGAGCCGGGCAATCCATCAGTAGGGGCTGCAACCGATCCTTGCTCACTGCAGTCGCCATATCAATGGTCGGGTAAACGATAAGGGTTGGCCCTGGCGCATAATCCACGATGTAACCCATACAACAGAAGATCATGGTCGTCTTGCCTGACTGCGTACCCCAACACAAAGACACTCTCCGCACATTAGGATCAGAAAAGAATTTGAGTGGTCCCCGGAGATAGGGTGTCACCGACAGACGGAGTGGCCCGGCGATCATCGAATTGCGCTCAGACAATACGAGATTGGCTTCTGCCCATTCATCTGCATCCAGTTTCTCTGGTGGGCGGATCGCTCCCATGATTCCAGCGAGAGGGCTTGCCTCAATTTTCGTTAGCATCAACATCGATTTGCTCTGGTAATCCTCCACTCAACATGAGGAGGATATCTCTTGCCTTTTCATCAATCACTTGACGGACTGCTTCCACATCATCCGGGGACTTCATATGCTGCCGGACAATGGGAGCAACATCGGCCCCGATAGACATTACTGAGTTTTGGAAGGCTGTCCCGATCCGTGTCCACAAAGTCCGGACGATATCGGCATCGATGAGCTTCCCTCTTGTCACCTGATATTTGTCCACGGCTTCGGATAGCTTCTGCACCAAGGACACTTCTTTGATGTAGAGTCTCTGCAATCTCTCGGCATCATCGGTGTCGCCATCCCTCTTCCTCTGCATGATCAAGGTTGCTGTGGTATATTCCGCAAGTTTGGCTCTCTCATAGGTTCCGAGCAATCCGGGCCGGTTGGCAAGATCCTTGTCGATATCGAAGCCACTGGTGTCATCTTTTCGAGAGGAGACAGAGGGCGGTGCCGGGGTAGGACGATTCTGATCCGCAAGATTCTTCATGCCCTTCGATACATGGCCTTTGATGGATAGCCACTTGATGCATTCCTCTTGATTGAATTGGTAGCGAGGTTTTCCCCCTCCCTTCTTTGCCTTGACCTTCCGGGAGGGCATTCCTTTCCCGGCAAGTGTTCGAACCCATTTGGTCGACCACCCATGCCACTTGGCAAACTCTGTTAAGCTGATCCATTCAGCCATTTGCTACCCCTCCTCCTCACCTGATCCACTGTCAATGGGAACAGGAACAGTAAAAAATAATTCTTACACAGGACCGAGCACCGAAACACGATACAGAAAGAC